AAAATCCGAATGTAACTCCCAATCAAATATATGCAGATAAGAGATATATTCAGGACTATCAAAATTTCTTAAATAGAAATAAAAGAAGAAGGTAATAAAATTGATAAATAAAAAATCAGATTTTTTAGCCAGCGCGGCGTCTTTCATTCCAGTATTGGGGGGATCAATAGAGAAGAGTGGCAACGATCAATCAATTACAGGAAGTCAAAGCACTCCTGGATTTTTAGGTCAATTAACAAAGGAAATAGTATTAGATCCACCTGTAGACGCTGTAAAAGATTTATCGTCATCAGCAAACCTAGCATATTCTGGTGATCATGCTGGCGCTGGAGGTAAGTTTCTTTCTGGAGTTGGCAACGCTTTATTGACGGGATCTTCATTTGTCCCTGCTCTTGGGGTGGCAGGAAAGGGAATTAGGCTATTAAGTAAAATTACCGGAGCTGGTGCAAAAGCCTTAAAATTGACTAATGCCGCAAGTAAGATTAATAGAGCTGGAGCTGTTTCTTCAAAGTTTTTAAGGGCACCAAAAGCAATTCTGGGAAAGACCCCAGTATTGGGAGTATTAACGGGAAACAAAAATATATTTAAATATACAAAGCCCCAAGCTGGTCAAAAATTTTTACAACCATCTAACTTATTAAGGTTAAGTGGAAACACAATGAAGGGTGTGGTCAATAGTGCACCCACCTTAGGAGCGGGTCTAGGATTATCTGGAGCAGGCTCATTAATGTACTCATATAGCCCAAGTGGCCAAATGGATTCAATGCTGAATAGTAGTGTTTTTAGTGATATAATAGGAAAAGACTTAACAGAAGAAATATCTGGACTATCCTCAAAGGATAAATTAAGAGTATTCCAGCACCTCAAAAACAAAACAGACATTCCAGAAAGAGTTCTAGGCGACTGGACAAATTCATGAGTAATATAAAAAGATTTTCAAGAGATTTTAGTGACGATCCAGATTACTCTCCTTCTTGGAGGGCTAACCAAGCATTCGAATATAGAAGGGTCCACAGGGAATTGCTTACTAGAGGGGAAGAAGATTTTGTTGTGATCCCAGAGGACGAGGACGATCAATACATAATAGATTATTTTTCATATTTAGTTCATGGGGCCTGCAGATTCCCAGAAGTCAAATACGCACATTCTTGTTTTGTAAGTAATCACACAAGAGGATTTGGCACACAAATACAATCCATGCTTCTTGGCAAAAAGACACTTAAGGAAATCTCTTCAGAATTTAAAACAAAAGAGCAAAATATTGAGTGTTACTTAAAATTATTTTTCGATGTGTCTAGGTATCTGGATAGTGAAAATTTTGTTTATTCAATTATTTCACCATATGATAGGTGGAAAGAGACTCCACAAGACGTAGTGGCAAGCTCAATATGGATGGGCATTTCCTATGCGTTTGGCTGGGAGACAGCAAAATATATACTACAAAGAAGAATTAATGTGAACGATAGTATTGCTTCTAAGCTAGTAAATTCTATGAAGAATTGCTTGGAGCTTCAGGCAAGTGAATATATACTTGGGGTTAGATTGATAAATCACGCTAGACCAAGTGACTTCGATAGACATATATCTTACACGAATGCATTAAGTCTATCTGAGCAGACAAAACAAGGAGACGAAAATTTAAATTCAGATTTATTTAGAAAAGCACTTTGGGAAAGCATAACAGAGGTGTCATCGACGCTTAGCTACGATGATCCAGTTAGAAAAATAATCGGTGACAAAGAAAGAGAATCAAGAGGAGTAGACAAAAAAGAAATTAAAGAATTGACATATTTTTCTCCACAACCATTATAATTTATCTTAATATAATAAACACTTATGATTTACGAGCGTATTGAAAAAGCACTTAATTCTGCTATCAAACTCCATAACTCTGGAACAAATGCAAATGATAGTATTATAAAAGTAGCTAGAGAACATGAACTTAACCCAGAGACTATTAATAGAGTCATCGAAGCTTTCAATACTGCTAAGACAAAAGCTTATGTTAAAGTAGCAAAAGATAAATCAGCTGATTTTGACATAGCGGATAAAAAAACAGTAATAAATAGTGTATTCAACGAAGCTCAAATTCCTGCTAATTCTGTTGTTTCAGAAATGAAAGAGGACTTGAATGATTTTCTTGCTACTGAAGAAGTATCTAAGACTGCTTCGGAAGAAGAGTTTAATATTGCAAGCACCTCGTCTATCCCCCTAGAATCAAGGATCAAAACAGCATTCTTCGCTATAAATGAACAGAACAGAGAATTAAGCGAAAAGAGAGATTACCTAATAGACAGCAGAGAGGCTTTCTATAAGGGGATGAAAGAAGCTTCAGAAATATTAGAGTTTACTGAAGAAAGAGAGAAAATAGCCGATTACGCTGCTCAAATTTTTTACGAGTATCAAGACAATAAACCAGCTGGAAGAATACTTGGGTTGATAGCTAAAGTCGCAAAGATAACAATAGATGATTTGTCTGAAAACTTATCTGGCGACATAAATTATAGCGACAATAAATTTTTGAGATGCTTCTCCGGCCTAGTTGATTCTGAGTCTGCATATACTGACAGCGTAAAAGGATTTAATTCATTGGTTAGAGATTGCTCAACCAAAGAAGCTGAATTAAGAAATTTAATCTGTGAGGCAAGTGGTATAAATAAAGAAGCTACTGCATCGAATTACTTGTGGAGCCCAGGAAGAGGAAATTTAGTTTCTACTCAAAAATTTGCAGAATTTCCATTCGACTTAATATCTGACTTTGATCAAATTGTTTTTGGTGACTCAAAAAAAAACACAATTAAGTCAATAAAAGTAGCTGACATGCTTAATCCAACAGCGGCTGTAATGAACCAGCTTGCAGATAATTTTAAGTCTAAGATAACTTCTTCAGATTCTGGCATGGCTGGTGACGCCGCAAAAGGATATTCATTAAAGGTAAGAGGAATTGAAAGCCCTAAAAAACAACAGATAGATAAGCAAGAGATAGAAAACATCAAAAGAGAGGCTATCTTGAGAGAATTGATGAACGACGACATCATATCTCAGCAAGACCCATCGGAAATAGAAAATTCATACAATGCACTTATTCAATTGGCTCCAAACGCTAGTATGATTAAGGATATAGCTAGGTCTGTACTCAGACAGGGTACAGCACAGGTGATAGACCCACATTTTGCTAATTCATTAGTTGAACTAGAAAACAATTTATTAAAAACTAAAAACTTTGGTCAAGTTCAGCCACAACAAAGATGAAAACAAGAACCCTAAAATATATTTCAGATCAAAAATATTTCGTAGAGATAAAAAATGAAGATTTCTCTGATGAAGACAATAAATTGATACAAAAATTTGGAGAGCCGGAAATAAATGTTGGTGGATTGTATGGAGAAGAGACTGTGCCTGGGGAAGCCCCAAGCCCAACAGCTGATTGGATACTCCCAAATAAATTTATTAAAGTCAAAAGAGGTTTTCAGCCATTTGTATGTTTTTTTGATAAAAGGTCCTTTACTGATGCGCAAACTAGAGCCAATTATCTAGCCGAGACGATTGTTACTAGAATACAATCTGCTATGTCTGTTCTCAGGTCCCAACAAGATTCATACACTAGTGAATCTGTAACAAATATTTAGTAAGTAATTTTACAAGATGTATATGATTTTAGAAAATGTTTTGACAAAAGTGCATGAAAAACTAGCTAATGACGAAATCGGGTTAGCAATGCAAAAGTGTGACTCTGAGATGGGTGAACTTGCTCTAACTTGCTTGAGAGCAAAAAGAGTTAAACAAGCGCAATCACCAGACTTAAATTCAATAAAAGATTTTATTTTGAGTGGGTTAAATTCCGCTGGTGATAAAATTAATAGCATCCCAGGAGGAAAAAATATCGCTGGTGGCATAGGTGGGGCAGCGCTAGGTGGTCTATTTGGAAATCTTTCTTCATCTAAGGGCGAGTTCGAAACAGATGATGACTTCAAAAGAAGAAAAAGAAACTCAACACTGAGTGGGTTGGTTGCTGGCGGTGCTGTTGGTGCTTCTGTACCATCTATATTAAATGGCTTGGGCAACACAGCTAAATCTATTGTTGCTGGTGATGGTGACCAAAAAGATACAATTAAGGATAAAGCTAAGAGCGTACTTAATCCCAATACTATATTGGGCACAGTGGGACTTGGTGGTGGCGGATTTTTGAATAATTATTTAACTAAAAATAATTTAGCAACACTAACGAATAAAGCTAGGGAAGAAGGTGGAGAAGCTTTTCAAAAGGCTATAGGAGACCACACATATGGATCTGATACAGCTTTATTTAAAAAGTTAGAGAAATTTATGTCAAAAAGGGTCGGCGGTGGACTTGGTTCTCCTATAGTTAGAAAAGACCCAATGATTATGAGGGCATTAAAGAGTGCTTTAAAGAGAAAAATTTTATTACCGGTTGCTGGAGCTGCTGCGCTACCAGCATTAAATGAATTGTATCTTGGGGACAAATTCTTCGATAAACCAGCATTTTAATAAATGAGAAAATTAATTTTCAACGACTCGTTTGAGTATCCAGATGCGGAGTATCTGGTCAAAATAATTGATGACCCACAGAGAAGGGATAAAATAGCTTCGTCTGTTAGACATAGCTGGGGGGACATAGAGCCAATAAAAAATCACGCAATAATTCACTTAATTGCGCTTGGATCATTCGAAAAGACCGGAAGCAATTTAAACTTTGATGCTTTTGAGGAGGAGGTTTGTAAAAAATCTCATCCAACTTTCGTGAAGAAAGCTAAATTATACAGGCATCATAATAGTAAAGTCCCACATGAGCAGAGAGATGGAGACGTAATTAAATCTGCATACAATGAAAAAATGGGAAGAGTTGAGTTAGCTATTGCCGCTAATATAGACAAATGTGCTGACTGGCTTGGCAGAGTTGAAAGAGGTGGAGATGTTAAATTTTCTATGGGCTGGCATTGCGATAATGATGTTTGCTCTATATGCGGAAATGTAAGTAAAGCCCCGTCTGAATATTGCATTCACGTCAAGAAGGCCGCTCCACATCCATTTGGTAGAAATAAGATATTGTCAGATGGTAGAAAGTGTTTTGTATATAACAGAGAGGGGTACTGGAACGACATATCATTTGTTGATCGTGGGGCAGACATGATAGCAATGGATTTAGCTAAAATCGCTGGGTTAGACCCAAGTGAGCCAATGGGGGGAGCTGAACTAGCAGAGCTAATAGAAAATAGGATTTTATCTACACCCAAACTAGCTATAGCTGAAAAACTTTCTAAAATTCAAAAATACATAGATGCAGTTGGCGTTAATGCTCCAAAAAATGTTTTAGACAAAACAGATCTATCTGAATCGGCAATAAGAGAATTACAGAAAAAAAATCCAAAAGATATGTTTGGTTGCTTATCAAAGAATGCATCAATTCTTCCTTTTAGGGTTTTTTATAAACTTGCTTCTGGATCTAGGTATAATGACTTTAAAAATTTAATAGACGAAACAGAAGATGTAATAAGTGAGTGCATAAGACTTGAACTTAAAGAGGCTTCCAGTTTAGAGCAAATTGCATCTATCCATGACTTTGATTCATCTTGTAGTGGAAATATATCCATTACACAAAACACAAAAAACGAAATAAATAAATTTATCTTATCTTCAGAAGTTCAGGACGAAAAAATAAAAAAAGCAGTTCTTTACAATGAGGAATTAAATGATAAAAAAACTTCTATAAAGCCAGAGTCTCGTGCTATGGTAAGACAATACCTAGCTTACAAGGTTGCTGCTTTAAATGATATATCCGCTAATGATGATGTAATATTCAATGCTTTTATGTTGAATTGACATTCAAAAAAAGAGTGGACACAAAACTAAATACAAAATAAAATCAAAAAATATAAATATTATGAGTAAAAGAAAAGCTCCCAAATTTAACACAGTCCTTGAAGACTTTCGCAGATTCATCGGTGAATCTAAAACAGCTGAAGAGTCCCAAGGAAATAACGAAACATCCATCTCAAAGGGCACTAGTGACTCTGAAGTAAATCAAGCTCTTCCTGGTTCTGGAAAAGCAACCGGTTCTAATTCAGACAAGGGGTTGTCCATGGGTGTCGAAGCCACAGAAAAAGCTCCAGGAACAAAAGAGCCAACTCAAGAAGAGCGTTCCAGAAAAGAGTGTTCGCCATCTAGCAAGATTGCTGAGGATGGTTCTGCTGCTGACCTTGTTAACAAACTTTTGAGTAATATCAAGCTTGCCACAGAAGAGCTCGAAAAACAGGCTGAAATGCCAGAGCAATTAAAGAAGGTTGTGGAAGAAAAAAAAGAGGATTCTGCTGAAGAAAAAGAAGAGTCGTCTGATGAAAAGGAAGAAGACAAGGAAGACAAGGAAGACAAAGAAGCTGCCGAAAAAAAATTAACAGAGGCTCAAAAAAAAATTGATTTAAACTCCAATGGCAAAATAGAGTCGAAAGATCTAGAAGCCCTCAGAAAAGAAGACAAACCCAAGGTTGCAGAAGATACAGTTAACACAGAAGAGGGTAAAGAAGAGGGTAAAGAAGAGGTTAAAGAAGCAAGCTCCAATGAAATAGACGAAGATGCGTTAGCGGAAAAAATTGCAATGCACTACAGAAATGTCTCTGTAGGATATGAATTAGGCAAGTTCCTGTTTAAGACCCTTGAGGATAAAATGGCTGAAGAAGCTGTAGCCCCCCAAGAAGCTCCAGAAGCTGGTTCGGCTGAAGGATCTGAGATTGAACTTATATTGCAAGCATTACAAGAATTAGTTCAAGAAGGACAAATATCAGAGGAGCAAGCACAACAGGTTTTAATGCAACTTCAATCTGCTACTGAGGGTGGCGCTGCTCCAGAAGGTGCTGCACCTGAACAGGAAGAAGCTCCAGAGGAAGCAACAGAAGAAGCTCCAGAAGAAGAAGAGCCCAAAACAGCATCTCTTTTTTCTGAAAAAGAAATAAAAGAAATTGAGACTAATATTAATAGTAAAGTAGCTGAATGGGTTTCTGAAGGCAAAACAGACAAAGAAATAACTGAACTCGTTAAGCAAGCTGCTGAAAACGATGCGAAAATTATTAACGAAAAAAAATCAGAAAAATTAGCCGCTGATGCTAATAACAGAAAGCTTGCAGCACTTGTTGAGCTTGGTTATTCGACTGAGCAAATCGAGGAATATTTCAAGACAGCACAGCAGCAAGATGAATTAAACAAAGCCATTGATAAAATGGTTTGCGATAAAGTTGCTGAGTTGAAAGAAGCTGGCAAAAATGACGCTGAAATAACTGAATACCTTAATCAAGCTGCCGTTGAGGACGCTAAATTAATTAAGTCCGCAATGGAACAAGAAAGTATCCAGGCCGCTATCTTAAATAAAGTCGCTGAAGAGAGAAAGCAAAAGATGGCCAATGTGTCTCCAGAAGTTCAACAAATCCTTCAAGCGCTTGAAGCCCTTCTTCAGTCTGGTCAGATCAGCGAAGAAGAAGCTATGCAAGTATTACAAGAATTAGGCTTATCTGGCGGAGGAGAAGAAGCCGCTGCTGCACCAGCTGCACCCGAGGCTCAAGCTCCAGTTCCACCGCAAGCTGCTTAATAAAAAAAGGAGTAAAATATAAATATGAACAATTTTAAAGAATTAATCGAAAACGCTGCAAAGCTTGCAGAACAAGCCATACCAGCGTTTAAGGATCAAGAAAAACTCAAGGAAATAGAGCCACTTTATGAAAGTGCCGTTAAAAAAGCTGAACAACTTGAAAAAGTTGCTTCTTCCGAAAAAGAAAGCTTTAGATCTGGATTAAATAAAATAGCCGACACTTTAGTTACTAGAGGTATCTTAGAAGAGTCGAATAAAGTAGCATTTGTTTCTTCAATTGCTGATAACCCAACTGAAATCTTCAACGTGTTAGATAAAGTTGCTTCTGAACTAAAAGCAGAGAGCTTTGGTCAGCCAAGCAACTTGCAATCTCTCTCGGAATTAGATCCATTTGAGAAATTAGTAATGGAAGGATAATAAAAGTATTGATTATTTTTAATTAATATAACAAAATATTAAAAATCAGTTTATTCAAGAGTTTAAATTGATATCGTCAGGCTCACGAGACGATGCTACTAGAAGTAGTATGAAGTAGGAGCAAAACTAAAAAAAAGGAAACAAACATGTCTCTCGAAGTTAACGTAAATATCGTGAAGGGTTGGCCAAATCCTTCTGTCGTTGAGAAAAGCCTTGCTGCGGCCACTGGCGTGTCACTCTTTCAGGGTGATATTGCTGTTGTCGACTCCACTGGTAAGTGGACTAAAGCAGCTCATGGCACTACAATGACTCTTAGCGCTCTTCCATTTATCATAATGGTTGACAGCACAGACCCATCCACAAATCGTGGATCTCACATTCCATCCAGTTATCGTCAATTAGCGTATGGCGCTATTCACGGTATTGGATTCACCAATGCCCTCGAAATCGAAACAACTAATTACAAAACCACTGATTCTTATTCTGTTGGCTCTGAATTGGCTGTCGGTTCGGGATCGGGCGGAACGGTTGCTGGACAATTGAAACTCGCCGCTACAGGTGAAATCGTGATTGGAACAGTTACTCGTGCTCCATATACACTTGGAAACAAAACATATCTTACTTTTGTTCCAAGAGAAAATAGAACTAAATAATTGGAGAATAATTTAAAATGAATACTAACATTCCAGCTAAACTTATTAATGATAAATTCATGGAGAAGATCGCCTCGAACGATCTTAATAAAGCTGCTGAGGTCGCCACAGACTTCACACGTTTAACTCTCCGTGAAGAGGGTCTTCTTCGTAAAATCCTCCCACCTCAGACAATCACTGCCGCTGAGCTCGACAAACAGCTCGATACAGATGAGCCAGTCAAGATCGTTGACAAAGAAGTTTCGCAACCACTCTCGATGAGCGTTGGTTTTGCTACTCTTCCTAAGAATCGTATCATGAAGGGTGACAGATATCGTGTTGACTTTGCTCGCATCCTTAGCCCAAGCTACTTCCAAGACGTTCGTAGACTTGAGCAATACGATTACGATATCCGTAACGTGTTCAAAGAAAATGCGATTAAAGATCACATGACAGCTGAAGACGTTCCATTCTTCCAGACAGTTGACGCTATCGTCGGCAACAATGGTAATAATGTGAGCGCCGTCACAGGTAAGGTTCAATACTATGACTTCACAAATACAGCCAAGAACCCACTTGGTATTTCGACTGGCTGGACGCGTGAAGCCCTTGTAGAATCTACAAAAATCCTTTCGAAGGGTTTTACTCCTGCTGGTGCTGCACTTGGTGCTGAGCAAACTCCTATCCGTCTTAACACTGACCTCATCGTCATGAACGTTAATACTGGACGCGAGTACCTCAAGTTCCAACACGTCAATATCGGTGATCTCTCGACTGAGTTGTTCAAGGGCGGTCTTTCGGCCACTACACTTCTCGGCCACAAGCATCTCTTCACAATGAAGGACGACATCGTCAAGGACGGCGAGGTTTATTACTTTGCTGCCCCACAATTCCTTGGCAAGTTCTACGAACTCGAACAACCAACTATGTTTGTTGATCGTCGTGCGTTCATGGTTGAGTTCTTTATCTACTCCTCGATTGGTGCCTCTATCGGTAACCCATTTGGCGTGGCTAAAGCGAAATTCTTCTAAGAGTTTCCCTCCTGGTAAATAAAAACTGAGGCGGCAGAAATGCCGCCTCTTTTTTTTTGACAACTTAAGGTTATTTGTTATTATTTTTTAATATGAGTAAATATTCAAGCCTGTATTTAAACAAAATTGCTGAATCTATAAATGGCGAGGAAAAAAAATCTAAATCATTTAAGGAAAAAATTAAAACTTTTTTAAGAAACGTCGTGACAGGAACAGCTGCTGGAGCAGCTATCGGTGGAGGCGCTGGTTACGGATTAGCTGGACCCATTAGAGATATGACTAGCGGAATACCAGATATTCCAGGAGCTGCAATAGCTAGGGAAATTCAAAATCCGTTATCAAATTTGAGGGGTGTAAGTATTCCAATGGGCATAGGTAGTGGAGCTATACTTGGAGCGTTAGGTGGCGCTACTCTTCCATACCTATATTCCAAGAGCGCACGCCAAAAGTTCTCAGATGAAAAACCATCTGGATTCATGACTAATATGCTTAAAGATATGACTCCTGACATAAAGAAAGATTTGGCCCCACAGGCCACTCAGGCAGACAAAAAATTCCAGGACGCCGTAAATAAATTAAAAGACAGTCACAAAAGCTTTAAAAATACATTTGGTTTAAAATAAATATACTGCGGGATACAATTCTGGGAATTGGGGGGTCTCATAAGCCTCTTTAGGTGGGTTCGATTCCCACTCCCGCTACCATTACGCCGACATAGCTCAGAGGTAGAGCTGCTGTTTTGTAAACAGCAGGTCGTTGGTTCGATTCCAACTGTCGGCTCCATTCTCGTCTCCATAGTGTAATGGTCAGCACCTTTCCCTTTCACGGAAATAGTAGGGGTTCAAATCCCCTTGGAGATGCCAACTAACATAAAAAATGAATAGAATAAACTGGGAAGAGTACGCACTACAAATAGCAGGAGTAGCTAGAACAAGAAGCGAGGATCCATGGAAAAGGGTTGGTGTATGTATTCTAGACAAAAATAATAGAGTTATTTCAACTGGCTACAATGGATTAGCTCCAGGGAAAGTAGCTCCAGATGCTTTCTGGGAAGATAGAGAAAAAAGATTGCCGCTGGTAATACATGCAGAGACAAATGCATTATCGCTTGTAAATAACGGAGAAGGTTTTTTATTGGCTTCCACTTTAATGCCATGTCCAGCTTGTGCTTTGAACATAGCTGCACACGGCATAAAAAAGGTTATATACAAAGAAGTATACCAAAGGAGCGAAGAAGCTTTAAAAATTTTTGACTTTTACAATATTGAATACAAGCATATAATAAACACTATTTAATGAATAAGTATTCAGAAAATTATTTAAATAAATTGATTCAATCTGGATTAAACATGGATCACTCAAGGTCTTTTGTATCTGCAGGCAATCCAGCAAATCATGGACAAATATCTCCACTACAAGCCAAGTTGCAAGAACTTGGGTTAATGAGAAGACCTAATATATCTGATTATGCTTATGAATCAATGAAAGCTAGGGGTCGTATAACTAGTAAAAATATTCCGTCTATATTAGCTTCAAACCCAAATTTAAAAATATTTGGTGAACTAGGAAAGAATACAATTTTTCAAGCATTATTTGATGCAATAACTCCAGGTGGAAGTAGGGTTGATGCATATAAATCAAGCCTAGGAAATTCATTGGGCGGATACGGTATTAAAAATATGGAAATAAATTCTGAATTATCTAAGAATTTTTTAAATAATCTAGATTCAACTATGGCTAATTCAGACGGTCAATGGGATTACTCAAAATCTCATGGATTTAATAGATCCGAGACAGTAAATAATTTAGCTGCATTTAAAAAGAAATTTGGATAGTATAAATAAAAATTATGAATAAATATGCAAATACATATATGGACTCATTATCAAAATCCATTAATGAGTATAAACCATTTAATCAAGTAGAATCAGTCGTTAAAGGACTCCCCGCTGCAGCAGCGGGTGGAGCTGGTATTGGTGCAATCCTCGGCGGATTAAGCCAAGCAGGTGATCCAGGGTACGACAAAGATGGCAATAAAAAAAGTAGAGTCAAACAGATCCTAAAGGGCATGGCGCTTGGCGGTGCAACTGGCGGTGTTGTTGGCGGACTAGGCGCTGCAGCAATCCCGTCCTTGTTTCAGGCAACACTTGAAGGTGGGAAAAATTTGGCAATGAAGAGTGTAGACAAAAATATTCCGAAGGACTCGATAAAAGGCAAAATTGAAAATTTCCTTAATAAGGGTAAGTTGCAAACACAAAGCGCAGTACTTTCAACTGGTATGCCGCAAATGAATGTTCAGCAACTCGGAGAAATGCTGAAATATTATCAAGAGAATCAATAAAAAAGATAATGATTCCAGAAGTCCAGATAGTAACTCCACAGGATGTGCGATTCTTTATGATGGATCGCACTGCTTCTGAAAATTTTTTACTGGATTCAGTTGAATTTTCTGATGAGGAAATACACTCTGGTATGCAGCTGACAGTAGATAAATACAATTCAACACTGCCAATGGTTGACGTGTATACAGTTGAAAATTTTCCGTATAGGTATGAAATGATGCTCGGAACAGCTGCATCGCTGCTTAGGTCAAAGTCAATAAACTACACTAGAAATAGGTTGGATTTTTCAACTAAGGATGGAACAACTATCCAAGATAAACAGAAGACTGGAGAATACCTATCTATTGCGAATGTAATGATGCAAGAATTTGATCAACGTGTTACACAAATAAAGAAGACCAAAAATGCTGAGCAGGCTTTTGGATTTATTTCTGGGCCATACAGCTATTTAAGACCATTCTAAAATGGCGTTCAAATTTACTAAATTTTGCGTATCTGCATCTACTATTCAGGGTAGCTATGATATATCATGGTTTGGAATAGGGAACGGATTATTCAGTTTTGACATAGAGTGGGGACCAAATGAAAGTGGTCCATGGAAAACATTAAAGACTGTAATTAATGTATCAGACGTTACCCTCAAGTTTACTGATAGATTATTGTCTAATACAGACCCAATATGGTTTAGGGCTGTTGCAAAAGAAAACGGTAAAATACAGGACATAAGCGTACCAAGTTTTTATAACAATAGTTTAAATAAACAAGATTTTCTAAGGTACAGAGAAATGCTCAGAAGATGGAATATGGAACTTAAAAAGTTTTCTGGGTTACCTGGTCTATTGTTGAGGTTAAAAACATTTGGTGAGGTTGCAGACAATGTGCATCCAATATTGGGTTCACCCATTGGAACAGAGGATGAATCTGGATTGGGTAAAAAATTCAAGGGTGGCTATTGGCCTGCTATAGAAATGTACGTAGCTTACTCAGATGCTCCACCGACTACAACGAAACAATTGTCTGTTGAGGAGACAGGAATAACAGAACAAGATAATGTTTTATTTTTTGCGATGCCGTTCCCTATAATAAAGCCACAAGATATTTGGATTGCACCATATACTAATTCTAGATATGAAGTGAGAAAGGTTGAGGAAATAGAATTTAGGACAATGACAATAAAACAACAAGTCTTAGCATCAAGACTCCCAATGACTGATCCTGCTCACAAAATAAAAATTTAAAAATGGATGCAAACGACACTTTAATCTCCCCAGATGGAGTTAGGCTTTATCCAATAAAGCCGCACACAGGACACAGAATAAAAAGTCCTATATATGCAATATCTGTTTTTGTGGCCACCCTTAAGCAGTTTTTTGGTACAGAAAATAGAATATCAACTGATTTCTCTAAGTATTTATGGAAAGAAGACCAAGCAGAATCAAATGTATGGATAAGCGAAGAGCATAACGCAAATAGATCTGTTATAGGAAAAAGACCTGCAATACTTGTTGGCATCAAGCAAATAGCATATCCACAGCAATCACTAGGTGATTATTCTTTACATGATCTACAAAATTCCACAACTTATATGTTGAATATAGTTGAATCTGTAATAAGATTTAGATGTATATCAGAGAATATGCTATCCAGTTTAGAACTGGCTACAGAAGTAAAATATTTTGTATCGGCGTTTGGACATCAAATATCTGAAGCTTTTTGCTTTGAGAAATTCAGAGCGTCACAGATGACCGAAACACAAAAAATAGAAGAATATAAAGAGTTTTTCGTGACAGATTTTTTATGTGAGTTAAAATATCAAGAGATATTAGGAGTAAAAACAGAAAACCTTAGGATTAAATCTGTGTTTACAAACCTAATTTACTCTGACTCTGCCAAAAAAATCTTGTCAGAACAGAAAATCTAATAAATAATATAAAAATAAAATTATGGCTAAAAGAACATACTTACTCCCACAGGTGATCGTTCAGCAAGATTTTGTGGCGCTCCCAGCAGCCGCTACCCAAGATCTTATTGCAGTGATCGTAGGACCCCAAAAATTGGTCAGAGACGTTAATGATCCAGAAGACGAATCTTTCGTTGATTATGGCGCATACAACAGCGTTACCGATCAAACATATAAAATTAAAGGATACACAGATTCGGATCTTCTCGAAAGAGATTCCGTTTTGCTTAACCTTAAAAACGTTACCGCTAAGTACGCTCAACTTTCTTCTCCAACAATTTCGGTTGGAAGCGTTCAAAACTTGCTTAAAATTTCCGATTCGGCTGATGGATTCGTCGCATACCCAGAAATTTCCGCAAGCAGAAATGCTGCTTTCAAGAACAGAGACGTTAAGGTTGGTGACTCTGTAGTAGTTTCTTCGGGTGGTGTCACACAACTTAAAACAAGAGTGTTTGACATTATCCGTGACAGAGTTGACGCTCAAATAGGAACAATTTCTGCTGATATCAGCAATAAATTCTACTCCAGCAATGCTTTTTCGGTTGCAATTAATGAAGCATCTCCTGGGAGTAGATCTATCGCAGAAAGTGTTTCAAGTGATTATTCTGGAGATCTTAGGGCTGGTAGATTGGACGACACCTATACAGTTACAGTTACTGCTGGTGGAAGTGGATCTGCTGCTAAGTTTTCTGTTACAAGCTTGAATGGCGACAATGTTTCCGTTTCTTCCATCTCTGGCATTTCGCTTGCTGTCGGAACAAATGGACTTTCCATAGACTTTAGTTCTACTAATAATTTCGTTATTGGAGACTCATATGTTATCTCGGTAGCGAAACAATTTCAGCAAAGTCTCCCATCCATTGATAACGCCGACCCAGGCAAAGATTATGCAGGGTTGTATGACACTGTATATGAGGTTGAGGTTATCAGAGGTGGAACATGGAGTCAAAGCATCGAACTTGTTGTTACGACCAATAATGCAGTTGACGCACTTCCTCCGCAAAAGCTTAACACTACCGATGGGACATTCTTCCTTGGCTCGCTTGGTCTTGTCGGCAAGATAAACCTGATGGCAAATGCAGGCTTAAGAACTGGTGATATATTTTATATCCCTGTTGTGGCCTCCACAGCTGGCGAAGCTAGAACTATCAAGTTGCTTGATAAAATTCCATCTTCTGTAAACCCCTTATCGTCTGTTACGGTTGAGTTTTGCCACAATGTTGATTCAATAGTCATTCCACGTGCTGGTTATCCTAGACCTGGTGACAACGCTTGGTCTCTTGATGTTGATGATGAAACTGGTGAAGCTAACTTAACACTCCAGAGCGATATATATATCAACGATTCTCAGTTTACTGAGTTGAGCGGTGCATTATCGAATCTTGAGATCAAGAGCGCTAGAGTGTTTATTGGATACAAAGCCCTTCAACTTCAAAATGCACTTAGAATCAATTCTATCTCCGAACCATCGCTTATCCCAGCTCAATGCGGTAAGTTGGTCCCAGAGAACCCAATTGCTTACGGTGTGTTAAAGGCTCTTCAAAACTCTGGTGGAACCAGAGTTTACTTTGTTCCTGTTGATGAAGACAATCTTGACGGGTATACAAGAGCTTTTGATTCTACGCTTAATGAGGTTACTGCTTACTACATTGTTCCAATGTCGAACGATGAAAGAGTGATCCAAGCTGCTAAGGCTCACGTTGTAAGTGCGAGTGATGAAATGGTTGCACGCGAAAGAATTGCAATCGTTAATCAATCTTTCTCGCCAACTACAATGATTTACGACAAATTAGCCGACGGTCAGACTGCATGGACTGGCTATGTTGAAATGGCTCCTGGCACTGAACCAGCAGTCTACAACAGAGTCACGATCCCTGGTGCATCGTTACTCACAGACAGAGTTAGAGCTGGGGATACCTTCAGATCTAACTTCACTATTGATGCGTTAGGTAATGACGTCTATCAATCGTTTAAGGTTGTTGAAGTTATCGATGAGCAAACACTTAGACTTGAGTCTCCTGCATTTGCTTCTCCAGTTGGATCTGAATCCTCTCCTCGTAGAATTCAAATCGTGAGAAACTTAACCAAACGTGAACAGGCTGAAAAAATAGCTGCGTCTTCTGAAAGATTGGGCAATAGACGTGTTGTTAATGTCTGGCCAGATGTATTGAGAGACGGAGATTTATCTGTTGCTGGTTATTTTGCTGGGGCTGCTATTGCTGGATTAAAATCTGGTGTTGCTCCTCATCAACCAGTCACAAACGTTGTTATTAATGGTTTCACTAGAGCAGACAGATCGACTCCTTACTTCACAATGACCGACCTCAACATAGTTGCTGGCGGTGGAACATGGATTATCGACCAAGACAGAAATGGTGGAGAGATATTCAATAGACACCAATTGACGACAGATTACACTGATGACAATATGGCTGAAGTATCGATCACGACCAATCTTGACTCGATTTCCAAGTTGATCAGAGAAGATTTGAGACAATTTATTGGACAATGGAATAACCATCCGTTCTTCCAGCAGCTCTTAAAGACAAGACTTGTTGATAGACTTACCTTCTTACAAGGCAGAGCTGTTACAGTTAAAGCTGGTCCTCAGTTGTTGAACTTCGAGATAACAAACATTGGAACTGATCCATTGATCAGAACTAGGGTCCTTGTTGACATTAATCTTACGTTGCCTTACCCAGTCAACGTGATCCAAGTTAAACTTACTGTTATCTAATTTAGTAAATCTAAATAAAACACCATGGCTGACATCTTTGGAAGAACAGTAGTACCAGTTGGTGGAGTTTACTCCTCGGATACGGCAGTAATGACCGTATCCGGGGCAGCTGGCTCAGGAGCTGGTGCCTTGGTCCAAAATGTTGAAGCTACATATACACAACAAGTAAACCAAATATTTGAGCTAGGATCTAATCAGGTCTACATGCAACTTGGACGTGCACAAGGTAATTTGACGATAGGAAAAATTCTTAGCAATCAAAACTTTGATAAAGCATTGTTCAACTCTTGCGCTGGTGGGGCAACCTGTATAATACAGGCCTCCTCTGGCTGTCAGGGGCAAGGCAGCTCAAAACTAAAAGGTAAAACACTTACGGGTGTATTTGTAACTCAGTATGGAGTTTCGATGACAACTCAAGACCTTCTCATAAGAGAAAACCTCGTGGCTATGTTCACGGGGATGCAAGAATCATAAAAACAAAAATAAAATAAAGAAAGAAATAATAATATGGCTAATGACCTTTTTGGAAGATCAGTGGTACCAGTTGGTGGAGTTTACTCCTCGGATACGGCAGTAATGACTGTGTCTGGGACAACATCCTCTGGCGTTGGAGCTTTAGTTCAAAACGTCGAGTGCAGTTATCAACAACAAGTTACTCAATTGTTTGAACTTGGTTCAAATTCGGCTTACATGCAACTTGGACGTGCACAGGGTCAATTAACTGTGGGCAAAATCCTCAGTAACATTGACTTTGATAGAGCATTGTTCAACTCTTGTGCCGGTGGTGGAACAGTTATTATCCAGGCTTCCTCTGGTTGCTATGGACAAGGAACTTCTACACTTAGAGGTAAGACACTTACTGGCGTTTTTATAACGCAATATGGTGTATCTATGACAACTCAAGACCTCTTGATTAGAGAAAACTTGGTTGCTACGTTTGTCGCTATGCAGGAGTCTACTCCAAGCAAAAACCCTAACGAAGTGGTAAATCCTGCTTCGAGAGCTCAAACTGTTGCAAACGCCGCCGCTGCTGCTGCTGCTGCTTAAAACTAGTTAAAAAATTCTTTACACATTAAAAGAATTCAATATAAATAGGCAACGTGATTTTTGCACGTTGCCTATTTTAATTTAGTATAATCTACATGGCACAAAGAAATTCAACATCTCCTAGTTACAGATCGATGTCTGCTGGTATGCCATCGCCATCTGATCCCATCAATGCAACTAATAGCGATTATGTAGACAGAGAACCTAATCAATATGCACAGTTTTCTGTGATGATAGGAAGAGTAGTTGATAGCTGGCCAGAACATAATACTGCATTGGTGTCCGTTGGGTTTAATGCATACATTAGATGCGTTTATAATGCATCAATATTTGGCAGTGTAAGTGCTGTAACAGAGATTTATTCTCCGCAAATAGGTGATCATGTTATTGTTTCTAAGGCTCAAGATACGACATATGGTATAATTATTGCATCTGTTCTTATGCCTGGAGAGGCTATTAAAGGCTCTAAAATCACTCCATCAATATTTAAAGAATACAAGCAAACATTTTTTTCTATAGGCAAGCCATCTACATTTGATTGTGATGAATTAAAATTAAATGCAGACCAAACATCTATCCCTAGCGATGTTATTCCTGGAGAGGTTTCTTCTATATCTGAAACTCATGTAGGTAGAGTACAGGGTAAGTATTATTATAGAACTCAAGCTGGAAATCTTGTTTCTATAACTTTAAATTCAATAGATGATCTATTAGACGTAGTTGCCCATAATACTCAAATATATAATTCATCATTTAGGTTAAGAGGGTTTTGCGACTATGGAAGAAGCAATCTTGAGATATTGTTTTCTCCTGACCTGAAATCGTTCGTTAAAGATCAAAGAAGCAATCACACAAACAAGATGACTTCTGGATGGCTTTCATCTGGTATCGGTCTAGAAACAAATAAAAGCGTCAAGCAGGGGACCTCTCATTCAGATACATGGGTTGACGAACTAGGCATACAATCTGTCTGTACCACTTCTTCAGCGTGGATGCAAAAATTAAATGGTCTATATTTTCCTATACAGCAAAAACAAGAAGACGATTTAAATAACGAAGGGGATAAAGAAATATTTGACGCTGCACAAAGGAAGGGATTCAAAATATCTCCAGAGGATCAACATCCAGCTGCTTTTGGGTGTATGGCAAGAGACTATACGGCATGGCAAATGTCTGGGGGATATAGATTTAAGAGATACGAGAAATACGAAAAAGACTGGAAAGATCCAGAGCCAAAAGAGGGCAAAAAAAATGAAATGGGTGGGGGGCAATACTGCTCTTTTGGGAAGATTAACGTTATTAAGCAAGAAGTAGAGGGACTATCCGATTACCAGCAATCAAGAGAGGGTGAAGCTTTTTGTGGTGTATTGCCGGATGGTTCAGTTTTACTGAGAGACGCATGGGGATCTAGCGTAGAGCTAAGAGGAGGAAAGCTTGTTTTAACCTCAGTAAAAGACATAGAAATAATATCAGGTAAAAATGTAATTGCACTAGCTGGAAATGACTTAGTATTAAAGGGCAAAAAATCAGCAGAAATACACACAACTGAACAAAACATTAGAATTAGATCCGGTAAACACACGTTAATAGATTCTAAAAAGGGCAGTATACAATTAACTGCATTAGATAGCGGTGGAGTAGATGTAATAGGAAAAACTGGAGATGAATACATTCCGTCAGGTATAGTGCTAAAAACTAATACAAATGTTTTGTCCAGAGCGCCTATAATCAATTCTGTTGCAGACGTAGCTGTCGCTATAATGGGACCAGAAAACAGTACTGGTCCATTTGTTTTAGTAAGATCTAGTGCATCTCTTCACTGGGCGGATACAGTTCATTTTATGTATACTGAAACAGGCACGCCTCCAAAGAGAAAGGGTATGGTAATGGTTGGTGCTGGAAGTGTTCAATGCGGTCAATTTGGGGTTTTTGAGGAAACTGCATATACCAAAGGATATTGCATGGCTGAAAAAAGCTTGATTGCTATAGACCATATTTTTACAAATGGAATACATGGCTCAAAAAGAAATTATCCATTTGTTGTTCCGCTTAAGGATCCAATTAAGATACCTCCAGAAGAATATGAAAGATACGCAAAGTTTGGCGAAATATCTGAGGAGGTTCCACAAGTAAAGGTCATAGAAGATTGTAGAGCACCATGGGTAACTGAGGATTATCCAGAAATAGCATGGAGGTATAGAAAAATAAAAGAATATAACACTCTAGAGCATTTATGGTTTGAATCTTTTTGGCAAAGACAGTATAAAGATAATCTTAAAACTTGGGACCATTCATCAGATAAGGACATGTACAAAGAAATGGCATGGCCAGGAAAAGAATATCTAGATGGATCTAAACAGTGCTGGATAACATACAAAGAAAAGAATGTATCAGAAGACGGAACGCCAAAAATGTATAAGGAACAAACAGATGAGGGCGGAAGTTTTGAAAAATTAACATACCAAGATATAAAATATCACGCATAAAAATATGGAACAAAAAGAAACACTACAATCGATAAAAGAGTCAGCTATTCCTACTATAGAGGGTAATGAAACAACTAGCTCTTCTCTAAAGCTACCAAGACTAGAAATAACAGATAAAGATAGAGATCTTTACGCTGAGTGTTTAGCTACTGGAAACGTATTTAGACAGAAGTTTGAAAACACTAAGTTAAAAATTAATATAGAACTAAAAGATAAAACAAAAAAAGAGACAGACATCATCTCAAGACAGGTAGATAAAATATATAACGATGGACTACTATATTCAGTCCAAGAATATATAAATTTATTTAACTTAGGCTGTTTGTATTATCAATTGGCGTCAATTAACGGCGTAGAACAAATCAAAGAATATCCAGCCAGCGTATGGGAAATGAAAGACTTTAATTTATTGACCGCAATAGATAAAAGTCCGGTAGGGTCTCTTCCCTCTTCAAGTTTGTATATATTAATGGGGATGATGACACAATTTAACCAAAAACTTTACGATTTGGCAAAAGAAGCATTTGATGTAAATTTTTCGAAACCCGCAAAAGGTTCCTAACCAGACAGGCCTTTTTGCGGGGTTTGACTGGTAGTAGTAAGTCTGTTGAAGATATGCCGTTGCTGTATGAAAAGATACGGCTTGAGATGGCTCGTGGAGGTTTTGAGCACGAAAATTACATGGAGATACTCAAGACAAAGATAAATGTTTTAGGTGGAATGAATTTTATATCACCAGAAAACATAAATAAGGCAAATTCAAATAGAACTGAAAACTTCAATAAATTCATAGAGTCTTGCTACCCATACATAAAATTAGCGAAGCCAGAGGCCAAAAAAATGAAAACAAATGAAGAGTTAATAGAAGAATATAAAAAGATGTTCCCCGACATGAAGTAATAAACTGTTTATTAATTTTGTCTTTCTGGTTAAATAAATAAAAGATATAGTAATATAGTGAATCCATATAGCATATTAGATAACCAAAGGGTCCCAGGTTTTGGTGGTGGAGTGAACCCAGAAATTCCACCTGGAGTTAATTTGCCATACGGTTATCCATCGTTCTCAGCTATAGACAGAGCAAGAAATGCCGCAAACTCTGGGTTTGCACCAGCTTCGTCAATAGCTACAGGAAATCCGATGTTCGATACGATGATAAATTTAATGATGTCATCGTTTAATGGTGGAAGGCCAATGCTAGGTACATTTAAGAGGCCAACAGTATCGGATTATCAGCAAACCTCAATGCAGGAAAGATACAGGGTTTTTGACTTAGCTAAACCATCACTACTTGCAGCAAATCCAATGTTAGCTGAATTAGGCGACATAGGACAAAATAGATTGTTCCAGGAGTTCATGGACCAATATACACCAGGCGGAAGTATGACTGATGCATTCGGCGTAGTGATGGGGAATTTTACTGAAAATATGGCTGGTCCTGGTATTAGGAATGCAGAAGCAAATGCCATACACGCAGCAAACATAGTTAGGAATGTTAGCAATGGAATGTCAGACAAAGATGGACAGTGGGATTATTTTAAATCTCACGGTTTCAATAGAGCAGAAACATTCCAGAATATGGCTGCATTTAATAAAAAGTTTGGTGGTTATGTTGGTGAAATAACTGATCGATCACAGCAAGCAAAAGATAATAATTTATCTAAATTAGCTGGAGAGGTATTAAAAAGGCCATCTCTTCCTTATGGTCCAACCCCACAGAGAGTACAGGAAATAGATCAGGCAAGAAAAGATCATGCAAGGGCACAAAACATTTTATCTAACCAGACGTTAGATATACCAACTCCAAAGGTAAACGTAACAGAACCAGTTAAACTAGCTAGAGATGTTATAGAGAGAGCAGACAGAGAAGGAAAACTAACAGTAGAGGATAAAGAGGAAATATCTAAATATTCTGAAGCTCTTAATGCAATAAATACATTAAACCAGCAAAATACTGAGAACGTTAAGAATACTGAAAATCAAGAAAATATTACTAATACTGAGAACGTTACCAATACTACAAATACCACAAACGCTACAAATAAAACAGATAAAGTAGAAGAAATAATAAAAAAAATAGATGAAAGAGTTGGGGTAAACACCCCAGAAATGCCCGAAACGCCAGTTGAAATAGATGATACCCCAAAGTTAGATACAACTATTAATCAGGTACAAAAAATAATTGAAAAGCATGGGACTAAACAAGAGATAGAGACTTTTAATAACCAAAAGGAGACCATACTTAAGCAGTCTAAAAGATCTGTAGATATAACAGAACCATCCAAATTAGTTAGAGATGTACTGTCAAGAGCGGACCAAGAGGGAAGAATAACCGAGCAAGACGCAAATAAAATACAAGAAGAGTCACCCAAAATTATCAATGCTATTAGTAAGGTTCCGGGAACTCAACCAAGGGTAAGCACAGAATCAAGAAATAAAGCAACTAGCACTTTAGACCAACTATCTAATATTGTAGAAAAATTTGGCACAGACGACGAGAAAACTAAATTTAAGCAGGAACTACAAAAAATAAGTAAAACAGATAAAATCCTTGTAAACGATAGTATAGCTGAAAAAGAAAAAATACAAAAAAACGAAAGTGATAGATTATCTGAAATAAATTCAAATTTCTCTTCCGAGATAGAACAATTATCTACAGAGGAAAAAAAACAAGATTTTAGGCAAAAAGTACAAGAACTTACTGGTTCAAACTTAAAGGCTATAGACAAAAAAATAGATTCCGATTTTTCGGGTATCATAGACGAGATAGAGCAACCAGAAAAGAAAGAAGAATTTAGACAAAAATTACGAAAAGTTGCTTTTTCTGATAAGGGAAAATTAAAAGAAGAAAAATCTAGTACGGAAACTCCTAGAATAGAAAATGAATTTTCTGACATCATCGGTAAAATACAGGAGCCAGAAAAGAAAAAGCAGTTCATAGAGAGTGTTAAAAAAATAAGTGAATCCAAAACAAATGAGATGGATTCAAATATAAACAAAACAATTTCAGAAACCCCTCAAATACTGGAAACACCAAAAGAGGAGCAGCAACAAATCAAAGATAGATTTAAAAAATTCGCTGAATCATCTGCGTCAGAAAAAAGCAGCAATTCAGAAGATATATATAATCAATCCAAGTATCATGAGAAAGAATTTGCTGATATTATCAATAATCTTCCAGAGGAACAAAAACAGCAATTTAGTCAAAAAATACAAGGCTTAACTGAGTTTGGATCAAATAATATACAGGAACAAGAACGCAAAATAAAAGAAAGTTTCCCTGAAATAATTGAAAAATTAGACACACAAGAGAAAAAACAAAATTTTGTATCTAGGGTCCAAGATATTCAAAACTATGAACAAAATAAAACATCACAACAAAAATATTCTGATACAGGTGGCTTGGATTTAATTGGAGAACTGGATTCACCAAAAGAAAAGCAAGAATTTAGTCAAAAAATGCAGGAGATAGATAGACAGTCTCCAGCGCAGAAAAGCGAAGGATTTTCATCGAAGCTTAATCCTTTTAGAGAAAAAGAGGTAAAGCAGATAGATATAACCGCACCTACTGCTCTAGCAAAAAATGCTGTAGATAGGGCCAGAAAAAATAATATTATATCTGAGAGAGACGAGAAAGATCTTTCATATTACTCTGACGCAAATGAGGCTATTAACACTCTTTCTTCAATGGAGGAAAGTCAAAAGGAGAAAGATAGGAACTCTAGGGTGAACGTAGCGCCTGGACAGGATCTTGATAGCCACTTATCTGAATATGAAGTTGCTATTAAAAAATACGGGACACCAGAAGAACAAAAAACTTTTGAGGAGCAAAAAAATAAGATAATTGAATCAACAACAGTTGATTTAACCGATACGGCAAAATTAGTTAAACAGGTGATGCAGAGAAAATCTGAATTACCTAAAGACGATAAAGCTAAACAAGAAAAGGCAAAAGAAGCTGAAAAATTAGTCAAGCAATTAGATGAAACTGGAACAGTCACAAGAAGAAATGATGAATCATTAGTTAAAACGATTGATGACGTTTCAGAGGTTGTTAATTCTATTGGGACAGAACAAGAAAAGAAAGAATTCGCCAAACAATCAAGTAGCGTAAAGAAAAAACTAGGAATACAAGAAAGCAACTCAACAATTAGTTCTGAAAAAGAAATAGACATAAGTGATCCAACTAAGCTAGTTAGGGGAATAGTTGAAAGAGCAGATAAAGAAGGCAGAATAGGAAATAAAGAAAGAGAAGAAATATCCTCTTATACTGAGGCCGTTGACGCTTTGACAAAAGCCAAGAAACAAGAAGAAACTAAAACGAAGACAGATACAGACAAAAAATCAAGCAATGTATCTGTGACAGGCGAAGAAAAACTTAGAGCGACATTAGATCAATTCTCAAAAATAGCTTTAAAGCTTGGCACTGAAAACGAAGTGAGACAGCTTAGACAGCAATCAGACACTATAGTACGAGAAAATAATGACAAGGTAGAGCAGGCAAGAAATACCGAAAAAAATATAATAGAGAAATTCGGTTCAGAGAAAGACATAAAAGAAGCTAAAAAAATAACCGAAAATATACCAAGCTCTGGGCTACAATCTCTATCCGAGACAAGAACTCCACAGAATGCAAAAGAGCAAGACAAACAGGTAGAAGATATAAGCGAGCTTAATAGCATGGTTAGGGAAGCTCAAAACGTTTTCGGTTCAGATACTGGTCTAGGTGAACTAATGGATAGGGTAGGAGATCTTGTCGAGGGGGCATCAGGAATGTCTACAGGAAAGGTAAGAGACTTACTGCAAAAAATACAAGCTACCGCTGTTGTTGTTGATATGAGTAACGAAGCAATTGCTAGGTATTTCGAAGTGACAAATGAGATGTACAAAGGAATGGGTGTGAAGGGGGGCAATCACACAAATATGGCTCAAAACGCATTAATCGCTGCAAAAGGCGTTACAGATGCAAGAAAGAAAGAAGCTCAGGCCAAGGGTGAAATGTATACAGGTGAATCTACCGAAGAAATGGCCGTTAAAATAGCTGAATACCAAGGAAGAGTGGCTAGATCATCAGAAAACCAGGATTTAGCTGCTGCACTTGCTACTCTTGGGACAGAGGGGGAAGAAGGTAGAGTAGGCCAAGAAATGAAGCAAGCAATGGACGCAGGAGACTTCAAAAAAGCCAGAGAAATAAAAGAACAAGCTATTTCATCCGGTAGAATATCCAAAAATACTGAATTGATGATGTCTATAAGGTCAGCTGAATATGAAAAAAATGGTGGTGTATCAGAAAATGACTATAAACTTATACAGTCAAAATATGGAATGGATGGCGACTATTTCAAGAACTTGACGGGGGAAAATTATGAATTTGTCCGTAAACAAGTATACGGGAACATAGCCGACACGATACTTGGATCAAGAAATGATTCAATTTACGCCAGTACGATAGAGGAAACTGGGGTCGGGAAAGAGGGCACCGCAAAATTAAGGGAAGCTATATCAGATGGCAAAATAACACAGGAAGACATTACAGATGATAAAAAGTTAAAACAAAAAATATCTGAAATATTGCCAACAGCAAACCAAGAACAAATTCAACAAATTGCAGGGACAATTGGTACCGCATCTAACCAGGGTAATGTTGTAGATCAATTTAAGGTAGCTGGAAGTGAAGAGGCAATGAAAGAGATAGCAAATATAAACAGGGAAAGAGCGGAAGTGGACGCGGAAGTTAAGCATGTAAATGAGACAAGAGGTCCCTTACTCAGGGATTTTAATATAGGAGAAAAGGCAATGGGTGTGATGTCTAAGGTCTATAAGGACTTAAAAAAAGAGGGCAATGAGGACGGGCAAATTAGTTTCGAAAGCGTTGTGAGGTCGGCTAAGGGCCAACTTGGCGATTACGACAAAATGACAGCCAAAGAAAAGGAAATAGGAGAAGCTCAATTAGATTTAGTAACAGGAAAGGGTGGAAAACTTGTCGAGATGCACTCCACGGCAAAACAAGAAGCACATGAAGAAGCAGTAAAGGAAGTAGCTAAAATAGAAAAAAGCGGTACAAAATTAAGTGAAGAAACGAAAAAGAAATACACTGAAGAATACGAAAATAAAATATTCGAAGAAAAGAAAAGTAAAATAGCCGAAGAACTTGAAAACGGAAAAGTAAAATTACAAGGAGAGGAAGCGGAAAAAGAAAAGAAAAATGATTTCGACCCCAAAAATGCATTAGATAGAATATTAACAGCATTAGAGGGAATAGCTGGTAAGCTTGGGGTTGAGACGAATAAAGCTTCTTCAAAGAGTTCTACTGGTGGGGCGGAAAGCAAAACAGAAAACAATGGATCATGGTGGAACCCATTTGATCCAAGACCAAAATAATAAAATCATAAAATATGGGCGATATATTAGTTGCGCAAAGAGGACATATAATAAAAAGCAAAGACAAAAGGATTGTGATTGCTAGTCTTAACCCATCTATATCTGGAGAGGGTGAGATTCTTGTTGTATCTAACGTATCAATAGCCAGAAACCAGGTTACACAGTACGTAAAAACTCTTGACGACAAAACTTTCGGATATGCCTGGGGCGAAGGAGTTGGAGCAATACGTGTTAGTGGCTACATATTTTTGATGGAGTGTGCATCTCCTAAGGGAGATGGGGTAGCTAACGTAGATCAGTATTATGACAAAAATAATGTGTATACAAAGGGTGGTCCATGTACTTTGTCTATTGGTGGAGCATCATGGATTGGGTATCTAGAAAGAGAGACACTAGATTTGCAGATGACTCAATTTAATTTTGGTCAATTTAGTTTAGATTTCTCAATAATTAAAACAACCTCCTAAAATGGTAGAAGAAATTAGAACATACTTACTAAACGATAATAGTTTTTCTGATATAACTTATATCGATAAAAATTATTCTCCCGTTAAGCTTAGCAAACTGTTTTCAGAGTTTAGAAATTGCTTGCTTATCGGCAATAACCAGACTGAGCCGGAAATTCAAGTCTGGAGAGCTGACACGATAATTGATGCTATATATAGAGACAGAGATCTCTCAAAAATAGCTTTCAAGAATTTTGACAACAGACGAATACCATCAAAAAACTTAAACGAAACAAATTTTTTACCTACAATTAAGCAAAGCTTTTACGACGATAGAGTATTGATAAAATTGGACTCAGAAACTTCACCTCAAGACGGAATTTATAATAAGACAGTATCGCTTAAAAAAATATCTAACAATATATTGAAGGTATCATTTAAGTCTAAATATAGTAACTTAAATACAGACAAACAATTAGTATTTACATTTAAGGGTAATATATCTAATTTTTCATATATACCGGAAACAAGAATAAGAATTGGTTTATCAAATTGTTCACAAATACCATTTGATTTACTACAGATAAAAATAAAATATCCTTATTTTTTTAACTTAAACAACTTAATTGACAATATTAATCAGATTGGTGGAGTAGAAGAGCTAATATGGATAAACAAAAAAGCGTATGAAGAAGTATTTAATATATATTCAAGAACAGATAGACCATACAAAAAAATGTTGTGTTTACTGCTTGCTTACGCTATCTCATTAAAATGGCAATAAAATACTGCGCTTTTCTAGACAACATAGTAAAACCTGAAGTAACTCTAAATGGAGACAGAGTGGTTCAGGCTCGTGTTGTAAATCAAGTGGGCGAAATACCCACTGCAACTGTATTGATAAAACCAGAAGATGCGATTAAATATACATCTCCAGACCAAGAACTTCAATTAAAAATATCAAACACACCAGGGGCTGGCCTTTTATTCAAGGGGTATTTAAGTGGAGTAAATTTCTCTAATATGAGCGGTAATATTAGTGCTGGCGTCGACATAATACATAAAGCAAGAGATCTACAGGAAACTTCAAGCGTCGTTCCTGGTGTATCCAAATCGGGGAACGCCGAGATGGAAACAATTTTATACAGAGACAAGAAAAAGATAATGGAGGGGCAAAGTGGTGCATATCAAAAATTCGATATAAATAAGCCATTTCCAGAAGCTATATGCACAGGGATAATAGATTGGCTAAATTCAGTTAAAACCACTCAAATACCCAAAAGTAGAGCTGGAGAGAAAGATAAAGCTATATCAATGCTTTCATGGATAGCAAGTAATTCAACTGATATGGGAAAATTTTTTGCTCCTGATCTGATTGATAGGGTTTGCAAATTTTGCTCAAATATTCTTGAAAGATCACATATATCTAGTGATATATGGGATGTATTATCCATTATAATAGGGTCATTTGACGCAACACTTGTTTGTATGCCTGACGGAAGAATAATAATGACACCTAATTTTTGTGGAGTCTCAGCTTCTGGAAATGATGTCCAATCTGAAATAATACAAAAAATGGACAGAAGTTGTCAAATAAAGAGATCCCCAAAGGAATGCGTTATAATGTCAAACGTTTGTTTGTATTCCGTAAAAAATGAACCGACTAGATGTGCTGTAGCACAATCAGTGGACGAAAATCCTGGATCTAGGGGGTCATTATTAGTTTCTGCTCCAGGCTGGTGTTCTGATATAGACAGTAAAAAGGGAGCTGATTTAGCTCAAAGAGGTATGGACAGTCTATCTAAAGCTATTTTATATAGAGAAGCACATAAAACCAGAACATTCAATATAGTAACACCAATTTGCAGGTCAGCCGTCCCAGGCACATGCGCTACGTTTATTCCTGCTTCAGGTGTTAAAAATTTCAATGGACAACCAATAGATATATTTGAGGAAAAATTTGATGGATATTGTTATAAGGTTGAACACATATTGGATGTAGAATCATGGACAACTATTTTTCATTTTCAGGCATGTGTAGAAGAATCATCTGGTATTAAAAAGTTAAGTAATCATCCTTTGTTTCCAGACGCTAAAATGATAAAATGGGATTAATTTTATGGATCAAGACCCTGAAAAATATTGGCAAGAATGGAAAAAGAAGCCAACCCCGGAGAATCTTTTAAATACTGTAAAGGCTTTTGACGGATTAATAAATACAAGCATCGGACAACAAAAATCAATAAATCCTACGTTATTAAGAAGTAGAGCAAAGATTTTAGTTTCACAAGCAGTAAAAACATACTCTCCATCTGAGGGGACAAGATTATCTACACATGTATATAATTATCTCAGGCCATTGAACAGAGACGCTAAAAACATGACAGAAATATCCCCATTGTCTCGTCACTTTAGCGAGGAAACAGGTAAATATATAAATTTTATAAATGAATTCTCTCAGGAAAACGGAAGAGAACCAGACGATTCGGAAATAATGGATAATCTTGGTATAAGTAAGGGTAAATTAAATAAATTAAACCAATCAGTAAAATATGAGATTCCAGAGAGTCAATTAGTTGGTGGGGTAGAATTAGATGAAGACGAGGAGTCTAATAGATTAAATTTATGGACAGATTATGTCTACAACGATTTAGATAGTTTTGGCAAAAAAATATTAGACTACAAATTAGGTAGGAACGGTAATCCAGTGATGTCAAATGATGACATTGCCATAAAACTTAAGATTTCCCCGTCAGAGGTTTCAATTAGGTCGGCAAAAATAGCTGAAAAGATATTGAATGGAGTAAACTCCAGAGAAAAAATAATACAATGAAGGCTTTAAACTCATACTCTAGTAAATTTTCTTCATGGGAGGATTCTAGGAAAACTGCGTGGGCGGGGGCAATGATGCCTAGATTTAAAATAGAATCCTTCTGGGATAATATAGATGATTACTTTGAAAAGGTTGATAGAGATGACGTAATAGATAAACTAGTTTCCAAGAAAAAGGGGGAAGTAACAATCAAGGATTGGTCCCCATATAAGCTTGAGGGTTTCCATAGTTTACACCTAGAAAAGGCAATGAGATATAGGTATGCAAATTATGGCGAAGATGGTTTTGCAAATATAAAAAACGCATACGCCACAGAGTCTACGCAGGCAGCTGATAGAAAGAAAATATCTTCAGAAATGCATTCGGCTATACATACATGGGAATATAAAGAGTAAAATATTTGAATATGCCAACAACAACTAATTATAGTAACAGATTAATAGACTTGTCTTTATTTCCAGAAAAGACAAGTGAATCTCCAGTTAATCTTGGCATTAGGCCTATTCCATTAGTCATAACAGGAAAATTAAAGGCTTCGCAAAATTATATAAGAATTTTATTAAGTGACGTGGGGGAAAGAAAAGAAAACAAATTATTTGGTTCAACTTTATATTCTAGCTTTAAGACAACTAATATAAGTTTTCCTGTTCAGATTTATCAAATATTCTCATCTCAAAATCTTTTGGTTTTAAAATGGATAAAAGAAAGATACAATGATCAAACCCCCCTAGATGAAAGAATAGAAAAAGTAGAACTAATTAATTATGGCGTACAACCAGGTGGACAGATAATTTTAGATATAAAATTGTATACACAAGCAGGAGAAACAGCAGAAATTCACTTACCAGTTAAATGGCAAAAAACTTAATATGGCTGATCCAATAGAAAATTTCAATTTAGTAGAAGGTATAAACTTAAATGACTCTTCTTTTTCTGAGGATGAGATACTATCTGCTCAAAGTATTTTAAGGCAATACATTTCAGATAATTATCAAGATATAGATTTTTCTGAGCTATCATCTTTAAATGATTTGTTAATAAGACCTTTTGCTCAGATATTTTTGATTTTAAAAAAATTAATAGAAGAATTCTCTAAAACAAATACTATTTATAGTGCGTTATCGCTGCCTGAATCATCTAGTGATAAGATAGTTGATGCATTATTGTCTAATTTTAATATCAAAAGAAGGCAGGGATACATATCAACTGGTTTTGTAAAAATAAATCTTACTAACTTTTCTGAGTCCTTTTCGATAGATGAGTCAATTAAGTTTAAAACAAATAATGGTTTAATATTTTCATCTTCGGGAGCGTTTTCAGGGTCAGTATCTCCAACTGCCTCTAATCAACTTAAAATATATTCGGACTCTACAGGTACCCAAAAATTCGTAATAGTTCCATTCGTTGCGGAAAAAGAAGGTTCGGAATATAATATAGAGCAGTATACAACTTTAAATATATTAAATTCAAGGACGGGCATAATATCTGCAAACGCTTTTTCTAAGTTTTCTGGAGGGCAGAATAAAGAGTCCAATCAAGAAGTTATAGATAGAATCATTCCAGCTCTTTCTACTAGAAACCTTGCCTCTCCTCTTGCGATTGAACAAACACTCAGAGATAACTTTCCAGAAATACAGCAAATATCAATTCATGGAGTAAACAGTGAATTGATGTCAAGGAATTCACATAATATTTTTGGGATAAAATCTGGTAGTTTTTGTGATATTTATGTAAAAACATCTTCTTTCGTAGAAGAGTTTTTTGAACAAAATTTAGTGGCACAGAAAATAACGCAATCTATAATTAACTTAGATAACTCACTTGCTCCATACCTTGGGAAATATTTACTAAAATTATCTAGAAATGAATTACCTGGTAATTATAGAATAACTAGGGTTTTCTCTAAAGAGTTAGAACTCACTACATTAAGTAGCTTTAATATACTTAGCGTAAGAAGAAAATTTGATAAATACAGCGTATCTAATACCGTAGATAATTATATATTTAATACTCAGGAGTCAACTTATTCTAGTTATTCATACCAAGACATAATATTTGACGGAGTCGGTAACAATTCAGATACTATGTCTGTAACTGTTTTCGCGGAAATGATCCCCTCTATACAAAGAATACAACAATTTGTTAATCAGCCTGGAGCTCAGTCAGCTTTAATTGATACGCTTGTCAGAGCGTGTATACCATGTTTTATAAGTACATCAGAAATAACTGTAAGAACTAAGCTTAATTCGACTACACCAGAAAAAATACAGAACAATATAATAGACTATATAAACTCAGTAAACCCCAGAAAAGAAGAGATCAGAATAGATAAAATTATTTCATCTATAATGCAAGACAGTAATGTTTTATCCGTTAATACACCGATAATGATAAATGCTGAAATACTTGCACCAGACATAAATTTCACTACGATAAAGTTGTACTCTGAGTCTACGTTGGTTATACCAAAAAACATTCAATTAGGGTACTCAAGGGACAATATAGGATTCTTTGCTCGTAAATCTGGAATTCCTGTAACATTAATAGAAATATAAAACTTGAAAGACGATTTAACATATAACAAGAATTTTTCAGACTTTCTTGGGTCTTTTTGGTCATCTATATTTGATGCTGGTGACTTTTCTCAGGCACTTGGTGGTGCATATTCTGAGACGTTAATACAAAATTATTTAGATTTAGTAGATGTAATAAATTCGTGTTCAGTTGGTACCGTTCCTATATTCTCTAGGCAAAATGTATTTCCTGTAGTCATATCTAAAAATAATTTTTACAAAAACATAGACAATCCAGAATATGGAGATGGCTCTTATTATGGTGTTCAACCAAATGAATCAAAGTATTCATCTGGTGATATTATCAGGTATGGTACTGCATCATCATTAAATAAAAAATTTTACATAGAGCTAAAAAACAAGGATATTGTAAGCTTAGGAGCTGTTGCAATTAATAGATTGTTTGAGCCATCAGTTACATACCTAAATGGGGTTGATTTTTCTCTTTATCGCGGAGGTATACTATTCAAAGAAGACCCATTTCTAAACCCATTAATTCCAAAAAGAAAAATAATAGATAAAGACCTAGTAGAGATAGACGAAGAGCTAATACTATGGATATGTGACGTAGATATTGACAAATTTTTAATATACAAACAATTTGGGTATACGTTCACTAATTTAAGGACATCGTCTGAACAATACAAAGACATAACCATAAAATTGTTTGAACTAGTATCTAAAGGACCAAGTGTATTTGCGCTTAGGTCGTATTTATCTGTTATATCCGGAAGCCCATTGATTAGAGAGCCACTAGAAACAATACAAGATATACACAAAAATCCAGACGATGATACAACACTTGTTATAACCGACTTTAATGTATACAAACTGCAGGATAAACAGATAATATCAAATGACATAAAGATTGGAATTAGCGTAAAATCTGGGACACCGCTAGTTGATGTAGTTAATATAGTTAACACTAAAGACAAAAATTGGTGGGCAAATTTTGCGTCACTTCCGCTGCCTAAAAAATCATCAACTAATGTTGATACATATATATCATTTCCTAATAAATATATAAAAATCAAATACGGTAAAAAAATATCCCCCAATAACACATTATCCACTTCAGTTTTTTTTGACCTAATTGGTGAAACTAAAACTATAGAAAATTTTTGGAAACGCGTATTTGAAAAGGCTAAGCAAAGTCAAATTTATTATGGGTACGAAATATTTAAAAAATATGCAAATTATCAAGATGCACAATTAGATTTTGAAAATAATTTAGAGTTTTCTGTTAATCCTGCTCAAATTTTTTCTGAAGATTTTTTTTACGGAAATGTCTTACCGATAAAAATTGATTTAAGTAAAATAAATGACATAGAAGTGTTCTTTTCTACTATAAACCCGATAAAAGATAACACGCCGGTTAATGTTATATTGATGTTCTTTTTAGAGTTAAGTGGAATAGAAAAATACGAAATGCTTTTAGATAATAGGCAAAGTTATGCTACTTCTGTCAATTTAAGTGATTTATTAAATTTAAACACTAGTTCATTTCCAGATAAAACTAATCAGGGGTATAATACCCCAGAACTAGATAAATGGAATAATTTTGTTGATACTCCAGAAGTTATAGAGGCAATATCTATTGAAGTAAATGTCAGTAAAAACAAAAAATCTGGAAGATTTTACAAAAACAATTTTGATGACAATAACTTATCTAGTAATGGTTTTTTACTTGAAAAATTCGATCTTTCATCTACAACTAATTTAGTGCAAAATATAGAGCTTAAACAAATACCAAAATGCGCAATACTATAAAAGAAACTTACGAACCATCATGTATTGGTACGGTAACTATGGGTTATAGGAATTTAAAGACAAATTCATTTACCCCAATCTTCCATAAAAAAAATCTAATAATGTATGGCGCTGCAGATATAATGTCTAGGTTAGTATCTGGCGATAACAGATACTCTATATCCCATATGTATTATCATTATATCAATACTTCAGTGGTTCCATCTTTATATGAGGTTAATAGTAGAGCTGATGGTATAAATTTTTTCTCAACTCTCGGCAACACAACAGAGGATTGGATAAGGATACCTATTTTAACGTCAGCAAAAATAGATACTTACTATGACTTTGCTCCAGGCGAAGAGCAAAACAATGTATATAGTGGAAATATGGCTACGTTTGTTGCAACAAGCGCCTCGCATCCAACTCAACAAGGGGAATCTAATGCATCCCCATCAAATTATTTCGCTTATGCGGGGGACAATGGTCCATCAAAAATAATAGGAGTAGCATTAGCTAGTTCACCAGATCCATTAAACAAATATAAAGATATTGTGTTTAGTCGACTCGCTTTATCTTCCCCAATAACTGTTCAAGAGAATAGCTACATAGACTGTTTTTGGTCTATTGCATTTAAATAAAAACATAAACCAAAAATATGGCTAATACATGGGTTCCACTAATTAAGCCTCCAATAGATGGAGAGCCTATAAATCAAGAGACCGAAGCTAGACCAATAAGAGCTCTTCAACAGAGAACCGATTTCTTGTTCGAGAGACTGAATGATTTTAGTTCCCAGAACGGGAAACTAGTTATACAGAATGTAAGAGTTTCAAACGATGTAGAAGTCGGGGACTGGGTTTTCTTTAATAACGAGAGCCAAAAATATGAAAAGGCTATAGCAGAGGGTGTTTTCGATAACGAAACAAAACAATACAAAGCCTCTGATAGAACGTTTGTAGTTGGATTATGTGTACATAAAAATCAGACACTCGGTTCAATATTAATGAGTGGCTGGATTAATGACATTAAAGACTTTCAAATTGCTAATGTGCGTCAAATGCTTGAAGACACTACAGAGCAATTTAATCCAGGAAGATTTTATTTATCTAGGAAAAAACCAGGTAAAATGACTTCAGTGGGTGGAGCTCCATTAGTACAATTAGGATTTTTTACGGAGAAAGATGCTTTTGTTCAGCCACTACAAAAAGATATATTTGAATCACATATACACTATAAATTTACGCTAGAAGCAAAACCATCTGCAAGCCAAAACATATCCAGAAAGGGTTACGTAGAAAAAAATGGTATAAAGTATGTTGATTATTTTTACTCTTCATCCAGGCCAGAAGGAGATGTTCCTCCATTTATAATGTGTTTAAAGGGCAATGGATCATATACATCTATTGCTGAACAATTTAGAATTGATATTGTAAAAACTACTGACAATAAAATTGGATTTAGATTTGGAAGAGGTTCATTACTTGATTTTGATGATCCATCTAGCGGGTCAATTGAAGTCGTCTCTCAGGTTAGCATACCTGACTACGGAAAATGGATCACAATACCAAATACTGGTATAGATATTTCTTTCGTCAGGCATGATGGCGTGTATTCGGGTAACACCCTTCAACAAGATTTTACTACTGCAATGTCTACGGACGGTGCTGATAAATTTTGCATTTATTATCCGTTCGACACAAATGGATGGACAAACGTTAACTCATTTGATGGGAGATATACAGTAGGCACAAAATATAGATACTTAAGAGAGTTCAATAAAAGGGTAAACGCAGTTTGGCCTCCTACTCCGACAGAATCTGTAACAATAAGCAATAATGGTATAGATTTAATAGAGTCGAAAGATTTTAAATGTTTTCCACAAGACTTATTCTGGGTCCCTGGAACCTTCAGCAACAACGAACAAAAAACAGATTCTCCATGGCCTCATGACTATATTGCTAGAAGAATTGATACCGACCCAGATCCAAATCAATCACTAAGCAAGTACCTACAATTGTTTTTCTCAAAGGCAAACGTAAGTACGGCAAGACCACTAGTGCTTTCACTTCAAAGTTTTACTCCAGCAATACAAGTACTTGATTGCTTTACGAAAGAAGAGTCAACTACAGGTAATCTTGCAATTGATCTAAGACTCGACTTAAATACTACAGACGGCCCAGATGCGGACAAGTGCTTCTCTAGAATTGATTCAGATACTCAAAAGTTTGTAACATCCCCCCTCGTAAGCAGAGTTATTGCGGGTCAGGGGATAGAGATCAAGAATTTACAGGGTAACTCAGCTGAAACAGGTAAGGTTATTATATCGAGCACAACAATACAATCATCTGGTGAGGTATCTATAGTTTCGCTAAAAAACGCAAAAGAATATTTACATAATGGAGTTATGCCCTGTGTAACATTCTTGCCTCCTGGATCCGCTAAATGCCAGATGGTAGCAAAAATAAAAATACCATATCAGGCCGTGCCAGAGAGCAGTGGAGTAAAATTATTTTTATCTTCAAATGTATTTGGATCCTCCTCTGTATCGCAAACAAATACATATAATGCACTATTTAAGGCAAATTACTATGTATTTCCGTCAGGACTTGGTAATGCCCCTAGAGCCTCTTGGAATAACTTTAACCTTAATTACATTGATGACTCAAGTGATGAAGTATCTTTTGATATAAAATACTGGAAAACTCAACTAACCAATTACTTAGCTTATACGGTAGACAAAAATCAATTCCCTAAACAGGGTTCAATAATATCAAACAACGGAAACACTGATTTATTTGTTTTATACGGAAAGATAAACAATATAAATCAACAAAAAATAAGACCAGGTGATGTTGTTTATGTTATGATAGAAAGAGTTTCTACGTTTGGAGAAGACGGAGATACTTACCCTGGAGATATAAGCTTTTTAGATATAAACTGGAGAACGGAGGTTATCTAGTGGCACAAAGTATAATTTTCCCTGAGTGGCTAAACTCCAACTCTGTTAGAAATTACCCAATAGCAGAAAACTGCTCTAGAATTGACAAGAGCGGGTCGTATACAATATCGAACGATCTAATTGTCTCTGCACAGGTCAATCATTCAAGAGCGTACGCAGATGGAGTATTTTTTATATCTGGTCTATTTGTATCTGTCCCAGTTATTAAGATATCTATATCGTATCAACCTGAAGATACTTTAATTTCTCCGACATATATATCAACAATAGAAATAGATACTAAAAATTTTTCTAAATTTAGTTACCATTCTTTTATTGGTCAGAATGAAAACTCATCAGTGCTTGGAGCAATTGCGGTAGGTGATATAGCAGAGACGATAAACAGGGGTCTAGGTAATTTCGATTTTGATAGCTCCTCAACTAAGCTAGAAATAAATTGTAGATTTGTTTCTATGCCGTCTATGCAATACATAGATATATATGATTCAAATAATGTATTAATTCATAGAGCCACTGATGTTTTAAAGATAAAAGCTGGACAAAACGTAAGAATAACGTACGACCCATTAATAAATATAGATACTGGCGAGACCGACCAATATGGTTGCGTAAAGATAGATGCAATAGTAGATGAGAACGTCATAAAAGAACCAGACGGGTGTGAAACAGCTAAAGCCTTTTACAGTCCATGTATAAAAACTATTAATGGTGTTAGGCCAGACTCAAATGGAAACTTTTGGATAGAGGAGTCGGAATGCATAGGGATTGATGAGTACAAAGATGCCAACTCTATAAAAGTTAACGATTTATGTTCAAGTTCTTGCTGTGGCTGTGTTGATCTAGAATTTTTGACTGCAGGATTAGAACAGTTAAAACAACAGGAAGAAAGACTTAGGGAACTTGTTTTAACAACTCAAGGAACTCAAAGTGAGTTACTTGCAAACTTAATTGCAAATCTGTGAAAAATATACAAGAATGGCAGCAAGAAAATTCAATAAGGGCGTTTCCATTCAGTGAAAAAACAATTTCAGCTAATGGAATTCCAAAGGATTTTATCGTAGATCTTAAATTTTTTCCAGACTACTATTCAAACAATTCTATATATTTATCTAGCGTTATATATAGCTCGCAAAATGATTCATACGTTCTTGAATTTAAATATTCACAAACAGAAGAAATAGCAATTATTTCTGGATCAATTTCTCGAAGAAGAAGCGTACAGAAAAATGGAATAACTACTAGCGTAAACAGAAAAGGAGATCAAATAACATTAAAATATAGTAATCCTGTATTTTCTCAGATAACTGGATATGCTACAAAATATGCGGTATGCATGTTTACTATTGGTTCTTCCTGGGATAACGCTTTGCAGAATTTATCCAACCTTGATAAAGAATCATCGTTGCTTGATTCATCGGTAATAAATCCAGGAAGCAAGGGTTTTAGGAGAGTTTTCATACAAAAACTTCCAGACTATATAACAAGCAGTAATCCTAATTTTTATGTAGCCCCCTCTATTCCAGAAGAAAATGAATGGGGCAGGGAGATTATACAAAAAATAAAAGCTGGGCCTAACGTAGTTTTCTCCAAAGATTTAGTAGACCCCAATCTAATAATTGTTTCTGCTACTCCAGTAGCAACCACTAGTAATGATTCTACGCTAAACACGGACATTAAGTTTATTAATAATGTTGGCCCAGATGATACAGGTAGATTTAGGTTGAATACTGTAGGATGCTTAACAAAAATAGAGAGACCAGAAACACGATTTTCTGATGACTCACCAGACGAACAACAAGATATAAAGTTATTGAATTCTGTACAGCTTCTCAGTGATTGTTTACCGTGTTGCGGGTGCGAAAAATACAGAGCATATACAGCAGCAATAGAGAGAAGGTCTAGAAAATTAAAAGAAGTGTGCGATCTACTTGTGCAAATGGTTACATCAAACACCGAGCTGTACAATGACGCTGTAAATAAAATAAATAAAGAAAGACGGCCAATTTGTAGGGTGAGAAACCTGAGAGTATTTGAAGATCAATTTAGAATTAGTGTGCAGAACACCTGCTCAGTTCCAATTTATGTGGACTTTAGGTTGAGTGTTGTTGGAGGATTTGGCATAGAACCACAAAGTTTTTCTATACTAGAATTTGACCCTAGCCTGGAGTCAGACAAGCCACCCTTGATATATTCTTCAATCGAGGAGCTTCCTGCTTTGACTACTACGCCAAAAGACTATTACAATAATTCACCTGATTTACCTAGCGGATTTTTCGGAGGTTTTGTTATTGGATCAAACTCTGAATATGGAGATATCAAACCAATAATGCCAGGTAGCTATACAGATATAACTTTTGTTGCTAATTTTCCTGTATTTGATTTAAAAGACAATAACCTTACAATAAAATGTGAATCTAACGGCATATATGGTGGGACAGTTAACGACGATCAAGTATGGACAGGAACTTATGGATGCAAGAAAGATGTCTGGATAGCTAGATATGAATATGGTCCAGTTTTGCAGTCAAAAAGTTGCGGCGGAGAATTGATAAGTAGACAAACCTATAGAGTTATACAATTAGATCAATAATTATATGATAGGAGATATTGAAGATTGGTATAATTTAAACTCATTAAGGTCTTATCCATTTGAGTATAAAAAATATGAATTATCAGACAAGAATTTTACATTCTCTGATTTATTGATTGTTGATTGTATGGCAATTGTTCATGTGAATGATGCTAAAATATCTTTGTCTTCAATACATTTTTCTGGAAATATTTTTACAGCAACTTTTTATGACTCAATCCTTGATCAAGATATTTTTATGGCTCAAGGAAGTCTTTTAAATAAATTTGTGTCATCTCCAATTATTCCGTTGTCTGATGTGGGGGTATCTGGGAATGTGGCTTTTGGTGATTTAACAAAATTCTATCACATGAGATTAAGCGGATTGCATAAATTTACAAATACAAATATACCTTTAATAAACTACTGTTATATATGTGCTGGAGAGCCCGCAATAAAATCAATTGAGTACAACATGGGAAAAGTAGTTGGAGACATAGACTTGTCTACGATTGGTTTACTTAACACCATGGTAGATTCCAATAATAATACAATTAGGCAAATAAATCAAAACGGAGTTACCCAAAAAGTAGTAATAGATCAATCAAATGTTTTATTTTATTTATCCGACCCATCAGTCATAGAGGATATATGTCAACCTCCAAGGACTGTATGTGATTGTCCACATACACCAATTAAAAAAATTAATAATGTATCACCTAATCCTCAAAACGGTAATATAAATATTGAGGTTGGTGATTTTAAATTAAATGAACAAAACGGAAAATTTGAATTAGAGGTTGGAAGCAGTTCCAGTGGATTAGAGATAGAAAATACTGCTGATGGTATAATTTTATCTTTGCAGAAAAATAGCGAAGAAATATGTGAAGACACTAAAATTATACCATTTCCAGATGGAAGACTACCTAGCGAAGAGTTTATAATATAAAAATGGAAGCATTAACATACAAAGAGTGGAGAAATCAAAACTCCGAATCTACTTTTCCGTTTACTTACAATAATTCGGAAATAGATAATACTATTTTTATTGATGCTTCCTTAGTAGTCTATGAAGACACTGATATATGGTTATCTAGTCTGTCTTTGAAGGTTGATTCATTCTATGGAGAATTAAAGTCCGGTAGCTCTAGAAAATACACTTTTTCATCAAACGATCAAATTACCCCATACAAATTAATACCAATAATGGATAGTAGGGGTATTTCGGTAGGTAGTATAATTACTGGTACATATTTTTTGAATTTATCTAACAATAGAAAATCTTTTTCTAAGAATTTTGACAGCAGACAAATTCTATTAAATCCTACTTGTTTATTTACGTACCCATCAAAGCAGGTTTCTTCAATAAAAATTGGGCCTCAAAGAATAAATGGTTTTATAAACTTTCATGAAGGACCAGGGGTCGAGATGAATGGAAATAGCAATATAATTGTTTTTGACTCTATAGGCAAAAATAGTTCTAATGCAATTGATGAATGCTGTGATCCAAATCAAATTATATTAAAAAAAATAAATGGTATATCTCCAGAGGAGCTAGATTTATATATAAAGCCAAGAGACGTTGGGCAGCCGTCTAACACACTAGACGAAAGACAGGTTATAAGAATAAATCAGTCAGAGGGTGGGATAAAAATAGAATTAACCAAATGAATAGCTCTTATCCATCTTTTTTCTCTGAAAACTCTAATAGATCTTTTCCTTTCGTAGAGAACACGGTTTCTAGTAAGGTTAAAAACTCGTGTTTCATAGATTTTAAATGCTGGACAAGGTTTAAGACACATGAGTCCCCCAGCCTATACTTGGTCGCAAACTATTCAGCAGATTTACCAAATGAGTATAAGCAATTTTTGTTAGATGGATTTTGCACATTATTTTTTTTAGTACACAAGGTACCAGAAAATGAGCATGTATTTAATGGGATGATATGTGTATATATTCCATTAGACAATTCTCAATGGCCGTATTTAGGTGTATCCAGTGTGTGGAATTCTAGTGGAATTAAAATGTTTGAATTAAGGACTTTGGTAAATTCTTCTGTATTGGATATTGCATCAAATCCTGATAATTATTTATTTCCATCAAATTTATTTAGCAACCAAGGTGATATAGGGTTAAAAATAGAACCAACTCAAGTAATCTACTCAGGTAATATAGTTATCGATGAATTAAATATTGTAGACCAGGATGGATATCACAAAAAAAATATAAATGGTGATGTGAAGGTTTCTCCTGGATATAATTCCTATATTTATCAAGCTGATAAAAAGTTTACAATTAATTCATCCGCAAATATAGGATCAGGCAAAAGATATAATGACGAAAAAAACGATATCTGTAATGGAGTATTTTCAATAAATGGAGTGACACCAGATGAATCTGGAAACTTTAAGATAGAGGGTGACAATGGCGTATTGATATTCAATCTTCCGGAAGAATATAAAATAGTGGTAGCTATTGATCCAAAAACAAAAATAGCGAAATGCCAGACGTAAAAAATACAATAACAGATTGTGAGTTTACTCCTCCATATATCTTGGAGTGTGAAGTAAAAATACCTAACTTTGTTTTTTTGTGTCCATCTCCAAAACAGGTTACACCAACCATATTTAGCGTAGAATACGCTATACCTGGGTGTGTTGGGGCCACTGGCATACAAGGTACTCCAGGTGGTTTCGGTATACCTGGAGCAGTTGGAGCAATTGGGGCTACTGGGCAAACTGGCCAACAAGGACTCCCTGGTTCTACTGGTATAACTGGTGATATAGGTTTAAGTGGCCCTCCTGGCCCTCCTGGTGGTTTTGGAGCAACTGGAGTAGATGGACCCCCTGGAATCGCTGGACCAGTAGGTCCAGCTGGTCCAACAGGGCCTACTGGCCCACCAGGAGTTATTGGACCCAAAGGGGATACTGGAAAAAACGGCAGCACTGGTCCCGCTGGACCAGATGGGCAACCAGGAAAAACAGGCAAGGTGGGATTACCTGGTTTACCTGGAAGCACTGGGACTGTTGGGCCTCCTGGAGTAGATGGACCTCAAGGAAGAGTTGGCCCAACTGGATCCAGGGGATTGCCTGGAGTATCTGGTCCTGTGGGGCCCCCTGGGCCTGTAGGGCCACCAGGTGGCGCTGGAGGACCTGGCGTTCCTGGAGCTTCTGGTTCTATTGGTCAACCTGGTGCTTCTGGCAGTCCAGGAAATCCTGGTACACCTGGTCCTGCTGGGCCTCCTGGTCCAATAGGAAATCCTGGACCAACTGGTCCACCTGGTACAAGCCCTTCTGGGCCACCTGGACCACCAGGAGGGCCAGGCCCAACTGGACCACAAGGTCCTGCTGGCTCAAATGGAAACCCTGGGCCACCTGGAGTTACTGGACCACCTGGGGCGTCTGGTGCGCAAGGAGCATCTGGATCTGCTGGACCCCAAGGTCCTGCTGGACCTGCAGGTCAACCTAACTTAAATTTTGGTCCTCCTGGACCTCCTGGACCTAGTGGAACTCCTGGTTCTCCTGGTCCAACTGGACCTCCTGGCACTTCTTTACCGGGTCCTACTGGTCCTCCTGGACCTCCTGGACCTAGTGGAACTCCTGGTTCTGCTGGTACTCCTGGCGGAGTTGGGCCTGTTGGGCCACCTGGTCCTGCTGGGCCACCTGGTCCTTCAAACTTAAACTTTGGACTACCAGGTCCTCCTGGGGCAAGTGGCACTATGGGGCCACCTGGGCCAACTGGACCTCCTGGAGCAACAGGTACAAACGGAAATCCGTCCCCAGGGCCAACTGGACCACCTGGTCCCCCTGGACCTGGGGCTTCTGGTAGTTACGGAAACCCAGGGCCAACTGGGCCACCAGGAGCACCTGGTGCACCAAATTCTAATTTTGGACCTCCTGGTCCTGCTGGAACAAGTGTGCCTGGACTTCCTGGTCCTCCTGGACCCCCCGGAACAAATATACCTGGATTAACTGGACCGCCTGGGCCTCCTGGCCCAACTGGTCCACCTGGACCTCCTGGGCCAAGTGGAGCACCAAATTCTAATTTTGGACCTCCTGGACCTCCAGGACTTCCATCTACTGTACCTGGACCGCCTGGGCCTCCAGGTCCTCCTGGGCCTAGTGGAACTCCAGGTACATCAGGAAATCCTGGACCACCTGGCATAACTGGGCCTGATGGTCAACCTGGTCCTCCTGGAGCGAGCGGAACACCAAATAATAATCCTGGTCCTACTGGTGCATCTGGGGCAAGCGGGACCCCAAATACTACTCCTGGGCCTCCAGGTCCTCCTGGAGCCTCAGGATCAAATGGGCCTGCTGGAGCTCCAGGTCCTATTGGTCCACCTGGACCTGCTGGATCAAATGGTGTTGATGGGCTTATTGGCCCTATGGGACCTGTTGGTCCTCCTGGGCCAAGTGGTGCTGTAGGTGCACCTGGTGTATCTGGGCCCCCTGGCCCAACTGGACCTCCTGGTCTTTCTGGACCTCCTGGTCTTTCTGGACCTCCTGGTCTTTCTGGACCTGCTGGAGTAACTGGACCCACTGGGGTAACTGGACCCCCTGGAAGTATACCACAACCTGGAACAGCTGGCGGAAATGGACAATCGAATTGTAGTGGTAGCTGTCAGATATGTTTTTACATGAGAAGTCCAAGTTGCTAGTATTATTACTAAATTTTTTTTATATCAATGGATAAAGATTGTAAATTTATTCCCCCAGTTTTGTCTGATTGTGAGATACAGGTTAAGCTACCAGATTTAATATGTAAAACTCCTGTTTTTGTATATAGTGTACTAAACACACAAGACTTAACCATTGGAATTCCAGGATGTAGTGGTGTTCCTGGAATTCCTGGTATAATTGGTCTTGACGGAAGCCCAGGCGCACCAGGCGCTCCCGGATTGATGGGTTCAACCGGTATTACGGGGGCCGTAGGAGTTAAAGGAGCAACAGGAGCAACTGGGTTAGCTGGTCCAACTGGTAACATTGGATTGCCTGGGCCCGCAGGACCGCCTGGGGATCCTATCCCTGGCCCAACTGGACCAATAGGAAATCAAGGCAAGAAAGGTGAAGATGGTCCCAAAGGAAACCCAGGTAAAGATGGTATACCAGGTCCTCCAGGATTGCCTGGGGTTCCTGGGTTAGATGGATCAGATGGTGTACGAGGTCTTCCTGGGATTAATGGAGCTACTGGATTACCTGGGGCTCCTGGGGTAATTGGTTTGACTGGGGGTCCGGGAGCGACGGGATTAACAGGAAATCCAGGCAATCAAGGACCTCCTGGGGTAGTTGGGGCTTCAGGCAACCCTGGACCCATGGGGCCACCAGGAGCGATTGGTTCTACTGGATCTGTTGGCTTACCTGGCCAAACGGGTAGTGATGGACCAGTTGGTCCTCCTGGTCCTGCTGGTCCTGCTGGTGGTGTAGGTCCTCCCGGTCCCCCTGGAGCATCAGGCACAGCTGGTCCTGCTGGTCCTGCTGGTGGTATTGGTAATCCTGGTCCAGTTGGTCCTCCTGGTGCCTCAGGATCTATTGGTGTGGCTGGACCTCCTGGTCCAACAGGACCACCTGGACCTACTGGTGTTGCGGGGACTAACGGTATTTCTGGCCCTCCTGGGCCATCTGGACCCGATGGAGTTACTGGACCACCTGGCCCTACCGGTCCCCCAGGGGGCAATGGACCAAATGGCAACCAAGGTCCACCTGGAGCTACTGGAGTTGGTAACCCTGGACCTACTGGGCCTACAGGTCCTCCTGGGCCTAGTGGTACTTCCGGTAATCCAGGTGTATCTGGGCCGCCTGGATCAAGTGGACCTGCTGGACCTGCTGGAAACCCTGGAGTAACTGGACCACCTGGCCCAACTGGACCTCCTGGAGGTGTAGGACCTGCTGGATCTCAAGGTCCTGTTGGGCCTGCTGGAAATCCAGGAACTAATGCAACCCCTGGACCTCCTGGACCTCCTGGACCTCCTGGACCCTCAGGCAGTGGCGGAGGCACTGGACCTCCTGGGCCTCCTGGACCTAGCGGAACTCCTGGTAATAATGGACCAACTGGACCACCTGGCCCACCTGGGTACGGTATAACTGGTCCACCTGGACCACCTGGACCTAATAATGATGGCACCCCCGGAATACAAGGAGTAACTGGGCCTCCTGGTCCAACAGGACCACCTGGGCTACCTGGGAATGACGGTTTAACTGGACCACCTGGGCCTACAGGTCCTCCTGGATATAGTGTTACTGGTCCTCCTGGTCCTGCTGGCCCTCCTGGAACTCCTGGAATATCGAATACTACTCCTGGACCACAAGGTCCTGCTGGATCACCTGGTCCTCCTGGACCACCTGGACCATCTGGCTCGAATGGATACAATGGACCAACTGGGCCTCCTGGACCACCTGGACCAGATGGAGTAACTGGACCAGCAGGGCCGCCAGGACCTAACGGAAATCCAAATAGTAACTTTGGACCTCCTGGTCCTCCAGGTCCTACTGGCCCTGCTGGTTCTTCTAGCACTGTTAACGGGGTTCCAGGTCCGCCAGGTCCTACTGGCCCTGCTGGTCCTCCTGGGCCAAGTGGTGCTGTAGGTGCACCTGGTGTAACTGGACCTCCGGGGGTATCTGGTCCTGCTGGAGTTTCTGGACCTCCTGGTCTTTCTGGACCTGCTGGAGTAACTGGACCCCCTGGAGTAACTGGACCGCCTGGAGTAACTGGACCACCAGGAACTCCTGGGCCTCCTGGGCCTCCTGGTGGAAATACCTGTACTTCTTGCGTTACATGTAGTTGGTATTAATATATAATACACTTACACTGAATGAATGACTGTGATTTTACGCCACCGCTAATTGAGCCTTGTGACATTAAATTAATAGATCCTATTAATTTATGTAAAACCCCAGAGATATTAGACAATTTAGAAATCAATACTCAAATTGATCCGATAGACGGGTGTCTCGGGGCAACAGGTCCATCTGGTCAACAGGGAATACCAGGAGTTAATGGATCTCCTGGTGCTTTTGGAATTACTGGAGCAACAGGATTAATTGGAGCAACAGGATCTACTGGGGTAACTGGCCCCATGGGTGATCCAGGCAGAAATGCAGGAGCTACTGGTTCTTTTGGGGCAATAGGAAAAAAAGGGGTAAATACAATGGGTCCAGTAGGACCCAGAGGCCCCACTGGACCAGATGGTTTACAAGGAGATACTGGACCAGATGGAGATGATGGACTGCCAGGTGTGCAGGGGCCACCAGGTAAAGATGGACCGCCAGGATTAAATGGAGCGACTGGATTACCTGGGGCTATTGGGGTTCCTGGGCTTAGAGGAGCTACAGGTATGCAGGGCGCAACAGGAAACGTAGGTCCGCCTGGACAAAAAGGATATGACGGACCAGTTGGACCGATGGGAGCAACTGGACAACAAGGTCCACAAGGAACCATAGTAGGTCCTCCTGGTGCGTCTGGCTCACCTGGTCTTGCTGGTCCATCTGGAACCCCTGGAACACCGAATACTACTCCTGGTCCTGCTGGTCCCCCAGGAACAACACCTGGTCCGCAGGGTCCACCTGGACCCCAAGGGCCAGCCGGAGGGGTTGGCAATCCTGGACCACCTGGAGTTAGTGTCACTGGACCACCTGGGCCTCCTGGCGCTACTGGCGCGGCTGGACCGCAAGGAGCCCCTGGCAATCCAGGAGCTACTGGGCCTGCAGGATTGGCTGGGCAATCTGGACCGCCTGGAATTGCTGGACCATCTGGACCGCCTGGATCAAATGGGCCTGCTGGAGCTCCTGGCGCTCCAGGAATATCTGTGTCTGGACCACCTGGACCACCTGGACCGGCTGGTTACGGAGCTCCAGGTCCTACTGGTCCACCTGGACCAACAGGCCCTCCTGGACAAAATAACGCAGTAGATGGTGCATCCGGTCTTGCTGGTCCTCCTGGTCCAACTGGACCTCCTGGAACATCAGGATCAAATGGACCTGCTGGAGCTCCAGGTCCAGCTGGGTCTATTATTCCTGGAATCAGTGGACCTCCTGGTCCTCCTGGACCCAGTGGAACTCCAGGCTCAAGTCTTCCTGGACCTCCTGGGCCTACAGGTCCTCCTGGGGGTGGAACTCCTGGTCCTCCTGGTCCAACTGGACCTCCTGGAGCATCAGGATCAAATGGGCCTGCTGGAGCTCCAGGTCCAACTGGATCTATTATTCCTGGACCTACTGGGAATACTGGGCCGACTACTTCACCGCCTGGTTCACCTGGCTCTCAGGGAGCTACTGGTCCTGCTGGTCCACCTGGACCAACTGGATCAGGAGGGCCGCCTGGATCAAATGGGCCTGCTGGAGCTCCAGGTCCAACTGGATCTACTACTCCTGGACCTACTGGCCCACCTGGACCTACCGGATCGCATGGCGTAGATGGACAAACTGGGCCATATGGTCCCCCTGGAGCATCTGGGGCACAAGGAGCAACTGGGGCATCTGGTACACCTGGTTCAGACGGTTCACCTGGCCCAGCGGGCCCATCTGGCTCGCCTGGATCAAATGGGCCTGCCGGACCTAGCGGATCTGCCGGTACGGACGGTTTAACTGGACCACCTGGGCCTACAGGTCCTCCTGGACCACCTGGACCATCTGGCTCGGCTGGATACGATGGACCAACTGGGCCTCCTGGACCACCTGGACCTACTGGTCCCCCAGGAGTTGCCGGACCATCTGGGCCACCTGGCCCAACTGGACCTCCTGGTCTTTCTGGACCTCCTGGTCTTTCTGGACCTCCTGGTCTTTCTGGACCTGCTGGAGTAACTGGTCCTGCTGGAGTAACTGGTCCTGCTGGACACCCAGGTACAACCGCTGACGGGAGTACTGTAGGTGCAAGAGGTCCCGGTGGATGCGCAAATGCTAATTCTTGCTGTCAGGCGAAATTCAGTTAATAATATATTTATGCAAAAAACAGTTTTGATTATAAAGAGAGAAACAAGCAACAGTAATAGAATAGACAGCGGTAAGCTATTGCAGCTTGCAGGTTTTTTACTTAAAGTAAGTGTAGATGTTGCACACAATATAGATAGAAATATATTTGTAATGCAACGAGATGTTTCATCTTCTTATTCACAAAATGAATTAGACACATTTTATTCCGTAGCTTCAGTTGGAGAACTTGAATGGATACCAGCGAATCATCCGGATCCCAGTGGTACAAGTTTTTTTAGAACTGATACAATTGAATTAATGTTCGAAAGCAAAAAAGAATTAGAGGATTCTTGGAGGAAAATATCATCAGAGGTATTTAGCTTAGCTGAATCGAATGATTTATCTATAAATATTGAACCAGATTTAATCGCGTCTTATCCGTCAGATGCTATAAGTTTATATTATGGAGTTACAAATAGCACGCCATCGGCCACGGAAATATCTGGTTTAACTAACTTACCAACTCCAATACAGGACCTTAAACATATAGACACATTTGATGGAGATAGTTATTTCACGGTAGCCATCCCAATATATACTAAAGACAGAAATTTTTATATAGACAATACACTTGCTTTGTCTGTAAAAAGTGATATGACAATAACAAATAAATACGATGTACCAATTCCATACAAAGTATATACAACTACTGATGAAGTTCCACCTGGACTTCACACAATAACATTTAAATAATATGGTAATAACAAAAAAAAGAGCTTTATCTTTGGCTTCTTCATTGTCTATCGCTAAAGACATACCGGAGTTCATTCCAGTGTACGAGCAATTTAAAGTTAAAAATTCAGAGCTACAAAAAAAGAAAGGCTGCAGCTCTTGCGAAGTTAATTCATTATTTGCGGATGTATCTGATCAAGCATTAGCAGTAATGACAACGCTATCTGAGAGCAGTAAGAAAAAATTAAAAGAGATACTAGCTACTGACGGGCCAATATATGTTTATAGCTCTAGCAAGGCCGGGGTCAATATGAAGAGGATAGATTAAATATGAACATATTTTGTTTTATTTTTGTTTACGTAGTTCTATCTGTTTCTGTTTTTGCACAGTCAAAGCCATTGGACCTATCTAACGCTATTCTACAGTTAAGCGACTATCAGCAAAAAATTGCAAAGGGGCAAGCAAATGGATACGCTCCACTTGATTCTAGTATATTGGTTCCACCTCAATATATTTTCCCAAATTTTAACTCAAGTCCATCTGGTACAATTTGGACTAAGTCTTCGAATGGGACACTTCAATCTATCTCAAATTCTCTTAATTTTTATGATGGTGGGCTTTTGATAAATAGAGTGAAAATAGGTTCGCTAGGAGATGATAAATATGGAATATCTATTGATCCTAATCAATCTAACCCATTATTTATAAGCGCTGGTTCATCTAGCGGAAGAATATATTTCCAAAACGGTAATGAGGTTGGGGCAGCAAACACAAATAATACAGATTATTTATGGTCAATAAAAAGCTCTGGTCAGTTTAAACTAGGTACAGGAAATTTTTCTGGTGACATAAATTTAGGTTCAAAAAATATAGTTGAGGTTAGTGAGATAAAACCTTCATCACCTCTACCAGGTCAGTCATTAACTGGCATCAAGGTTAAACTATCTAGTTCGTCTCCAGAAATTTCTAGTCTAGGAGCAGACCAAACACTTAAATTTACTGGTTCGAATTTTAATCTAGGAATTAATGACATATCAGCAATTGATTCAAACTATCAAATTAAAAAGTCATTTGCATTAAACATATCAACTGCTGATGCTAGATATGCGAAGCTTGGTACAGTAAATTCCTGGCCCCAAACTCAAAACTTTAATCAAGTAGCCCTAGGAACACCTCTTTCAACTCAATATGGCGGATTAGGGGTAGACCTAAGCACTGAATCTGGCAAGGCCATAGCAAGGACTAATCTTGGTATAGATCAAACCCAGCCATTCAATATTAGACTTCAGCAAATATCTAATATGTCCCCCTCGATTAATTCATTTATTGTCGGTACTACCGGAAATGGTTTTGCGCAAAAGACAAAAGATGAAACAGTTCAAATACTGGGATTAGTTCCAGGACAGAACATTCAACCATTCAGTACACTTTTGTCTTCTATCTCTAGCTCATCCAACAATACAGATAGCGGAGTTAAATATTTTTATGTACTTTCTGGCGGTGTAACTCCAACTGTAAATAGACGGTCATCTATAGATGCTAGGTCAGACTTAGGATTATCAATATTGGGCTCAAGCCTAGTCACAGCTACTTCAGCAACAAGTATGCAAGCACTTTTACAGCTTTTACCTGGAACACATGTTCAGCAATTCAATACCATACTATCTCAAATATCTTCAAATAATTGGACTGGTTCTACCTCAATAACTACTGTTGGTAATGTTGCGCAAGGGAGGTGGGAGTCTACAGCGATAACACCAAATAGAGGTGGAACTGGGTTAACTCAAGTACCCGCTCAAGGACAAATTATTGCTGGAACATCTACTGGATCGTATGAACTAACTAGATCATTAACCCTTCAATCATTAGCGCTAACCTCTAACAGCACGTCAGTATCTCCACTTACCACAAATTCAACTGCAAAAGTTAATAACTTAAATGCAGACCTCGTAGATGGAATAGATCTTAGCACTCAGTTAAATAAAACAGTAACTTTTATTGACGGACAAACAAAAACTCATACAATTGTTATTGAAAACGGATTAATAAAAAGCTGGGAAAAGACACCTTAGAATATGAAAGACATAGTTGAAGGAAATATATTTGCGCCTGACTACATGACAATTCCCACTATTCAGGCTCCGTTACCAGGAAATGACCCAGTTGTGTATACAAGAGGGCAGACATTATCTTTTATGGTTAAGTATCCAGCTGGTACTAAAAGACTTTTATTTACTGTTAGTGGAAGAATTTATGCGTCTGGGGGTGAACTATTCAAACAAATAGTTTATCCAGACCCAAACTCAGGTGGAGTAGCAGAGTTTACTGTTACTGGTGCAGATACTTTAGCTCTGCCGACTGGAATGTTTTATTGGGATATTTTTCAGTTGAGAGATGATGGATCTAGAGATATATGGAACTCATACAATAAGGGAACATTTAATCTAGTTGATAGTCCATCTGTACATTTCCTAGAAAACGATATGCCACCTGAAGAATGCTGGACTAGCGACGAAATTCACGTCCCTGGGTGTCACGAACACTGCGACACTAAGGAATGTTTAACCGAGACGTCAGTAATTGATGCTGGTGAATATTAAAAAAAATAATTATTGATTTTATGTCGGTGTCGTATAGAAATACTCATTTATGAGATTTCACATTCTTGGATTGCCTCACACGGTTACAAATAAAGAATTTGTTGCCTGTGCGTACACACAAAAAGTATTAAAGTTTGGGAAGATGATGAAAGCTAGGGGCCATGAAATAATACATTATGGCCATGAAGATTCTGAGCTTGTTTGCGATGAACATGTGAGTGTCCTTACAAATAAAGACTTCAGTGATGTATATGGATCTCACGACTGGAGAAAAAAATTCTTCAAGTTTGACGTAAACGATAATGCATATCAGACGTTCCATAAGAACGCAATAACAGAGATACAAAAGAGAAAACAAAAAAATGATTTTCTTTTACCTTTTTGGGGCTATGGGGTAAAGGCAATATGTGATGCACACGAAGACATGATTGTTGTGGAACCAGGAATAGGATACGCTGGTGGACATTGGGCTAAGTGGAAAGTATTTGAGTCTTATGCTATTTATCACGCTTATTGCGGATTACAGAATGTCGGTCAATGCAATCAATCATGGTATGATGTAGTTATTCCCAACTATTTTGATTTAAATGATTTCGAGTACTCAGATAAAAAAGAAGATTATTTTTTGTACCTAGGGAGAGTATATGACGGTAAAGGAGTTCATGTAGCAATACAAGCAGCTGAAAAAGCTGGAGTCAAGCTAGTTATAGCTGGCCAAAAAGATGAAAACTTCAAGATACCTAGCTCAGTTGAATATATTGGATATGCAGATATAGATACACGCAAAAAATTAATGAAATATGCAAAAGCTAGTTTTATCCCAAGCATGTATGTAGAGCCTTTTGGTGGAGTTCAAATAGAGAATTTATTGTCTGGCACACCAACAATAACTACAGATTGGGGTTGCTTTGCAGAAAATAATATACATGGCATAACTGGATATAGATGCAGAACAATGGGGGACTTTATATCTGCAATAAAAAATATAGATAAAATAAAACCATCGGATTGTAGAAAATGGGGAGAGAATTTTTCTTTAGAATCTGTTGGAGCGATGTATGAAAAATATTTTCAAGACGTATTAAATGTATATACTGGCAATGGTTGGTATTCCGGTGAATCTGAGCTTTTTCTAAAGTATTTGGATAGAAACTATACATCTCTTGAGGGTAGTACAAAAGTTAACGAACTTATTCCATAATAAATTAGATATACAATTTTAGTATATGGGCAAAACGATTAGACGCTTAGGTGAACAAGCAGATGGTAAATCAAAAAGAAAAAATGATTACCACTCTTTTATTAAAAAGAAAAAAAATAAAAGCGAAAGACGTAGAGCAAAACTAGATCCAGAGACTCCCCCAGCATACGGTAAGTACAAAGGATGGGAGACTTGAATTAGAAGCAGCGGCGTGGAGAGTCAAACGGTTCGATGCATGGCTACATGCCGTGGGCAAAACCGAAGAGATAACGTGGACACGCAACAAGAGGAAGACGAACACCTCATAAAAAACGGCTATCAAAATTAGATGGAGTAACGACCATCCTGCTTCTTTTTGTTTAACCAGAAAATGAAAAAATTAAAACAACTTTACTTATGCCTAGAAAGTCTCAGTATGGGATTTTCCGGTACCAGAAAATTACTAAAAATGAATAAATATAAAATAGAGATGTCTCGTGGATGTACTGCAGACGCTTTCATTGTTAATAATGAAGATTATTATGATCTTCCAGAAGATAAACAAAAAGAGTTCGTAGATTACGTCATAGAACAGATACGGGAAGCTATGAATAGATCAGAGATTCACGCCCATACTCTTGTTGAGCTTTTTCAGCCAGATAATTGGGAAACGTCTGAGAGATGTGAGCAGTGCGGAGACTCGGTTCATACCGAATACTGGAATTTATAATATGTATTTTCAGCTATCATTAAAAAACCTTTTTCAAACTAAAACTACTTACAAAAATATTTGCTCTATATTTAAGCAGGTCTCAAAAAATAAAAATATTGAGTTTGAGCTATTCTTCTTTAATGATTACACCTTTAAGGTAGAGCTAGACGCTAGTTTCATTACTGGAAGAGACCACGCTGGAGTATCTTTTGAATTAAATATTCTAGGAGCTTCTATTAATATTAATTTTTATGACTCAAGGCATTGGGACTACGAAAATAAAATCTGGGAAGAGTAAAAATATGAATGAAACTGTAATACAAAAAATTACCGACTTAACCGACAAACTATACGAGTTAATTGGTCGGGACCACCACAAGGACCGAGACTGTCATTATTTTATAGAGACAAAGTGGAGCTACGGAAGACCACCGGTATATGTGATTGTACATAATGGATATATTTTTGATGACATCAGTGAAGAATGGGCTAGTTATGAATTGGCCTGTATAAGGTTAAAAGAATTGCTGGAAAGACATGTAAAGTATTTAATGGAATTAGATACGGAACAATAGGGGGGGTACCTCAAAAATATACATTTTTTGCCATAATATAATGTAGATATCCTTTATCTATCTAATATATTGTGTAAGCCTTTGGTTTATTGGGTATATTTGTATTTATCATATTGTAGTTTAGTATTGATCATAAGTTGATGGTTAAATCACGCCAATCCTCTTTGGATGGGGGATTGGCGTGAAACCAATTTTACAATAATTATTATTGGCCTTGTAGCTCAATGGTCAGAGCAGTCGGCTCATAACCGATTGGTTGGGGGTTCGAATCCCTCCGGGGCCACTTTTTTGTGGTGCATACTTTTAGTGTAATAGTTAAAGCCTGATTTAATCTATTAACACTAAACTCGACTTGGCGAGTATAAACAGGTATCTAAGCCAAGTGCGGCAAACCATATGAGTATGGTTGCAATATCCCGATAGCAGCGTTTTGCTATCGGCTAGTTGCCTCATTGAACGATAATGAGGTGAAACTGCATGGGAACGATCATCGTTCGATTAGAGCAGTGCAGTGGCTAGAAAAACCGGTGTTCCTATACAGAGCTCTACCGGCAATTTTCGTCGCCGACAGGCAAAAAAACCTCTAACCGAGGTCATAACTTTAACCCGTAAAATAGGGTTAAAGACATTGACTCTCGGTTAGAGGTTATTTCCATATAGCGGATCGTTACGCTTTTTGTTAGCTACTGAGTTAATTTCGGACGACAGGTTGTTTACTATGTCCTCCAATTGATCTTCAGAGATCCATGGCAACATTTTGATTTGCTTAAACAGAAGAACGGACTGGTCTCTTATGTATTCATTTAAGAGTCCGGTAGCATAATCTGATTTTGAATCCATTTGATTCATCTCTGCTCCGTATGTGCTGCCAAGATATTTCTCTGGCATTTTTGCAAAATGCAATTGAGGAGGAGGAGCAGTAAAGCCTTCCTGATCTAGTACAACACCAACTAAAGAGGATATATCAGTTGAAAATAATTCAGAATCGTCATCGTCATTTAGAGAAACCTCTATTACGCCCCATGTAAATTCTGCAACGGTCATTTCTGCTAATTCGTCTGGATCATTTTCATTATTTAACACAGAGCATACTGCTGTGAACGCTACCCAGTCTTTATAGAAACTATTACTAGTAATTGACGATATTATAGAGTGTAATCTATCAAGATTCTCTTCATCTATTTTTACGTCCAGTGTATCAGTAAGCTCCATCGCAAGAGTCTCTGGTTCCCATTCGTAAATGTCAGTACCAAAAAAATGAAGAGCTATTGCATGAGACACAGTAGCCATTGTACCAGGGGTAGCCATTATTCTTCCAGCTACTTCCTGGTCTTTTGTTTTGTATGGTAACATTACTTATAGGTATGAAGCTAAAACTTTTCTCTGTTCTTCGCTTAGTCCAGCGATCTTGCTCAAATCCTCAGAATCAGTTCCAATACCTATTTCCTCAAAAGCTTCTTTTGTTAATGCAGACTTAAAAACTTCTTGATCAATTGACTGGAGGTCTAATAAAGAATATTTCTCTTCACCCAGTTCAATTAGGCTTGCCATTTTCTGTGCTTCAACCATGGAAGTATTAAATACACTTTGAAACGGATCTTGAATAGATTTGCCGTAAAATCTTTGAAGCTTGTTTTGTTGATCAATGGTTTCTAGCATCTCTGCTATCTTTTTCATTCCATCCATCGTCTTCTCTTCAGAGCTTTCAAGAGCGTCTGCTATCTTGCAGAGAGCCACTTTATCCGAATCGTCAGAAAGTCTAACGGCTCTTGCCTTGACTTGTTCAGCTAACTTTTGTGTGTTTGTGATATTTCTCCCAGAAACTTGAAGTATTCTATCTGGAATATTCTTATTGAATTTAGAAAGCTCGTTCGCGATTTTTTCCGCGCACGCAACTTTTTCATTAAAAGTGCATTTATCAATCAAATTAGATATAAACTCGTTCGAGAACTTCTCTATGTTTGTTTGATCACCGGCATATTTAATTGTTTTGCCGTTTTTATTTGTTAGCGTTATTTCCCATGTGTCTTCATGGCTTGCTATCTTGTTGCTTAAAGCTGTTTCACTTTTAATTTGTTCCTTAAGCTTTTCAACGTCCTCGGAAATATTAAAAAAGCTTGCTGCTTTGATTATCTTTTGTTCGACCTCGTTATTTGGATTGTTAGCTCCATAATAATACGCAGCACTAACAAATACATTCGCTGGATCCGTTATTGGTAGGCTTCTCGTGCTTTCAGAGGCAAAAGCAGAGTCTGGCAAAGAGCTTAATTCATCTTGCTCTAAAGAGCTTGCTTCTTTTATAAAGTTTGGTACTTCTTTATCTTTAAAAATTTTGATAAAGTTATAACCGTAGTCGTAGTAAAAGTCTTTCATATATGTCCTCTATTAATTTAGTCAAATTATTGTCAACTTGCAAGGTTCTTCAATCAGGTACAATTGTACCAATTGCAGCCTGTAGATGCCACAATAAAATAGATAATCAAGAAAGTCTAGAAATATTAACAAATGGCCCAGAGCCTATATTTAGGTGTTTTAAGTGTGGAGAATCTTACTGTGCTACATCATATATGCTGAAAAGGCTTGGGATGACCGATACTCAAGTAATAAATAAATTAATAGAATGTGGGTTTTCGATTAATGAGTCAAATTACTTAGTTAGAAGAGGAGTCAAGTATTTAGAGTTTTTAACTAAATTTGAGACGGGCAGGCATGACTACAGGGAAAAGGTTCAATTAGATGAAAGAAGAATTAAGAGTTATGGAGATTGGTCACAGATCTCTGGCGCTGCATTAAATACCTTATTCTTTAGTAGATCTACAAGTAAATTAAATCAATCAGTGGACTATAGTGTACTGATGACTAGGGATGAGAATGGCATACCAAATAAATGCTTAATTTACACTCTTTTGGGTTCTTATATAAGTGAAGTGAAAGTTCCAGTCCCTAGTGGTAAAATATCTATCTTAGCTGAGAGATGGACTGACTTTGTGCAGTGGACCAGCAAAATAATATTAACTGATTCATCTTTCCTTGCTTCCAATATATCAAAATCACTGGTTGATACCCAGGGCTTAATATCCTGCCCAGTGGGCGTTATGCTTGGATCGGAAAGCTCAGCAACATTCTTCAATAAGATTTCACCAAAGACAGATGTAGTTCTTGGACTTGAAGAAAAGAGCTATAAATTTGCCTGCTTAAGTAATGCATCAACAGATGTATACATATACCGACTCACTCAAACTGAGTCTGGTCTTTTTTCTATTACAAAAAGCTTTGATGACGAGATAAACAGAATAACTCCAGTTGATATTGTTCGAGATATAGTATACGAGCTAAAGCTATCTAATAAAAACGAAATTAAAAGTTTTTGTAATGAAATACTTAAAATGCATAATTGCTCGGATCATTTTAGGAATAGATTAATTGATTTTTATTGTCTTGAGACAGATACAGACAAAAAAAAGATAAATGAAGCAATAGCAATTTTTGGAACTAGTGTAAACAGTTTTTCAGCAGCTAATAAACAATTTAAGGTACACAATAATTGTTATAATGAAGTTCTTCAAGACTGGACAATGAAACCTGTTAGTAACTTCTGGGTAAACATAAACAAAGCTCTTTGCGATGATGAGGGGAAAATAGAATATGATTGCACGCTGTTTATAGGAGACAACGAAGTTCAGTTTTTTATTCCTCACTGTGACTTCTTCCAGCACAAAAAACTATTTAAAGTAATTAATTCTATTTGCGTAAAAAATTCATTAGAACAAGCTTACATGAACGCAAATAAATTAGTTATACAGGCAACTCCATATATTATAAGGGGACTAAATTCTTCAAAAGTAAACACAGTAAAGAAAGAAACTTATGGAATAAGTAATGAAACTCTTGTAGCTGAAACATTTAAGTGTGATAGAACTGGTATAATTATTTGCGACAATATAATAGGAGAGAATAATTTAAAAATAAGGACGCCAATAAATTTAAATAATATCAAGGAATACAATAAATTATGTAAAAATCAAATTAATGAACTATGTTCGTCTGCCTTTGGCGCTGAAGTATTTGCGGCGTCTTTACAGTTTATACATTCTTTGATTAAAAATGATGTATCACATATTGTATCAAATAAAAATATAGTAAGAGCAATATCTGAGGTTCTTGGCATAAGTACAGTAAATAATTTAGTTAAAAGCAAGATGCCACAAGCAATAGAAAAAACACTAAGCACAAAAAATTTAAATAAAAATTGCTGCACTATTTCGGTGATTGATAGTGACCAAAAATATACAAAAAATTTTATAACCCTGAAAACAGACACTAAACCTCAAATTTTAAATACAACAGAACCTATGCTGTTATTTATATTTAAGTTTTGCCTGGATAACTTAAATTCAAATTACTCAAAAAACGCAGAAAAACTTTTAAGTAGGGCTGACCAAGTCTATAACCTAAGAAACGCTATAGCAAAAATGTACAACGCTCAACAGTGTTTAGAGTCTTTTGCTTGGTATATAACAGAAGACATTAATTTATCTAAATTTATTGAGACAGACGATAGTGGCACAAATATATATATAAAAGTGTTCACTGAATTAAAGGAAATGGGTTATGACTTCAAAAAGTCAGAGATAATAAAATTACTTAAACTTAACCGCAAAAAGGTAACTTATCCTATGATTGACCCCAAAGATAGAAGAGTATTTATCAGGATAGGATTGCCAAATCCAATACAAGATCAAATAAACAACAAAAACAACACATGGACAACGATAAAGACGAGACATATTTTGATGAATTAATTAATGAAATAAAACCCCCAAAATGCCCCAAATGTGGAAGCGACGACGTAATGACGAACCAATTCCACGCTATATGCCTAACCAATTGCGGATGGGTTGGTGACCTATCTGATGTTGCATCTAACTGTTCTATACTTAAAAGTATTTTTGTATGTGAGAGTTTTTTCAATTTAATAAATACTGGACCAAATAGCATAAAGCAGACAGCATTTGAAATCGCTAAACAAAAGGGGCTACCTGGATCAGATAACGAAAAAACTATATCAGTTGCTCGCGCATTTCTAAGTGAATTTGATGACTTTGGAGAAGAGATTAATTCAACAAGTTATTATTCAGATAGATTTATAAAATTACTTAAGCTAAATTCTTTAACTACTTTAAATAGGCTTTGCCATTTATTTGTAAAAATGGATGAAGAGAACCTAAACGTAAATAGAACAATACAAGCGTATACAGGATTGATAGATCCTCAAGATAGCAAGGAAATATTAGGTAGTCAGAACAGTGATGAAGCTTTTTTGAGGAAGACCAACTTAAATATAGAAAAGAAAAAAACTGATTTTGATGACTACCTGGTGTCTATAAGACACTCAGTTTATGGACGGCCAGACCTCTTTTTTCAAAGAGAGTTTACAAAAACTGGAGCATACACAGATAAAAGTAAGCCAAGTATTAATATTTTAAATACGTCAAACATTTGGCAGCCTTTTTATTGGCCATCTATTGATTTTTCCGCTTCTAATCTTCTTAGGCTTGCAGCAGTTATACAGATCGGCCAAGACAATTTAACTTATGTAGTAAATGAATGCATGGATACTGGCAATTTTTTAGCTGGTGTTTACAAGCGAAACATTTACTCAAAAGATGTTAAATTTGTTAAGTCTAAAGCTGAAACATCTGAAGAAGCTATAAGGAGAATTAGAACGTCTTTTGAAAAAACTTTATTAGACGCAGAAAAAAATAATGTTTTCGTTGACCTTAGTTGGATAAAGGACTGGGGCTATGAATACACTCTAGATAAGAGTGTCCACGAAGTGGTTTCAGCCGCTTTCTGGAGGCAGTCATTATCAATAGAAATGCTTAATTTAATTGGATACAGTAAAGATACGTTGCTGGATGAGATGTATCAAGAGATGACACAAAACCATATAAAATAAATTATTGTCCCATAAAACCTAGAAAAGTAGTTTGCTTATAGAAAGTAATTAATGAAACCAAAAATATTAATATATGGAATGGGAGTTTGGTCACACGCCAGAGTTTACTGGGATCTAATAAATAACCTGTCGGATGAGTTTAACTTTAACTTTATTTCATGGACTTTTGATGGCAATTTTGATTTTAATCAATTGTCTAAAAGTTTTGATGCAATATTGATAGACATGAATTCAGCGCAGGAGTGCATTGATGTAGTATTCAATCAAGAAACAATAAATAAGGTGCTGCCTATTTGCCATGGACCACAGCAAGTTGCTGACTACACCTTTAGGTCAAAAAAAAGTAGACTAAATTCATACACAAATAGAGATATTTTATATAAAGATACTGATATATTTAGAAATATTTTATGTGTATCTCCTAACACAATTCACGCAATTAAAAAAGAGATACCAGAAATATCTTCAAAGCTTTTATTGACCCCACTAGGTGTTGATCAAAATAATTTTAAGATATCAAAATACACCAGGGAAGAAGTTAAGACACTAGGATATTTTACTCACTACAATTCATTGCATTGTCAGGGGATGGACACAAAAAGAGGGCATCTCGCAAAGCGTGTTTCTGAATTGACAGGAATACCTTTGTATATGAGGTCAGATTCTCCCTATCAAGTAATGGACCAAATGTATAAAAATATTGACGTATACTTAATGACATCAATCTATGAATCTGGCCCACTTGGATTATTTGAGGCTGGTATATGTGGAATACCAATTATATCATCACCAGCTGGTTACGCTCCACAATTCCTAAGTAATGGAGGGGGAGTAATGACCGAAACATTTGATGAAGAAGAATACATCAAAATGGCTGTAAATGTTTTGAATTACTGGAAGAAAAACCCAAAAGACTTTCAAAGAGAGTCCTTAAAAGTAATGCAAAACACTATTGAAAATCATTCATGGGAAGCAGTAAAAGACAAGTGGGTTAAATCAATAAAAAAATTCATAGATCCTTAAAAACACAAAAACAACAACCAAAACAACATGAACGAATTAGAACAACTCCAAGACGGTATAACTAAAAACAAGAAAGCTATTTTTTCTGCGTTGTCGGTATTAAACGTGGGGGAAGTAAGTGCTTCTTATAGTGGATCCGGAGATAGTGGATCTATCAATGACATAACTTTTTGGATAAAAAATAAAAAAACTAAAAAATTTGAACAAGTATTTGACTGGAAAAAAATATGCGGTAAAACTCCTAAAATCACAATAACTGAAATAAATCATTCTTGGGGGTCGACACAATTCCAGTTAGAGTCAAAAGAAAAAGAACTCGATATATACGAAGCAGTTGAAACTTATTTGTATCAAGTATTAGAGTCACGTCATCCAGGATGGGAAATCAACGCAGGATCTAACGGTGACTTTCAATTTTTTGTTGAAGACAACAAAATAGACTGGAGTCATTGCACAATGATAGAAGACTACGAAACAAGCACGCTTTAATGAGTCACCCATACCATCACAGCATGTCTTCTGTGAAAAAGTGGGGTGGATGCGTAGACGATTATATAGAAATACATAACTGGTTTGACCAAAGCAAAGAAATGTTTGCTGATTTCAGGCACAGAGCTTTAAGGCATCACTCCGAAGGCATATATCAATGTGAAAGACAATTTGGCACAACAATAACACTATCTACCGGAAAGATCATACCGACTAGGTGGGTTGCCGAACAACATGTAGCAGAAGACTTGGGACGTATACCAAGTATTCAGGACTGGTTTGAAAATATACAACCAAAGACCTGGATGAGAAGACCGCAAAAATTAACAGAAGAACTATAAAAATGGAAAATAAACAAACACAAAAAAACAATAAATTCATGTTTAAGTGGAAGAAAAGATTTGGCGATGACAGATCTTTTAGTTGGTTAGAGTGTCACATAAAAGAACTAGGATGGACTTATGGAATAGAAGAAGGGTTTAAAAAAAATGGATATACTGCATGGGTTGAGCTAGTTAGGTTCGCTGAGCCAGTTACTATAATTAAAAAACCAGCAAAAACTATAGAGGAAGCAGAAAAAGAGTGTAAAAAACATTTTGTATCTACTTCCGATAAGATTCAGGAATATATAAAGAAAAACAAAGTAAAATAAAGATGAGTACTCATCCAAGGACAGATAAAGTTTCAACTCCACATATAGGTTTTTACTCATGCGCCACAGTACCATCTAGTTTTGCCGCTGAGCTGGAAACAGAAAATGAGTCACTAAAAAAAGAAATTGAAACACTTAAAACTAAAATAGTTAATCAATGTGATCGTATACGGTATTTAGAGGGTGCCACAAGTCATGACTGCGGAACACCGCTTTCAATAGCATTACGCGAGCGTGATGATGCCAGAAATGCTTTTACAATCGCAACAGACGAAATGGTTAAGGCACAATCAAAGACGCGAGAAATATCCATGAAACTACAGACAGAATTGTCAGAATTAAAGCTGCATAATAGTAATTTGCAAATGTCCAACATACGATTAAATAATTTATTATGCGAACACGGAATACTTGAATATGGGAACTAAAAAAAGATGTATAGATATGGTGCGGACAACTGACGGAAGGCACCCAGAAGACGCTATATATGAGGTGGTGTCGTTTTTTATAAAATTAAATGAATTAATGAATTTAGAGTTTTCAAGATTATATAAAAGTTTAAATATGAATCACCAAGGAATTAAAATACTTCAAGAATACATAAATTCTTGCCGGAATCATGATTTTGAAGATTTTTCACATTATCTAGAAACAATTAATAAAGATTACAATAAATTAATAAAAAAATAAAATGAGCAATAATGAGTATACCCCCCATAAATGGGTTATAGTTAAAATATATGGAGAAAACATAAAAACCACTTATAAGGTTTTTGGCTGCTGGTACGGGGGGTACACAGGCAGCGATTCTTGGCAAATGAACAGCGGAATACAGAGCGCTGAAAAAGTGGGAGAAAATTGGATATTTAAAGGGTTTTCTGGGTCTGTGTACATATGTAATCCAGGAAATTATGGATTAAGTCTATACTGCAGTGGCGAACTTGAACAAATTATAGAAAGGTCAAAAAAAGAGGGGGTTACTGTTTGGCCTATGCATGGTGGCCTCGACTGGACTAAATTTGATTATGAGTGACGAACATAAAGTCGTAAGATTAATTCAAGACTCCCAAAGAATGGGATTCAAGATAAGAAAATGTAAAAATGGACTACAGTTAATACACAAGAATAAAAATGTCCATATACACACTATTCATAAGGGGAAGAGAGCATTACATCCATTGATCAGATTTCTTGATAAAACATCTGCAATTCTTCAATAAAATGGTGCAACCTCTTCTCCTATGTCTCTGATGTATGGTGCATTGACGGACATATTTGATGGCATACCAGCCATAGCAGGTAAATCAGTTATTCCAAGTGCAGCAGTAAATATTGCATATCCCAGTGCATGTACAAAGTCGTCTGGTCTATCTTTATATCTGCTGTACCTTCTGACAGTTATTCCATGTGTATTAGAGATATCTTCTGTAAAGATAGCTAATAAATCTCTAGTGTATTGCTCAAACCAGCTTCCGCTAGGGAACCTAATTCTCTTAGATTTGATTAAAGAAAATACAATATATATTATTGTTGTCCTATCAACCGTAAAGCAGTTATTTGTTTGCGGTATGAAAAATCTTTTTGTTGTGCCGTAAGCGATGGATGCAACGGGGGTATTCATGTGTTGACTAAGGTTAGGATTTTGCACACTTCCTACAAAGCCTGCATCAGCCCCCACTAAGTCAATCCTGCTTCCAGTTGCTCTAGTCAGGTATTCTCCAACGATATAGTGTCGTTGCTCGTCAGGAATTCCTGTGGGCCTAATAGCAGCAAAACAATCAAAAACCCCGTTTCTGTACCCCACTGCCGTCCCAACAGTAAAACTAACTATTTCTGCACCACCCCAGTCTACACCGCCAGTAACTCTTTGATATTGCTGTGAGTTCCATATAGTGTCTTTCTCAATTGGCAATGTACTTGCCTCAATAATGTCTTGTTGTGTAATTGGTACACCGCCTTGAGAAGTTGGTATCCCCAATATTTCCTGAAGGAATCGTGCCTCTGAATAAGCGGACGATCCATGCAACTTATTGTATACCGTATCTATATATCTAGAGTGTGGAGTTATTCTATCTTTTATTATTATTTGTGGAATATGGTAACCTTCTTTATCTCTTTTAATCGGATCGTATTGAAATAATGGCCTCCATTCCCCCATCTCCACATCCAGTAATTTTTTACATTTAACACAGCTTATGCCATTTATTTGTATCATGTCTAATACATTACCAGCTAGTGTTGGTGTATTTTCATGCTTACAGTACTGACACTTCATAAACCATGTATTCTGTGTAGATGAATCGAACAAAGTTGTAAGCGTATTATCTACTCCTCGTGCTGTTCCAAAATAACTTTCATATCTATATTCAGATGTACCAACTACTTCTCGAATTTGAGGTATAAAATCCGAGTTTAAATCTTGGGTTTCATCAAACATTACCCAATCCACACTTAAGCCAAGTGCGTTTTGGGCATTGTTAAAGCAGGAGATTCCAACATATCTACTGCCAGTCATAAAACTTTTTTCGTGCACATTGTTCATGCAGCTGCTGTCTGAAACAGCCCATGGTAATAATTTTCCATGTATCATTGGTTGCATAAACATACTATGCAATCTCTGTGTATAAATAGACATAGGAGCAACATAGAGAAGTCTAAAAAACTCTCTCCACCAACAGTGCATTAAAATAGAGCTGCTTATAGATACGGTTTTGCCGATCTGTCTGCCGCACATGTAAACATCCTTCAAAGCCTTTCGTGTTTTTCTAAACATTGGAGAAAACATCGGTCTTCTGTGAAGGATGTCTAGAGGCTTTCCTTGAAAGCTTATAGAAGACGGCACCATGTTTACTAGATCTAGTCTTGGTGCCAATTTAGCGTACAATTGCTGAAGCTCCTCTTTGGAGATGGAAGTTGTTGTATTGCTCATTAATGATAATAAATATTGAAATGGATACTAATATATATGTACAATCTAGCAATTAAAATGTTCTACAAACAAATCGAGAGCATTGGAGAAAAAATAATACTTGCAATAAATCGCGAAAGGGTTAAACAAGAATTAAGAGCTCCAACGTATTACGATTTATATAGTAGACCTGATAAGTATAAAGGAAAGATATTTTTCTAGGGTCTCTAATAAATATGATTTAAGTCAGGGCAATAAAGAAAGAAATGTTAAATAAAAAAGAACTTAAAAAATACTCAAAAAGCAAAAAATTTTATTGTTGTATAACGAATGAGATTATTGCTCCTGACCGAGTAGAATATTTATTGAGCGAAGGGGTTTCAGAGGATATGCTAACTAGTCTTCGAGGGGCAGAGCTGACCTACAAACCAAGAAAAATTATTGTAGTGGATGATGAGGGTACTCATTTTTTCTGCGACAAGATAGATAATACTAGGGCATGGGCCCACGAAAGATTTGGCGATGCTCCCCCTGAGGACACAAATTATCTAGACGATATCGAAGAAAAGAAAAATAAAAAGATTGAGGAAACTTCTGTGTCCTCGGTAGAAGGGGTAACCATAGTAAAAGAAGAAGACGAAGAAGGAGAAGACGAGACATAATGAAATCTAGAAATCCTAAAAAATACATGGAAAAAGATTTACAAGACTCTAGTCTTTCCAAGTTTCAACCATCTAGATCTTTAATATTTGCTAAACTACCAACCATAGAAGAAAAGACAAAACAACAACGCAAAACAAAAAATGACGACGACAACTAATCTTGTTCTCTCAATAACTTGCTTAATTCTTAGCAGTATATTGTTGAGTAAATTAAAAATAACCATAAGCGGTAAAAATGTTGAGATTGATTTAATGCCACATCTTCATAAAAGCTCTTCAATATGACAGAGCCTATATTTTTGATTGGAGCCTCTATTTTATCTTTATGTATTTGCTTGGTGACCAAAAAAATAGAAAAAACTAAAGCCATACAAAAGATAAAAGAAGAAAACGAATTAATTCTACTCAACTACTGAAGATGAAAAAAGTACAGGTATCAAAAAATAATTCACAATTTATTGGAGTTTATTTTGTATCATATGTTGTCCTATGTGGGCTTATTATGGGCAAAATACTTACACCAATCGCCTTCTTTTTATGGCTTTTTATTGGATGGGGTATATCTAGGTTTCTTTCAGATATGTTCGTAGTGGGAAGTGATGTAGCTAAAACATCAGCATGTGCTGCTATATATCTTTCTGGACTATCTGCAATTTCGTTTTTGAGATTCATATAAGTTATTATGAAAATTAATTTTATCGAAACTTTATTTTTGTTTTTAATTTTTGCATACTTTGCTAAATATTTTATTTTGGCTATAGTCTATTTAATACAGGAGTCAGATATATTTAGCTACGTAAGAGGTTATATTGAAGTAAAATATAGCGGATCGAAATTAGAGTATCTAATTAACTGTCCATATTGTCTGTCTTATTGGGCAGGGTTACTTCTTGCCTGCTTGTTTCTATTTACGTGCTTTACATACGATAACATTATATCATATATATCTTTATGTTTTTTACTGTGGATAACCGCAAGTGGTGTCTCAGTTAAAGGATTAAAAGATAGAGATAATAAATAGTAATGGATATAAAATCATTAATGGAGTGTAGTTACGTTACCGACGTAATTGAAAAGGGAGCAAACGTAGAGTTTGATACCTATATTTACTCTAGTGATGACATGTCTATTAAAAAAGTTACAATACGCTGCCCAGTCTCTGGAGACTTTATACTTACCGAATGCGCGCAAATCATTGGGCATGAGTCTAATGACGAAACAAAAAATATTTTAAAAGATCTATTTACAGCTCTCGATGAATCCTCAAGAGTAGAAAAAAGTATAGTCAATAAAGATGTAGTTTATACTCCATTTGATACTTCTATAAAAGAGGGCGTAGGGCATTTCTTGAAAGAATTAAATTTAGATATAGAAGATGACATAGAGGATATAAAATTTAATTTTCTATCTAAATGTTCTAAAATCTTCACCAAAGTATATGAGCACAACAAAAACAAAAAATACGACACAGGAAGACAATAACGTGGATCAATCCACTGAAAGCAAGCCAACGACGTCAGCAGAGGTAGACCAACAAATTGGTGATCAAGCAAAGATAGCCGCAAGGCTTGCGGCGTCCATTTCTCCAGTTATAGCGAGAGAAATACTTAGCGGTAAAATATCTTTTGCTGCTCTTACGGTAATTGTAGATAATAAATATAGCGGCACCTTTCCATTTCAGCACGTCATATCAGACGAAGCTACGGAACAGGAAAAACAAGATCATCGACTCAATACCGCAAAAAATAATATGCTTGCAGCAATAGAATTTTCTAGAACTGCTGGTGTATTTAAAAATAAATCACTTAGATCTTTTGAAGAAGGTTTTTTTGATTCAGGTGTATAAAAAAATAAACAACTTTAAAGCAAGGGGCACACAATGTGTGCCCCTTTTTTATTTAACAAACTAAAAAATGAGTTCAATTATCAAAGACTTTGTATCCTCTAATATTCCATTGATATGGGTATACACACAGGAAGAAGACAGGTTCTTAAGCGACGAATCTAGCGCGTTACTAGGAAAGAAAACAATTAATAGATTATATATATATGATGCTTCCGACACTATTAGGGATATAGAGAGAAGCCAAATTCAACCAAATCCTCAAATAATAGATACATCTGATAATGGAGGAGCAGCTCATGCAATTGAGATATTCAGTTCGGTTGCAGATGCTCCATACGAAGCGTGTGAGATTGACGGGACAAATGTTTGGGATATTACCCAGAAAAAACTTTTTCCTGAAAAATCATTAATGATAATGTTTGACGTAGCTTTTTACATGACTGACGCAAACAAGACTAAACACACTAATGCATACCTAACTAGAAAAATAAAAAATGCATTACCAAATTTGTTGATGCAAAATAAAGGTATTGTAATAGTAAATCACCACAAAGACATACCAATTGAGCTTGAAAATATCGTAACATACGTTGAGCATAAATTGCCAGACGTTGGTAGGATGAAGTCCTTGGTCAGGAGTAGTCAGAACTCTATGTCTATTGCCGGTATACCGTCTATTAGCCTGAGTGAAGATGAAACAATTAATATTGCTCAATCTTTGACTGGTTTAACTCAGTGGCAAGCTGAAAATGTTTTGTCTCTTGCAAATAGAGCTAACTCTATTGAGTATAGACAAAATAAGACTCAGCATCGCAACTTTAAAACGGATGTAATAAAGAAGGAGAAATCTAGATTGTTCTCTAAATCTGGGGTGCTAAAAATCATTGAAAGTGATTGGGGCATGGATCAGGTTGGAGGAATGGAAAACCTAAAGCAATGGGCAAAAGACAGGACATTGATTTTCAACCATGAGGCCAGAGAAGATGGAATAGATCTGCCCAAGGGTTTATGTGTCGTAGGCCCTGGTGGTACTGGCAAGAGCTGGGTCGCTCAAGCGTTAGGAGTTGAGTGGGACAGATCTGTACTTAGGCTCGATATTGGAGCCTGTATGGGTAGTCTTTTGGGCGAGTCTGAGAGTAGATTAATCAAAGCTTTAACAGACGCTGAGGCGCAAGCTCCCTGCATTCTTTTTGTGGACGAGTTTGAGAAATTGTTCGCCGGAGCAGGGGGTGGAGGAAATTTAGACGGAGGTACTTTTCAGCGCATGTATGGTACATGGTTGACTTGGACTCAATCAAGAAAAAGTGATGTATTTGTTGTTGCCACTACAAATAGTATTACAAATATCCCAGCTCCAGCTTTACGAAAGGGCAGATTTGATGAAGTTATGTATGTTGGACTGCCAGGGTTAAAACAAAGAAAAGAAATATTTTCAATTCATCTAAGAAAAAGAGGATGGGAACCATCTCAATACAATATAGATATAGATAAATTAGCTATAAATACTCCAAATAGAACTGGATCTGAAATCGAGCAAATTGTGATAGAGGGATTAATTAAAAAAGTGAAGAGAGTTGGATTTGGTAAAGAAAACCCAATTACAACAGACCTTCTTATGGAGTCCATAAATGATGTAAAGATTATGGCAGAGCTAAATCCAGAAGAATCCAAAAACCTTTTAGATTGGGCAAAAAGCCATAAAGTTTTAATGGCTAATAAAGAAGATGATGAGCCTGTTTCTAATAAGATAATAGGAGTTGGTCAAAACACATTCAATAGAATGTCTGGAGTTGGAGCAAGCACCGAACAAAGAAAGATTGAATTAAATGAAGATGACATCTGAGCAGAAGCAATTAATGGAAGAACTTGAACATTATAAAATAACAAGCCAAGAAGACCTTGAAAACTGGATACAAAATTATTGTGAGTATCTAGTCGCAGAAGGTATAGCTGGCGAAAAATCAAACGGTAAATACTATATCAAAACAGAAGAACAAATAAAAAAAGAACTAGAGGAGATAATATAATATGTCACACATGGTCGTTATGTCGATGCCCGAAATCAAAGACTTGGAGGTACTTAAAAAAGCCTGCAACAGACTCGGGCTTAAATTAGATCTAAACAAAAAGAGCGCTAAATATTACGCAGGACAAAACATGAAATGTGATGCCGTAATTTCTAGCGATAAAAGCACATATGAAATAGCTGTTATCAAAAAGGGGAATGGGTATGAGATTCAGGCTGATTTATTTGACGCTAGACTCAAAGAAATAGTTGGGCCAAAAGCTGGAAAGCTTAGTCAAGCTTATCAAATTGAGCAGCATAAAAAGACTGCCAAGCTGAAAGGTTATCAAGTGCTTGGTGAAAAAATAAACCCAACTAACGGAAATATTGAACTGAGGGTCAGAATGTAATGAGCGATAAAATAGTTAAAATTACGATAACTCCAGAGGGAGAAGCTAAAATAGACGCACAAGGATTCACTGGTGGATCATGCAAAGACGCAACAAAGATATTTGAAAATTTGTATTCAAATAAACTTGATTATGCAGATAAGCCAGAGCTGTATCAAGGAGCTAGTTGCGCGTCTCAATCTGTGAATGTAAATCAATAATATGCCATCTAAGGAAAAGAAAGTTAATGATATTTCTATAAACTTCTTGGATGACGGATCTGTAAAAAGTATATATTACGATGAATTTTTTGGCATTAATGATTCAAACAATCTTAAAGTCGAAAGAATAACTGATGTAGAGTTCGATAATGCTACCCAGAAATGGGTAGCAAGATTGATTTCTACAGGGGAAATAATATCAACGCATAAATTAAGAAATAAAGTTTTGGCTGATGAGGTAAAGGCAGCAAGTAAAATGTTGTTCAACGGTATAGAAATACAGCCAAGCAAAATCAAAAGAAATGAAAGCAAAAAAACAAAAAAAAGCAAAGTTAGCTCAAAGATCAAACTCTACAATTGTAAAACCACAAAAAGTAAATCTAAATGAAGATCAAAGATATATATTACTATGTAATATAGTTGATTATTTGGGTTCATACGGAATTACAAAAAACAAAGAAATATCTGAACTTGCTAATGTTCTTCTAAGTCATGATAAACTTAGAGGAATAAAAAGATCTAACACTTGCTATAGAAAAAAAGTGATAGGAGAAAAATCAAAGTTTAATGAAGCACTGAGTTCTGTTGACAATAATATTGAGAACAATGCTCCAGTATATACTGAGTATTATTCTTCTAATAAATCTTGCAAAAACAATGAGTGCAAAATTAATCCCGAAAATAATAATCAAACCAAAACTAGGTTAATTAACCAGGATGAAATCAATGTAATAATCGGGGAAATAATGTCTTTCATGAAAAACATTAAACTTCCTTCGATGGCTGGCTAACACAACAAAAACAACTTAATTGCGGGATAGTATTTAAATATACTATCCCGCTTTTTTATTATGAGCGTAATAACAGCAGAACAAATAAAGGAATCTAACAACGAAATATCTTGGGCCCAAAAACTGTCTTCTGACATCTTTAAACATGGTGTCTTGATAAACGTTACAATTAGCAGATGGGAGGCTAAATTAACTCAAACAGAAGACGATCAACAGGTTCTTGGAATAGATACAGATAATACAATTTATACTCCTGGTTTCAAGTATTTGATCCCAGTAAAAAAAATGTCTAAGTTTTCTGTATATAGAACAAAATTAAATAATTTACTTGATAGGTCTTGCTATAGGGTACCAGGACTAAAGGGGTCTAGGTTTGTACCAAAAGATTATTACCCTACTTTAAAGAACTTTTTAAACTCCGAGAAACAGAGATTCAATAAGGAAGTAGAAATCTTTAGAGAAGAGTATCCAGGACTCAAGGAAAAACAAATAAATAAATTCAATGAAAAATATCCAGAATACTCTGGATATATGGATCAGTTTTACCCATCAGAAAACGAAATAGCTAGAAAATTTAATTATTCTTGGACTATTTATTCATGGGCACAAACAGAAATAACTGAAATAGCTATAGATGCTAAAAATGACTTATCAGAGAAAGCTGCGCAACTTGTATATCAGGCTGGTATGCAAATAAGAGAGCATATTGTAAAGGCAACTGAAGATGTTGTAGCTGTTATACAAAGCGGTAGAAAACATACTCGCGGTCAAAACGTAAGGATGCACTCTATAACGAATTTTACAAAAAGGCTTAACGAGCTTAAACAGATAAATTTGTTTAACGATCCAGACGTAGAGAAAACCATCAATAATGCATGTGAAGCTGTTTCTCGTGTATCTAATTGGAATAAAAATGATTCGGATGCACTGGACCTTGAAGCAAGTCTAACTAGGATAGTTGGTACACTTAAAAAAGAGGTCGAAGAAATTCAAGAAAATCCAGAACGCATGACAGTAATAAGAAAAGCGATTGAGGAGTCAGAAACTGATGAAAACGAGCAAGAGGTTAATGTATCCTCAGTGAGAAGAAATATTTACATTTCTAATGAAGACACAGAATAAAGCAATACAATACAAAGTATTTTTGATTCCTAAAAAAACAAAAAAATTTAATAAAAAAAATAATATATGTATTGAAAAGAAATTTGCGGCAAACTTTTTAGATGTTAATTCAAATAACTCTAACAAGTTTATACACAAATTAGCAAAATTCACTAATTGCTTGTCACAAGATACTAGACGAGAAATATTAAGTGAGTTTAATATTTCTAATTATTCTAAGAAATTCTGTAAAACGCTAAAGGATGTTTTCTATGGATATGATAGTAACTCTGCTGAACATATGAGATATTTTTCAGAGTTAATCACATTTCTAGAGGAGTGCATTATACCCAGAAAAGAAGACCACCGGGTAATTTTAGCTCCACAAGACGAACTAAAGCAGGTTCAATCAGGAATTGCGGAACAATTAAATAGGTTTAAGCCACATATAAATGCATTTGGATTCGCAAAAAACAAGTCTGCTTTGGATTCAGTGAATCTTCATTTATTCAAGAATGAAAAACCTGAATTATTAATCAATGTTGATGTGAAAAACTTTTTCGGAAGTTTTACGGAAAAACAAATAAAGAGTTCATTGCTTGCACATCAAATAATAGAAGAAGATGTATCTAATATAATAGATGTTTGCAGCATAAAATTAAATAAACGAAATATATCGAAGTTAATAAGCTTGATTTGCTGCTCTGTTGTTGACTTTAATCATTTAAGAGTATCTTTGATTGAAAAGTCAATTGGATCAAAAGAAATAAATTCATATTTGTATCCCAGAAGTTCTTATGTATGCACAGAAAGACAACACCAAGTGTTTGGAGCTGAAAGGCCAAGACTTGGCCTTTCAGCAGCTGAAAGGCCAAGTACGTTTCAGGACTTTTGCGTTTTATTTCCGATTCATGGGCAATTAAATCAATATAATATAACAGAAGCCATAAAAAAGGACCGCGAGATATTCAAACTGTTTATGTCGGAGTTCATTGAAAAATGCGTATACAATGCATTTGAAATGAAATGGGTAAACAAAGATACAATACTTAAAATAATAAAGGATCTATTTAACATAGGACCATCAATAAAATTTGATGATTATTTTTTGCCTCAAGGATCTCCAGCTAGTCCAGTTATAACAAATATAGCTTTTAAGTTATTAGACTATCGCTTAACTAGATTATCCGAAGAAAAGGGAGCTGTTTATTCTAGATATGCTGATGATCTTTCTTTTACTTGGCCAACCAGGCACGGTAAAAAATTCATAAATATTTTTATGTATAAAGTTGGAAAAATTTTATCCATGAATGGTTTTGAACTAAATAAAAAGAAAAGCAAAGTAATTGGTACTGGCGGTAGAATGGAGATACTTGGGTACGTAATGAACAGCGGTAAGCCAACCATTGCCCCTGCGTATGTAGAGGCAGTAAGGACAGAAATATTAAAACTAAAGGACAAAATAAAAGATGGATTAATTCAAAACGAACTAAGGTTTTTGTCAGAATGTTCAAAGATAAAAGGTAAAATAAATTTTATCGCATCTGCAAATCCTCACAAGGCAGACAAATTGTCTAGCTTGCTGTCAATAATTAATCCTCCAATCTCCAATAGAAGGAAGATATCGGCGGATTAGAAATAAGAAATATTAATGTCTAAGAAAAGTAAGAAAAATGAAATACAAATAAATCCTGGCGACAATGTGTTGCTGCAATTACCCAAAAACCAACCAGGAAGAAATGTTTGCTGCTCTGTTCGTGTGCTAAACAGAAAATGTGAATCACCCGACAAATTCATTGGACAAGTAATTGAGATAGTTTCAATGGATTACTCAAACAAAGATTTTGTTCCTGGAAAAATATTAGAATTGCCTAAATCCAAAATAGTATCGGCACATTCATCTATGTTAAACGGAGAAAAAACCTTTTTGACAATTGACGTCTCAAATGGTTGTATTTCCGCAATATACAGGACGGATGGCGAGATAGAACCAATAAATGTTAGAGTGATTGACACCGACTATGAGTCTGATCAAGTATTCAGGGTTGATGCCGTGTCTGCACCATTAATAACTAAGGTAATAAATGAACAAAATGATCTTCCCAATATTTTTTCATCAGAAGAATTAAATAATGAAGGCTACATAGGAGTAACTGGGGATCCTGGTCCGATAGGGCCGCCTGGAATACCATAATTATAAGTCATAAATAAAATACAATAACCTAAAATATAGTGAAAATTAAAATCGCACACTTAGCGGATCTACACATAGGAAGTTACCAATACGGAATAACAAAAAGAAAATTAAATACTTACAAAAATAATTTAAAAATAGCAAAAGAAATTTCATTAAAACATAATCTTGTTATTGTCGCTGGAGACGTGTTCGACTCTGTCGAACCCTCTCCAGATGACGTAAAATGCTGGATAGATATGTGTAAAATCTGGTGGGACAGTAATTGCAAGGTTATTGCTTGCTCGGGAAATCATGACAAGGTGGTAGGTCAACATCAGTGGGTTGATCTAGGAAATGAAGAGGGTTTTAGCTCTGAATCAGAACTAGACGAGTCCGGCTCCAAATACATTATAAACGAAAAACTGTCTCCACTTAAAATTGTATGGATTAGCCATACAAAAAAGTCTGAGCTAAAAACAAAGATAGACAAGATTCCAGATGGACTGGATATAATAATGATGCATCAATCAGCTGGTCATTTTTTGGCATCTATCATGAGGCCAGAACTAGATGAGGATGATATGTCATTATTGTCTAAAAAATGTAAATATTTAGCTCTTGGTGATTTACATATTCATAAAAAAATGCAGATTGGTGAATGTACGGTATGCTATCCAGGAAATGTGGATTTCTTGAGGTTATGTGATATGTATAATAATTTTAGATACATATCACTTATATATGACTCCGAAAAATCATCAATTGAGTCTATTACATCTGTTCCTTATACACCGCATCAGAGTACAAACATTTTTAACTTTGAGTCGAGTACAGATTGTATAGAAAAAATAATGGGTTCAAGTGATTTTAACATATTTAGATATGACCCAGATAAGTCGTCAGACGTAATGACGGTTATAGATAAAATAAAATCAAATGAATTGCTCGCTGACAGCGTTTACTACTTCCATAAAAACGTATTCAAGAAAGAAAAGGTAGAGTCAGGTGAGACGGACATTAACGAAACAAGTTGTTTCAATAATGACGCACAGTTTCTAAATCTTGCGAAAAAAGAAAAAACACTAGATTTGAGGGACTTCAAAATAGTTGAAGATATATGGACAAATTCTACACCAGAATTTGTAAAACAAATATTAATGAGTGATTTAAAAAAGGAACTAGATGAAAGTATCAAAAGTGATTCTGAATAACTTTGCTCAACACAAGAGAGTGGAGCATTCATTTGAAGAAAATATAATAGGAATAGTTGGCAAAAATGGTTCAGGCAAAAGTAATTTTGCAAACGCCATTTCAATCGCTATGACTGGCGAGTTCGGCAAAAAGAAGAAGAAGGATCTTATAACGTTTGGAGAAAAGACTGGCGATATATTCGTTGAGGGAGATATAAATGGAAACAATTTTTCCATAAGTAGATCTCTTCACGGTAACCAGTGCACATTAAAATATAATAATGAAGAAATTGAGGGAGCTGATTCAGTAAATGAAAGGGTTCTAGAATTACTTGGATGCGAAAAATCTTTTTTATCAAATATGGTTTTTGTTAGCCAGACAGATATTCTAGGGGTTTTGTTTGGAAGTGTTGCAGAGAGAAATAAAACACTTAGGAAGTTTTTTGGTCTACAAAGGTTAGAGGGTTTGGACGATGCATTGACGTCATGGCACAGAAATATATCGTACCCAGCCCTTATAGATGAAGACCAAGCAAAAAACGCTATATCAAGCATAAGGTCAATGATTGATGAGAATAATAATTCTGTACAATCAAAGATGTCCGAGATAATAGAACTAAAGGAATCTATAGATGGAATAGATTTCAATAAAATAACTAAGAATTACTCTGATTCACTGAAGAAAGACAGATTATCTGAAGAAATATCCAGAATAATAAATCAATTGGCAGATTCAGAGAAAGAACTCAGCTTGCTAGTTAAACCTACAATTGATATAGATAAAATTCAAAGAATAAAAGAGTCTTCAGAAGGCATAGATCTACTGATTGGCGCTCAAAAAAACGAACTAGAAATATTACAAGTATTCTTAAAGCACGATGGTGGGTCAATTACAGAATGCCCTTTGTGCAACTCTACCGTAGGATCAGAGAACCTAGATGATTTTAGGGAGAGAGAGAGAAAGCTCAGACAAGACATAGACAAAAATATTTTTAAATCAAATGAATACAAAAAAGAATTAAGGCAACTTGATCGTATTGTATCTACTTATGAAGTAGAAAAAAAGCAACTACTTAAAACTATTTCTAATAGTAATGAGCTACTTGATAGCAAAAAAAAAGAATTTGATAGCAAATCGTTTCCATCTCATTCTCCAGATAAATATCAAGACGGTATAAACTTTTATAATAATGTTACCTCAAGTATCCAAAAACTTGAGTCTGAAATATATTTAATTCAATCTACAAATAAAAAATTAGAGACACAGCTACATGCACACGTATTAGACCTTAAAAAAGCCAATAATAGTAAGCTTTTATACTCTGGTACAAAGACGCATCACTCAAGAATCTCCAGAATAAGAGATATATTCAGGCATGACGGCTTGAGTGGAGTTTATATAAATCATCAAATGAATAAGATGTCTCAATCAATTAATGAATACCTTAATAGATTTGGTGCTGCTTATAATGTAAAGCTTGGTCAAGACAATGAATTTATATGCGATTTTGGAAACAAAGTTAGACCATCAAGTGATTTGTCTTGCGGTCAAAAAGTCGTACTATCTCTAGCATTTAGGTTTGCTGCAAGAGAGATATTCACAACTGGAGTAAATTTAATAGTTCTTGATGAACCGACTACATGGTTAGACAGAGAAACTATATTGAACTTCAAAAATATAATAGAAAGTATTTCTGAGCTTTCTGACACTAACAATTTACAAACATTGATTGTTACTCACGAGAGATCATTAATGCCTTATTTTAAACAAACCATTGAATTTTAATTATATGGTAAACAAAAAAAAAGATCTTGGTATATCAATATCAAAAACTAAGAAGGCATACAAATTGCTGTCGATAAAAAAAGTTGACGATAAGGTTTACCCACTTTTTATTGACAAAAAGAACAGCATACCAATTGGTGAATGGATAAAAGCAAAAAGCTTGCCAACCGATGGTTTTAGGCTTAGGAGTGGTTGGCATTCGTGCATGACGCCGAATGCTCCACACCTGACAGAGAAAAATAGAAAATGGTTTCATGTAGAAATATGTAACTACAAGGAATTTGAAAGACCAGATGCACAGGGAAAAAAATGGTATGTATCTGAGTGGATCAAAATCCTGAAACCCGCTTAACTGAAACTTTAAATGAAATTTAATATAATTAGATCTAATGGACTTATAAAAATACAGCCATTCAACACCGAAATACTCGAAGAGCTTAGTTTTTTCTATAAATATAGAGCAAAGATAAAAAAAAGTTTTTTTGACAAAAGAATAGGAAAAATAAGAGAAATATTAGTTGATGGTCCATTGAAGGTGATAAAGAAGAATCTGTATTCCTTCACAAAGGATCAAACAGGTATCATTACACACGATGGGCTTTTACCTAGAGTTAAGAACTACCTAGATCTTAATTCACATGAATACGAGGTGGAGAACATTGGAGACGGCTTTGCAAAACCCGTAATTACCGATAGAGTGTATGAAGGGTTGTATCCAGATCAAAAATGTGCAGTTGAGCTTATGCTGTCGCAGGACGGTGGATGTATGATCGAAGCGGCTACAAATACTGGTAAAACTAGAATTATTGCCTCTATCTGTAGAGCATATAAAGGCAAAAAAGGAATAGTTGTTACTAATAGACAGTCAGTTGCAATAAAACTTTACAAAGATTTAATAGAATTGTCGCCAGAGTCTAATCCTGGAGTTTATTTATCTACGGCTAAAAAGAGTGGAGACACAATGGTAATCACATCTTCTTCTTTAGATAAATTTAATCCAGAGTCAATAGATTATATAATTTATGACGAAGCGCATGGAGCGGGTAGTGAAGTTCGTTCACAGAATTTATTAAACTTCAAGGGTGCAGTTAGGTATGGTTTGTCTGCGACTCTTGGAGGCGGGTTCAAAGGAATAGATAAATATCTGGAGTCAATATTTGGTCCAATAGTATTTAGTCTTACAGACCAACAACTTGAAGCAATGAATAGAGCTACACCGCTCCATGTACATGTCATGGATATAACCACAGGGCCAGCATTCTCTAGTGGAACACAATCATTGACGATGGAGAGAAACGGAGTATGGTTCAATCGACAGAGAAATAAGCTGATAAAAGAATGCGTGGATATATGCCCACCAGACCAACAATTAGTTATATATGTAAGAACTTATACTCATTTAGAGGAATTGATGTATAGGTACCTGGACGATTCATTTAAGGTTTTTCACGGAAAACTTCCAGCCAAGGAAAAGAAAAAGTTATTAGACGGATTCAATAGTGGAGAAATAAAAAGAATGGTTTCCACTGATTGTTTGGCTGAGGGTGTGGACCCCAAAAATCTTTATGTGATCATAAACGCAAATTGGATGCAATCGGATATATCTGTTCTACAAAAAGCTGGGAGAAATAGAAGATTAACCGATGGCAAGGAGTTTGGGGTTGTGATAGACTTTAATGATTGTTGGGATGAACGCATGACCAGGAAATCAAAAAATAGATTAAAACATTATTCAACAAAAGGTTATAAAATATTTGAATCGTCATCTCCCTCTAAAATAGAGTTTGTAAAATGAGTAATACAAAAATTCAAAACACTATTGATTCCTGCCTGTGCGAGGATCAAGAAATTCAATTAGCCGATGGGTATGAAGATGCCTTTGTGGGTATTGCTACTCAATTTGATAGGACATTTGCTGTTTATGATCGTGCCAAGTGCGTAGAGACCCTTATGAAAGACATGTCTCACGACGAAGCCGAGGAATACTTTCAGTTTAATGTCGAAGGAGCTTATGTAGGAAAAAACACCCCAGCCTTCATTTGCTTTGAAAGGAGCTAAAATGGCAACAAACGAAAGCCAGCAAGAAAACATAACACCATGGAACATAAAAAAAATATACGAAATTTTTAGAAGAAGATCGACACCAGGATATAAATCTGGAACAAAATTTGATGATTGCTGGATAAAACTAGCAAACACACTTAAACAAAAAAACATATGCCCCGTTCTCTATTTGGAGAGTTTGTTCGAGAAATGGGGAGGTATTCCATTTCCATCTCAGCTATGTGGCGAGCGCTCTATGACAATCTTCAGTCAATACCTAGAAAAAGGTGAAACAGTTGGTCAAATGGAGTTCGAGAATGAAATAAGAATACTAAATAATTATTTAAATAACCCAAATAATAAGGAAAAAGAATTGGACGATGTTTTATTGTTAGATTTTTTACCAATAAAATCATACACAAGAGTATTGCTTTGTTCTGATAACATCTTCGATAAACTAAAAAAATATACAGGCACTGCAATTGCAGAATTAAAGTCAAACCCCTCAACAAATAAATACATAAAAGAAAACTATGTCTCAAGATATATCAGATTATTTCCACAAAGAATTTCAAAGAGCATTAATAGCGAATATAATGAGATCCCCGAGCCTTCTTCAGGTTCTCAGAGACGGGAGGATGTCCCAATTAGACGTAGACCTTCCAATACATAGAGCTGTAATACAAGCATGTATTGAAATACTAAAACATCAGAACCAAGAAGTTGTTAACGGCATACACATGGAGCTTTTAGCTTTGCAGCTTAATTCCATGATAAAAATTGGTGTAATAATGGAAGAGGAAAAGCCTGGCTTAATAAGCGAGGTAGATAGAATGTACTCCATGAGCATTCATCCAGAGTATTTTCTTTCTATACTTCCAAGTTATTTGTCTGAAGTAAGAATAAAACGATTAATAAAAGGATATAAGCCAGGAGAAGCTGTAGACCTTGCAAGAAGGCTTGAACTTACAATCGATGATACAATGTCGATAGGTAAGGAAGAAGAAGATGTTGAGGTGTCCCCATTAATAACCCCCTTGCTGTCTCACACTCCAGTAATAACTGTGCCAAGTGGAATAAGCTCCATAGACTCCAGAATGACTGGTGGACTTGGTAAGGGGGAGCTTGGTATAATTTGCGGTATGACAGGTTTAGGAAAGACAACCCTAGCCGTTAATTTTTGTTGGGGGGCTGCATCTGCCACATACAAAGCTCTATTGATTACACTGGAGATTCCAGCCAAAAAAATATCAGAACGTTTGTATTCAAGAATAACTCAAATAGATTATTCTAGGATTCGTTCTGGTGACAATGGCGACATGGAAAATGTAAATAGAGAGGTATGGGGTATAGTCAGCCAGGTCCCAGATCGTATAAGACAAAACTTCAGGATACTGGATTTTTCTAAGGATTCTTGCTCTATCAAAGAAATCGGAAAAAGGCTCTCTAAGATGAGAGCACAAAACGATTTGCCAGATGTTGTATTTTTAGATTGGCTAGACGCCTTAGAAACAGACCCAGAGGATAGAATAAAGGGAACAGTAAAAAGAGAATTACGACATGAATTGAGAGAGTATTCAAATAAATGCTCTGAATTGGCCAAGGAATATAATGTAGCTTTTTGGGCTACGACACAATCTAATGCCAGTGGAGACAACAACAGAAACATTAGAATGACTAACGCCTCCGAGGGATTTGGCAAATCTCACAGGTGTTCAGTGTTCTTAGGTATAGGAGCTACTGACGCTGACCGAGAAACTGGAAGGCTTACAGTTAAAGCCGGAAAGATGAGGGATGGTCGAATATTTGAGACACAAATACAGGCCAGGCTCGATAAACAAACCTTTGAGGATGTACCACCAGACTTAGATTTTGCACCACCAGAAGCTGCCAATTTTACTCCAATAAATGAAAGAGGCGCAAATGCTAATAGATAAAGAACAGGTCATTAAGCAGTTTCCAGAAGCTAAAATCTCAAATGCTAGTGGACACATAGAATATGTTGTACACTGCAGAAAGTTCCACAAAAAGGGTGGAAAATATAAACTATCTATAAACTCAGAAACAGGCGCATTCATGTGTAATGACTGCGGCTGGAAGGGAAATGCTCTTCAAGAGTTCTTTGACGAAGGTTCTCAATTTTTTGCGAGTATGAAAATACATCGCAGATATGATGTACCTGAATCGACCAGCTCTTTTAGGTCGTATAACCACGTGGAATGGAGAGATGGTATACCTTCTCCAGGAAAACTAAAATCAATATCTTGCCTGGACCCCAAACATCCAGCTGTAAATTACCTAAGAGAAAGAGGTGTCACAGATAGTGATTGCCATGCATATGATATACAATATTGTACTCATGGTTACTATTACTTTTGCTCAAGATTAGGTACTACTTCTGGAAGGATTATTTTTCCAATATATATGTCAAACAAGCTTGTTGGGTGGCAGGCAAGACAAGTAGACAGAAACAACCCAGAGAGAGAAGTTTGGCATGGAGAGGAAGTTGGATGGTGGAAACCCAAGAAGGTTAAACTATCTGACGGTAAAATAACGTATAGTGATTACGAAGTCCCTAAGTATTACACATGCCCTGGAATGCATAGATCAAGGTCTTTATTAAACTTTGATTATGCTATAAAAGACAGTGACATGGTTGTTGTAGTTGAGGGACCGATAGACTGTATAAAGGTTGGGGAAAGGTCTGTTGCAACGTTCGGCAAAAAGATAACAAAAGATCAAATACGTATATTAAAATCTAATTGGTCTAAAGTATTGATGATATTAGATGAAGAGGTAGATACTAATGAGCCATGGTTTAAGGAGCTTGAAAACTCATTCGAAGGGGTATATTTTTTATGGATGAAGTTGTCCGATTTTGAAGACCCTGGTTCTGCTCCAAGAGAAGAAATATGGAAACAAATTAAACAAAAGACAAAAAATGACTACAGTGCAAAAATATCCTGATGACATAGAAAATATTATTTATGAAATACTTGCAAGTGTCCCGGAGGACTCAAATGGCATAAGTATTTCAGATATTTTTCAAGTCATTATACAGACAAGAAAAATAGATATTAAACCTGAAGCAGTTTATCAATTTATACAGAGAATGTGTAAAGAAGGTATGGCAGAGAAGATAAATGAAAACTTATATAAAGGTATTAAGTTTGATCCTGAGTTCCCCATTTAAAGAATAAATAAATTTTTGGCTTTTGATGGCAGATTGCCATCTTTTTAAAATGCTTATAGCAACTCGACGCTCGCAGATAGCAGGCGTCATGTAATTCTTCAGTAAACGCTTGCAGACCTGCAAATTACCGGGTACCGGCTGCACAAGTGCAGCCTTAACCCGGAATTTGCAGGCAGCGGCGCATTACTGAAGAATTGTACTCCGCCGCGAGGGGAGGAAACCGTCCTGAACCACCCGGTGGGCAGCCTGGTTGCACCAGGCAGCCCAACCGGGCCAGTTCAGGACTCATTCGCAAAAATTTATTACTATAAAAAGTTCTGGCTATTAGACAGAAGGTTTCTGTCATTTTATTATGTCACGTACATATAAGTGGTGTCCTGAGGCACCAGAGTAACTGGTCCGCCACGACACGAGCTGGATCGTGCCCACGGAATTCGTCAGGGGAGCTCACTCCACCCGGCAGGCCCATTAGGCCCTGCCGAGGTGGAGGAGCCTCCCCAGACGACCTTCCTTTGGGCACGTCCTACTCGTGCGTGCGCGGCCTTCCAACCGTGCCAACACTGTAGGGCCCTGGAGCCTCGCGCCCCGGTTCTCTACGTGTCTGGGTCACGGCGTTCACCGGGGAGCTTCTGCTCCAGGGCCCTCACAGTATGGCACGGTGTACGGCCACCAGTTACAAACTCTTACGAGTTTTACGCAGAACTTGAATAAAATATAAGAAAATTTCTGGCTTTTGTTGCACGGTTGTGCAACTTTCATCATTGCAGTTTAGTCAATGTAAGGCCTGCACTGTGGCGTCATAGAAAATCACGATCTACGCCCCTCACAGCGGGTCTTCAGGCCTACCACCGGTAGGCCTGAAGGTCCCCGTCTGGAGAGGCTGCGATCAGGTCTTGGACGCCTGTAAGTACAGGCCGTAAGCGGATCTCTCGCCGGTTCCACACCGACGGGCCCTATCCGGCTATCCACGGGTTGCTAACTGAGGTGACCTACGGTCACCTCAGACCGCACGCCCGTGGAGCCGGAGCGCCCGCAGTGCGCAACCGGCAATTCGCTCCTTTCTACGCAGAAATTTTTAAAATGAATAATCCAACGAAATTAAATATACTGCCACTCCATACACATACGACATACAGTCTTATGGATGGGGTGTCTGACATAGATCAGTACATAAAATACTGCAAACAAAACAATATTGATGCATGTAGTTGCACTGACCATGGATATGTACTAGGTCTATACGATCTAATAACAAAAACTAAAGAATCTGGAATTAAGGGTATTCCAGGAATTGAGATTTATCTAGCTCCACATTCAGAATATATATATAACCAAAACTTAAAGAAATTTGATTATTTTCATTTGACCCTGTGGGCAGCAAATAAAACTGGATATGATAATTTATTATCAATTTCTAATTGCTCATGGGGGCACGGAAGAGTTGTAAAAAAATTTGGTCAACCAAAGCCAAGGGCAATATGGGAAGACCTTGAGTCATATAGAGATGGTATTATATGTGGAACTGGATGCATCGAGGGGCCAATAGTTAAACCATTCCTAAGAATGGAAAAAGATATGGCCACTTATAATGCGTGTAGACTGATGGACATATTTGGAGATAAATTGTTTGCAGAAGTTATGCCGCACTCTGTAGATAGAGATTGGACAACTAAAAACATTTACCAAGTTGACAACGAAAATGGCATAACCTATACATTCTCTGGATCAGATATAATCGAAACTGAGATTGGTTCCATAACTGTAAAAGAGGCGTTTGAAAAAAAAGTGTCTCAAATCTATTCAGCAATTACAAACAGACCTCAAGATATGCCGCTTTCAGATAGGATAATAACTATCGAAGATGAATCTATTGACTCAGAAGATGATCAAGGCTGTCAAAAGATAATGCCAAGAAAAATAGTAATAGATTAAGCATTGATATAGAATTTATATAAATATGAGAGTAAAACAATCTACGTGGAGAAACACAAGTTCTCCGATATTTCTGAGAAAAGAATGCACAGAGACTGCACCGACTGGCGACTTCCAGAAATCAGGCAATGAATTAATTATGAAAATAGCAAGAGCTCACAATATTCCAATATTGTTAACTCTTGACGCACACTTTGTGAACAAAGATCAAAAAATGGTGCAAGATCTTTTATTGCAAAATGGCAGAGATGAAGATAGTGGACTTAGGTTTAGCACTAAGTACTATCAAATGAGTTCAAACCAGGCATGGGAAAAGTGGCTATCACTTCATGGAACAAGCTTTTCAAGCCACTTCCAGGAAGGAGTAGAAAGCAACCACAATCTTGCTGGTTTGTGCGAACAAATATCCCTAGAGAAGAAATATCACTTACCAGAAGTTTCTTTCCCAAGAGAGGTGATAGAAATTTCTACCTCCTATGAAGATAAATTAAAAAATTTAATTTATTGCTTGATAGATAGCAATGGAAGAATGAAAAATACGGAAGAATATAGAAATAGATTGGACAAAGAGATCCAAGTTATTTCTAATAATGGAAAGATAAATCTACTTCCGTATTTTCTATCTCTCTATGAAATCTGTGAACAGGCTAGACAACTAGGAATATGGATTGGTGCTGGAAGAGGCAGCGCTGGTGGATGCCTTTTGGCTTACTTACTTAAAATTACTCACATCGACCCAGTTAAATATAACTTATCGTTTGAGAGATTCTTGTCTTCTGGTCGAATAAACAGAGGAAAGCTTCCCGACATAGACATAGACTTTAGTGAACCAGATAAAATAGCTGAGGCACTAAAATCCAAGTATGGAGATAAATTTGTAAGAATTTGCACTACCGGTACAAATAAAGTAAAGAGCGCAATTAGAGACGTAAGCAGGGTGATACTAGACACCAAATTTAATGAGGCCAATAAATTGATGGTGGACAAGGTTTGCAAGACCATAAACAATGTTCCACAAGGATTTAGCGATCTCTTAAAATGGCTGCATGGATGGGATGACGAAGAAGGTCACCACGCTGGAGAATTAGAAATAAATAAATCTCTATATAACTTCTTTGATGAGCATCCCTCCGTTCAATCCTTGGTGGAACAGATTATTGGTATTCCAAAATCACTTGGTCGTCACGCTAGTGCTTATTGCCTATCTGACGTACCGATTAATGAAATTGTACCAGTATGTAGAATTGGAGAGGAAGAATGCACGCAGTTTACAATGGAGGCTGTGGAATCGATGGGGTTGATTAAATTTGATCTACTTGGATTAAATACACTTAAAGACATCGGTAACTGCATACGACTGATTAAAGAAAGACACAACAGAGAAATCGATATATACAACGTTCCAGAAGAACCAATTGTGTTTAAAGAATTCTGCAAAGGTAAAACAGAAACGGTATTCCAATTTAATGGTCCCGTACCAACCAAGGTGTGCAGACAGATAAAGCCTAGCAGTATAATTGATTTAGCCGCAATTACGGCTGCTTGCAGACCAGGCACAATGTATGCGTTGATGTATGACGAACAAGAAGACGAAACAACAACACTTATAGATCTATGGGTAAAGAGAAGGCAGGGTAAAAAAGAAGTCTCTTATCTACACGAAGACCTAAAAGATATACTTTCTAATACACATGGCATTGTTTTGTTCCAAGAGCAAATATCTGCGATGTTTCAAAAATCTTGTCAGTACTCCCCAGAGCAAGCCGACGAGATTAGAGAGATAATAGGAAAGAAAAAACTCGATAAAATGAACGAGATTCTTCCAGACATTAGGAAGAGGCTCCAAGATAGAGGGTGGGATGCCACGCAAATATCCGCTTTTGTCAGTTTATGTAGGTCTAGTAGTAATTACGCGTTCAACTTAAGCCATAGCGTTGCTTATTCGTATATGGCATATGTTTGTATGTGGCTAAAGTCTCATTACCCGCTAGAGTGGTGGACGGCTATTCTTCAAAACTCAAATCACGAAGACCTAGCTCAAAACGCTAAATACTTTTCTGAAATAGTAAAGTTACCCGATGTAAACATCAGCCAGGTAGATTTCTACATCATAGATGATTCAGATAAAAAAATAGTGTATCCATTGACTATGGTGAAGGGGGTAAAAAATGCCTCCCAAGAAGTTTTTGAGAAAGCCCCGTATTCTAGCCTCAAAGACTTTTTTGACAGAGTTGACAAAAAAGTAGTAAATAAGAGAGTTGTTAACGCATTGATCTTTGCTGGTGCTTTAGATAAATTGGCCACTGTAAAATCGAAAGATAAGGTTGAGACAAGAAATAACTTAATCCATGAGTATAACATTCTCAGGGGAGAGAAAACTAGTAAGGTGCTATCTAAAGGCGAAATTGATATTTTAGAGAGCAAGAGCTTATGCATAGGGAGTCCCGACGTTGTTGATTATTTCATTAGCAAAGGAATGAACTCATGCATAGACATACCAGAGGTAATGCTAACACACGAAGGATATACAGTAAAAACAGCTGGAATAATCCTGGCAGTCAAAAAAATAAAGACTAAAAAAGGTCAGGACATGTGTTTCATTGACATTGGGAACAAAGAGTTTCAGGTTAGCATTACATGCTTTCCCGAGATGTATGAACAGGTAAAAGACAATATCAATATCGACAAAGTAATATTGGTAACAGGTAAAATTAATGTATATAACGACAGAAAATCAATTATAGCCGATTCAGTAAGAGTATACAACATAGACGAAATAAACTAAGACAAAAAATAAATAAATTAATGAAATTGCCCCAAAATATAGAAGAAAATATCATTATATATTTAGAGGCTGCGCGATTAGCGTTAGCCGATGCAGATATATTCGACTACATAGCTGAACAACTTGATATATCAGACGATGAACTTATTGATCTTCGCGATGATCTACAGAAATATCTCGGCTGTGTAGAGGAATAATTAGATAAAAACAAACAACAAACACAACAAAAATATGGCACTAGGAATAAACGAAACAATACAAGGCGAAACAAAAACATCAAAACACTTAGTCTACAGAGAGGGAGTAAGAGTTCAATACACCAAAAAAGATAAAAATATAACTGCATGTATTTTACCTGCAATTGCAGATATAAATGACAAAGCTAGTTATCTTTCATACAGGCAGGAAGATGATCCTCAAATGTTTACAAAATGGGCGGTTGGATTAAAGTTTCATCCATTTGTGAACAGAGATCAAAATATCATCAGTCCTACATCGTTCGATCATACCGCTTACGACCCAATTGATGAGTTCATTAGAGTTGCAAAAGCAGATCCAGAATATTGTGAGCTCGCTGGATTTGGCGCTGACGGAAAAAGAATGCCGAATGCGTATAAAAACCCAGATGTTAGGCTTAGCACTAAATGGTCTGGATATATTGTAAATTCAATCATTCTTTATGATCGTGATCAAGATTCTGAAAAATCGATTCTATTGCAAATACCAAACACAGCATTTAGGCGCTCTGGCTCAGCAAAAGATGGAGGTCAGCAATGGGGACTATTATCGGAGCTAAACAGAAAAAATAGAAAAGCAGATTCTGGGTCTGCTGATAGTTATTATTGGGGGGATATAACAGACCCCAAAGCTCTGATTCCATGTAGTCTTAAACTGACACCGAACCCCGCTGGGGGTATAGCCATATACAATATGGTGCCTATTGACGATGAAGATCCAGTCAAAATCTCAAGGACTACCCTTGAAAGTAGGTATGACCTAGACAATGTTTTATATGAAATCACTGAATCAGAAATGATAGACAGAATGGTTTATTATTTCTCTGATGTGCCCAAGCTTCTAAAGAGAGCTTATGCATCTAGGGTTCCAAACATTGATAGACTTATTACTAGCGCAAAAGCGGTCAGAGTAACAGTAGAGGATCAAGACGAGGATAATGACACAATTGAAGAGTCTTTTGTTGCTTCTAGTAAAAAGAACAATAAAGTTGAGTCAAAATCATCATCAAAATCTATCGAAGATGAAGAGGAAATTGGAAACGAGAATACAAGAAGTTTCGCCCCAGAAGAGGATGATCTTCCAGCTCCTTCCAAAAAATCAAAAAATATAGTAGTTGACGAAGACGAAGATGAAGATATAGATATGTCAGAAGACAAAGAAATATCAGTGCCCACAAGAAAGGTATCCAAAACTTCTTCGGCTTCAGAGTCCAAAAAAGTAAGCATTAGAGATCTAATGGATTAATTTATAATCAAAATACGCCATAGCCCCCACTATGGCGTATTTTCTTTAACTTTTACATAATAATAACACAATCAATAATTTAAATATGCCAAGACCAAAGAAAATAAAAACAGACGAATTAGCATTAATCAACCCCATTGATCAATATTTTATGGAATCTGCTAGTTCAATTGAAGAGAAATACGGCCTAGACAGGGTTAGCTCTGCCTTAGAGGAGGACGCAAACCTAAAGTATTTAGAGGTTCCAGATCTAGGACTACAATGGAGCCTTGGAAGAAAGGGATTTGCTTTGGGCAGGGTCATGCAAGTAATGGGATCTGAGGGATCTAGTAAAACTAGTTTTGCATTATGGGTTGCCAATATTTGCATGAAGTCTGGGGGGATAGCTGCCATGATCGAGACCGAAATGGCTTCTTCCACAAGGCACATGAAAAACTATCTTAGTGATCCAGCGAGATTCAGGATTTTCCACGCAGACACTATTGAAGATGGCCTTAAGATGACTATTGACCAATTGAATCTATTTCTTCGCATAGATCCACAAGGAGTAATACCTAAAGTTTTAATTTTTGATAGTATTGCTGGTTCCTCAGAAGCAAGAACGCAAAATGATGAAGACAACTTTATTCAAGCAAGGGTAGGTGGTTCGGCAAAGATAATTAAAGACGCCACAAATTTAATTAAATGTAAATTAAAAGAAACAAATACTTTATGGATAGTTTTAAATCAGGGCAGAGAGTTAATTCAAACAGCCTTTGGGGGTGGATTAATCCCCGACATTGATAAGATGATCGGTTCAGGAGGAAAAGCTATTCCCTTCGCGGCAACATATTGGCTTATTTTAAAAAGAAACGCCGCAACAAAAGAAGACGGAGCCACCTCCGGTTTTAAAGTTAAAGGTGTTTTCAAGAAGAATAAATTAGCACAGCCAGGTAGAATTTTTTACTTTAATGTAAAATGGGGAGAATCTTTTGATTTTATTGAATCCACTACAAATCTTTTGGCTGCTGCAGTGCCTGCTCTTCCTGAAGGAGCCGACCCAAACGAACCAGTCAAGAAAGGCGGAATACTTGGATTGCAGGCTGCTAAAGGTGGCACATTTTTCAGCGAAGAGCTAAATATAGATAAAACTGAGGCAATGAAAGCTGAAGATATTTACGAACTAGCTCATAGCGAAGAATACTATAAGAGATGCCAAGAAGAGCTAGGGGTGCCAACCGAAGACACGGTAGCCACTTTTAACTATGAGGCTGCACTGCAAAATAAACACAAAGCATTTAAAAAGGCAACAAATGAATCAAGACTTAGCACTGAACTCTCCCCATCATCAGTATCTTCACCAATCGGATCAGATGACGGGAAGCAACAAAATGATGAAATTGAGGAAAAAGGCAGCGACAATGATTTCATCCAAGATGAAGCTGGGGATCCCATCGAAGCTCTTGTCGAGCAGTGAAGATGCCTTCCTTGAGTTAAACTCGATGCTATTCTCTAATGAGTATGTAATAGAAAATTATCAGACACTATACGGAAGATTTAAATTCATATTTGACTGCTCTGACGAAAGATCATTTGAAATAAATAAAATATCAGATATCTTTTATAAAAGCTGCAAATCGACACCTGATCATCCTTCTTTTAGAGATTTGTTTTTACATAGAAGCGAAGAGGTGTTAGAAAAATATGTAAGTCATATCTCTAGTGTATCTCAAATTGCCCTTGTACATATGAACTCTACACACGACTCTTTATACATATGCGTAAGCGATGAATTTAGCGAAAACGTGTTTGTGCCACATATTAAAATTCCAAGCAGTATTAACGGAGGTAGAGATGGATTGATAATATTTCCATTTAAGAACTTTTTAGATAATTTTAACTCATGAATAAAATATGGATAGGTTGGGATAACGGCATTGGAAATATAAGCGCTGTCTGGGAGGACAAACTTGCAGACTATAGAATAACTCCTGTAAAAAAGTGCTTAAATTACACCAAAAAAGTTTCATACATAAATAGGCTCGATAGAAATAAGTCCAAGGAATTAATCTTATCCTGGATAGATGGATATATGCCTGTTATTTGTATAGAAAGGCCGATGGTAAATCCTGGCAGATTTAAGGCCACCGCATCAGGATTAAGAGTTCTTGAAGCACAGGAGTGTCTAATGGAGGATTTATGCTTGCCATATAGATTTATAGACTCTAAAGAATGGCAGAAAGTTATGTTACCAGAAAATATTAAAGGACCAGAAACAAAAACTGCTTCTTTGGCTGTAGGTAAGAGACTTTTCCCCCACCTATCCGAAAAATTCAAAAATGATGCAGACTCACTTTTAATAGCTGAATACATGAGAAGAAAAAATTTTTAATTTATGAAAGATGTAAACTTATTAAATAACTTTTCGGAATCAGAAAAAATTCCCAATTTTTTAATGTGCATAGACGAGAATGACACAGAGTATGTTTTGCATTCTGGGGCTTATCCCTGTCTAGTTAGAATAAATGGAATAGCCACTGACGAAGAAGACGATGAAGAAGACGATGATGATTACGGTGGATTAGAAGTAATCGATAAATACAAAAATCAACAATCTAAAGACTCATTTGTTTTTGACGTAGAAGTTTTTAAAATTACTGAACTTGGGCTAAAGCCAATGGGGAGGGAAAGATCTTTAAAATCCGTAAAAGATTTAATAGGAAGATCCATCGATTATTATATTGCACAACAAGAGCAAGAAGATTAATATATAAAAATATGGCTAAAAAGAAAAACAAACCACAAGATGAATTAGAAGTAGACTCGGTAGAGTCTACCTCTACAGAAGATACAAGCGCAACTGACACTGTACAGGAAAGCTCAGAAACCCCTGTTGTAGTTGAGGCACAGCAAGAGCCATCGTTACAACCAGAAGAAACAAAAGAAGAAGTTAAGGTTCAAGAGGATGTCCCAAAAATTAAAGAGGCGTCTACTGAAAACAAAACAGTGGAATCTGATTTCTCTACTCTTGAGTCTATCGCTAAATTTGTTACAAAAACTGATCCAACATTTGCTACCAGTTTCTTTAGCTTAAATAGGGGGTCGGAATCCCTTTTGATTAAACAAGCTGGTGGAGTTTATTGTTTCTGTCGTGTGGTGCCAAGAAGCAGAAATCAAAACGGTCAAATATGGGAGGCAGAATTTTTAACCAATGTTCCTGCTCAGGTTCACACAAAATTGGTAAAAATCTTGAAGGATGCTGGAGTGCCTGACTCAAAGAGACAGTTCTTTAATCCATCTGGCCACCTGTAATAGTTTAGATACTATAAAGGTTATTTTAAAAGGGGCACGTTGAGTGCCCCTTTTGCTTTTAGATGGGTATCAAATTATTGGCTATAATGAGCCATAATAATATGTAAGTAATTTACTTACATTTGTTAACAACCAACATTGCTGGTTGTTAATGAATCTGTTAACAACCAACATACAACAATAAATAAAAAAATAAAGTGCAACAAACACTTACAAGATCCGTGACCCACGGAAAAACTGGGTCATTAATTAATGTAAATACATACAACAAAAATCAGGTAACCATTTTGCCTGAGGAGCAAACCCAAATAGGATTTGCTCTAAAACAAGGGAACACAGTAAAGGTGGCTTCTTACAAAGTAAGAAATGGTGTTGCAAGACTCATGGGAGCGTCTTGCGGCACACCTCCTTTTATTGTGAACAAGACAGAGCAGGCCAGTGTAAACTGGGCTACTGCTGCCTTGCCATTGCCGCATGGAAATTATGTGGCTCCCAATGGAGGTAGTTGCGTTCAGACTCCAAAAGGTGTCGTGAGCAAAGCAACCGTCCCAATAAAAAGTCTTGTGACATTAACGCAAGAGCTGTTTAGACAACCCGGAGAAGATAGACTAAACTTGTTTGGTCTTGATAGCTCAGCTCAGGAAAAAACCGATGGGTGCGAAAAAGTAACCTTGAGACTAGGCAAGCTGAAGGCTTGTATATTCACTCGGTTTCTGACGACTCTATACGGTCCATCCCCAGAAACGGCGATGTTGTTTAAAAACATCATGAACTCATTGAGGGTCATGGATAACCAGACAATGAAAATGAATCTACTAAAGCTCTACAACTGTGTAGAGCAACACGTAGAGAAAGGAGTAAGTTCTTCGACTTCGTTGGTTAGATCGAAAAACTTTAACTTCGGTAGACAGAGAGATAAACTACTAAAGATTGTGTCATTCCTGCCCGAGCTTGCGGGCCTGGATGACCAGTCACAAATTGACCTTTATAAGGTTAAAAACACAAGGGAACAAATTCCACTGATCAGTGTTGTGGAAATTAACTTCCCTATGTCAGTCAGTAAAGCAGATAATGTCGGCGAAAACTTTTGCTTCCCTTCGACGTGGACAAAGTCCCCGTTTGAGGTGAGTCAAAAAGGTGAATCGGATACCTTTTAAAATACCGAAAACAACTAAAACACATAAACAATAAATATTATGCTTAGTCAGGTAACGAATACAGCAACAAAATTCGCGGTTAAAAATGCTCCAATTGTAGGTAAGTATGCCTTACAAGTAGGGGTGTCCACAGCTAAAACGGCAATCGGGGTGGCTACCACCTTGTGGGCCGTTGGCGCAGGAATCTGCATAGCAGAGAAAGTTAAAAATAAAGCCAGCAAACTCAGTGAGCTATTCGAAGAAAAACGGCGCAATCGGGAGCTGGAGGAATTGAAATCGTTTACGGCTTCAGGAACAGACACTGTGATCAGTGAAACTATTTCTGAGGACACTGTAAAAGAATCGAAATTCAATGTCGCTGATGTCAAATCGATCTTTGCGAAACTGACGAAGCTTCATCAGTTAAACTGATGAAGACGCCAGTTGTCATTAAGACAGCAGAGTCTCAATAACCGCCATATTTATGCGTATATACTATAAGGTTTGTCCTTATAGTATATACGTATGGGGCGTTAAGATAACTCAATAAAAACAGCAAAATGCTATTTTTTTTGAAAAATTAAAAAAATGTGTAAGATATATATACCTTTGTGATTAATTATTTATTTTGACAAATAATTTAATTACAAAGGTTAAAACAAAACATTATGAAAAAAGACAACTTTATTTTAGCTACTGACTATAAAAATAGTTTTTTTAGCGCCGTCTTTTCTTTTGAAACAACTGTCTCTCCTATCAAGGGGCTGGACAAATATGACCTTCTTCATGCCTACATGGTAGGCGAAATAATAAAAAGGTTTGATAAAGTGTATGAAAGTGATGAACCTCGACCATTCGTAGTTCAGCATTTGCTAGACCAGGTAAAGACCGTAATAAAATCTATAAAAAACAAATCACCAAATAAAAAAATAGAAAACTCATCAGATGAAATAAAAAAAGAATACCCTATTGAAACAGGGCAAATAGATAAACTAATAGATGACGATACTGGATTTGTAGTTGGGACTTTTTTTGTGCCAATGATGTTGTCAGACACGTTAAAAGAATTTGATATACTTGAGTCAAAGAAAAAGAAAAATCTATGCCACATAGATATTCAAGGACAGTTTTTAAATGAATCTATAAATAATTTTTCTTTGATGTTTGACATGTTCTTTGATCTGATAAGGCAGAAAAACAACAATGACCCAAAGATAACAGAAGAAATGGTGTCAATTACAGCAGACCTACTTAAAGAGACGATAGAGTTATCTCTTGTTTCTACGGGAGAATTTGACGCATATGCGGAACGCAAAAATCAAAAAAAATAAAATAGCGAAAACTAAAACCGAAGCACCGAAGAAAAGGGGAAGACCGCCAAAAAATAAAGTAGCTACAAAAATAGTAGAGACTAAAAAGAGGAGAGGAAGACCCCCCAAAGCAAAGCTAGTAAAAAAGGATATTCCAGCAAAGAGAAGGGGAAGACCACCAAAATTAAATAAAGAGGTGGAGAAACCAATCAAAAAACTGGAACCCAAAAAACCTATTATCAAATATGAAAACGAATTTGAAGCAAAACTTTTCATAAACCAAAAACCGTCTAGTAAACAAATAGATGAATATTCTAATTGGCTGGTAAAATACAATGAAGCTGTGGCTCAGACAGACTTCGAAAAACAAATAAAGCAAATAAATTCACTCCAAGAAATCGTAAATAAGGTGGTAGACAGTTCTACAGTAAATATAGTTATTCTACCTATCTTTGTAACCAAAGGAGACAAAATTACTTTTGTGCTGTTTGAACCTTTTGATAAAGGGGTTGAAGTGATCATCAAATATAAGACTGGTCTGGTTCCACCTCACTTGACATCGTCTGTAAAACATACAGCCGTGTGCAACAAAATTACTGAATCGGTACAAAAATTTGTTCCCGTAGGTGTTTGTTGTTGAGTATGATATTCAGTCAAAAAAATAATTTTTAAAAATAGTATTGACTTAAAAAATTTTTTTGTGTATCATCCGAACTTGTTCTTTTCCCGAAACGCGTATGCCTCCTATTTTTACGCTCCGTTTAGATCCGCGTAGCGGAGATCAACGGACAAGCGCAAGCTTGAGTCAAAATCGGTAGGCAACAGCGTTTCGGGCTTATAATACTGGAAAGTTTGGAACAACAATTAAAACAAACATGAAAACAAAAAAAGAAATTGCTCTTTTAAGAAAAAAATACATGGATCAACTTAGTAGCGTTATTTGTGAATCACATTTATGCTCTGTTGAACGTGAACAGAAATTATTAAAAGGTAAAAAAAGAAAGAAGCATGCCTCTAAAATTGGAAAAACTTTACCAAAGTTTGAGCAATTAGAGTTATTTGTATCAGTAGATCAGTATGTTGATGTAAATGTACACGGCAAAGAAGCCATAGACGATTTAAATTGTGAGGAGGTAATGGTTTCTGAAACAGAAATTAATAAGGGTAAAGTTCCTGAACAAAGTGTTTCATTGGTTTCCCCTATCATGACGGAAGAACCTATTATAAATATTCGCCGTTTTGAAAATATAGTGTCTTGGATTCCCTCACAGATAAAATTCAATGATTTAATTGAAGAAGAATATCTTACTCTTGAAGAATTAAGGTTATGGTTGTCTAAAGATGATTTGTACAGTCTTCTATACAAAGACCAGATAAGTGACGAAAACAATACAGATTTCTTTACAGAAAAAGAAGCAGAAAGATTTGTCGGCGAATTTTTTAATACAGAACAGGGGCAGGAATACCTGATGTATAAGTGGAGAAAAGCAATTAGGTGTATAAACAATGAATTGCGATCTAGGATAGGAATTATCAGGTTAGGTAAAAATAGGCTGCCTAATAGTCCTAGGGTTTGGATAGGTAGAAATTCTTGCGCAGGGTCAAGTAGAATATTAGTTAAAGGATTTGACTCAGAACTGGAATTGGTAGCAGAGAAACTTGTCAATGCCTTTGTCGGTAAAGATGCTTTTGATAAAGCATGGGACCTTTGTTATCGCGGCGGGACATGGAAGATAACTGTTTATGATAAGTCAACAGTTGGAAAAACTATCCCCAAAATAAATAGCACGTTTTACATAGAAGAATTTGAAGGAGACGACCTACTATGAATGAAACAATAAAGGAATTAAACAAACTACAGAAAGATTTAAATTTATATTTTAAAAAAGTAAAACTAGAAACCAAAGACTTTAGACAAAGATACAAAAAATTATCTAAAAAAGTTGCAAAATTTATGGACAAAACAAATGATCCAGACAAGTTATTTAAGTTAGACAAGCCACTTGTTAAATGCGATCAAGAGCTATATGAACTGGAATCTTACTTCTCTGAATGGGAGTATTATCACTAAGTAGTTAAATATTTTATGGAAAGACCAACAATAAACAACACAAATGCAGTGTTCCAAGCTGGAACAACAATCGGAACATATCTATCACAGGCTATTACTGAGATCGATAAACAACTAGGAGAGGGTTACGCTGAGAAACATCCCGAGCTTGTTGCGGAGTGCGTACGCTCCCAGACAATGGATTTTAATTCTACGGCACTTGGTGCCGTTCTATACGAGATTCGAGACGTCTTGGAAACACGCATTGACGCCAAGCTATGAGCCTAAGGTATGAGCAATATTCAAGTCTGAGCAGAACAAAAAAATTTTTGATTGATGTTTCTCTCATGCAAACAAAATCAAAGAAACTAGAAAAACTTAAGAAAGAAGCGTCTAGTTGCCTAAAACATTTTCCTGCCCTCTCAAATACAGGAATACCAATTTGGTCTAATGATAATTTTACCAATGAAGAAGGCGACCCCACGTTTTAAATAAAATGGAAAAATCCAGGGAAGAACTAATTCAAGAAGTTAAAAACTTGACTGAAGGGATTCACATATGCATGGATACATTAAGAATAATATCTTGTCCAATGCGCCCAGATGGCACTTACAATAATGACAGAGAGTCTTGCAGGATAATGGCTTTAAAGGCCATAAATAAATCAGAAGAAATAATATACAAACAATAAAATGAAATTGTCTCTACAGCAAATAACTAGAATTATCTCTACCTCTCCGGTAGACGATAACACCAAAAACTCTATCATGCAGAATATAAATGAGTATGTTAGAGAGCAGCAGAATCAGGGAACCGAGGAGACTCCTCCAAAGCCACAGAAATATCCAGTTACCATATTGGTGGGTTCTCAAGAAGTGTTAGATCAAGTAAATTCTGATCAATTGTATGCATATACGGTTTTGGTTGCAGAAACAGAAAACCATAATGAAACAATTAATGAGCTGAGAAAAACAGCCGTTTTATATAACACAGAGAAAAAACGCAAAAAAAGTAAGATATATAGATTTACTGATTGTTTTGAGAGATTGAAAACTAGTCACCTTGATCAGAATCCCCTTAGAATATTGACTAAGGAACCGGCGATTTTGCTTAAAACGAGCAATTTTGCCATTTCACATCAAGATAATGGTCAGGGATAAACTTTATTACCTAGTTTATCAAAGACATATTGGGGGGAAATCCGTTACCTATTTGCCAGTAGGCATAGTTGTAGGTATTCACGGAACAGAATCACTGATACTTAGTTACCCGAAAAAGCAAAGAAAAATGATAGGTTTTTTTGCTACGCATAGGACCGAATTGAAAGATGAAGAAATTAAACATTACACAAAAAATAAAATATTAGCGAAGTTTTCTCAAAATATAAAATTTGGTTAACAAGTAGGGGGCAGGAAACTGCCCCCTTATGTTAGAGTTAGTAGAACGAAATGCGCCCCAAAAGTTGGGGCGTTTTTCGTTTTCACTAATGATACGATTGGTTTAGGTGTACCAAAGTAAAATGCCTCGATTAGTTTGTTTCGACAAACAAACAAAAAAAATAAAATAACATGAAAGTCAAAGTTAGCTTCGGTGGAAGAGATAATATGGCAGAACTCCCAACTGGGTCGAATCTTGCCTGTATCAAGAACAACAAGGTGTTGGCTGCTCGCATGGGTTGGGACGAGGGCGGCTCAATCAGCTTCATCGTCAATGGAGTAAACGTCAGTGACACTACTGTTCTCAATGATGGGGATTGGATTTCGATCCAACATAAGGCTCACGAAAAAGCCGCTTAATATATTTATTTTTATTTTATTTATTTTTCTCCCATAACGCTTTGATCGTTAGTTGTTAAGCACTAGCCCTCTTTATTGGGGGCTAGTGCTTTTCTTGTTAAAACTTAAAAACAAAAAAATATGAAACCATTTTTTGGTGTTACAGAAGAAGGAATGATAGTGAGGTATGAACCTCATGTAATCATCAATCCAGACGAGGTTCTGGCTAAAATGAACAACAGGGATTTTAGAACTATTTTTAGGTATGATAGTTTTTCAATGCCGGTAAGTTCTTCAAGTTATAAATTGGATCAATATAAAAAGGTAGCATTTAATCTTTCTATTACTTCTAAAAATTCATGCGTTTTCTGGAGCTTTTTACCGGGGCTTCCATTTGATTCATTTTTTAAGATCTCTGAGGTTTTTCCTGGAAAACTGGGTTTTATCCCATGTTATGAAAGATACTACGGGGAACCAGCAAGTGACGTAGTAACCGATAAATTGTGGTGGGACACAGATAGCACAAATTGCCTTAACAATGATTTTGAGTTGCGACCATTACTCGCAATAAATATAGATCACGTAAGTAAGCAATCTATTATGTTTCTTGTTTTTAATATTTATGACCGCAAGAACAAGGTTACACTGGGAAACTTCTTGCCTCCAATTACTAATATATACAAGGACTGTCGTGTCTGTATGGGCCAAAGACATAACCCATCATTTGCGGAAGAAGATCTAAACTTACACAATATTGTGCAAAAAGAAATTACGTGGTTTTTTGAGACCAGGATGAATGGAGATCTTGCGCAAGATACTATTGATAGACAGACAATAGCAAATTCTCTGTTTAGGTGGGACGAACACAAGGCGTGCTTACCGTCTGCTAGGCCGGTGCAAACAATAGTTAACTCTAGAGTTGGAAACTATTATATAGATGGTCTCCCCCTTGATGATAAAAATGTTTGCGATGAAAACACATCTTGCAAAATTTTCTATATTTAATTCATAAATATGAACTTATATCAACAATTGTTGAGAGCCCCCACGCTTAAAGTTGCTCAAAAAGCAATACATGGAGACATGGAGTCAAGGGTTCATTCACTAAACGACAGTCTTTCTATTTACAGAAAGGTGTATTGCTGGTTCCCTGTTCAGTACCATGGAGACACTGAAGAGGACGAGGACGATACAAAAAGAAAGACAATCCCAGAGGAAGCAACAAGGGAGTTATTTTTTAGCCGGATTTTATCTGGACAACTAAAAAGTGAGTCTCTTGAGTTTTATAATCAGAACAAGAAAGTTGATATATCTGATACAACAGATGAGCAATTAAACTCTTTGTTCAAAAAAATAAAATAAACAAACAACAAACAAAATAGGGGGACTATTTATTAGTCCCCCTTTTTCTATAAGATGAAAAACTTCTATATAATTGGATGCGGCGGAGTATGCACTTACTTTTTGCCCGCATTTTTTAAAACAATAAATCACGACAAGCGTTTTTCCGGTAGCGCCGTAACGCTAATAGATGGAGACACTGTGGAGCAAAAAAATCTGTTAAGGCAGAACTTTTATACAAATCAAGGCGGCTCTATCATAAATGCTTATAAATCGGAGGTTCTAGCAATGCACTACGTGAACCAATATCCAGGCTTAAATATTGAAGCAAAAACAGATTATATTACTGATTCATTTCCTGTTGAGGAAAAATCTTTTATTTTTTGCTTTGTAGATAACCACCCAGCCAGAAAAGATATTTTATCTGTAGTAGATATATATTCTTGTGAGGCTATTTTTGCCGCAAACTCTTCAATAAGCAGTCATGCTTATTATTACAACAGCAAAATGAGTGGTGGGAGCATGGACCCTAGAACCAGGTTTCCAGAAATATTGACCATAGATACTGGTAGCCCTATTAGGGCTGCTGGATGTGACACAGAAGCTAAACTCAATGATGTCCCTCAAACAGCTATAGCTAACCAAATGGCGGCTACTCATGCTTTGTTTATGTGGAATTTTTGGGCAACAGAAAGTAAAAAAATGTCAAAAGAGGAAACTTATGAGGTTTGGCCAATTGAGTTTATGAATAATTCATGCAGATATACAACAATTGCGGTAGAGAATCTAAAATAAAATGAACATAACAGAAAATGTCTCAAGTGAGTGGTTAGCGTGTGGACCCTATGCAGGGGGTCAGATGTGGAGAAATCAATTATATAATTGCACGACACATCAGGTATACAAACACAAAACAACAGATAGATCATCTATATCTGGTTATATGGATTATAGCACAAGACTTACAAAAAACTTAATTACTCCAATGGTATACGGAGGAATAGGTTTGCAGTCTAATCCAAGAGAACTTACGTCCTCGAAGACATGGCTTATGCCAGATTTTTTCGGAGATCCATTTGACCACCAGATTCATTATAATTTTTATGATACACTAAAGCCTTGCGGGTTTTACCATAAGATTGCAATAGAATCTTTGTGGTCATTAATACGCAATTTTTCTTTTATTAGATATACTGTATTATCTGAGACCAGGCAGATAAATTTTAAATCTTGTAGAATTAAAAAAGGGCAATATATTAGCGTAAATAGCACAGAGGATAATAGAAGTGGTCACAATCATTGTGCAGTTGAAACAAAAAATTGTCGTCAAATTTCTTACTCAAATAACAACAATTTTGTTTTTAATCATTTCGACTTAAATGATATTTTTATATCTTCTTACATAGTTTCAAACAATATTGGATTGTTTATATTGCCCAGTGGATCCATATTTTGGCTTAAGCGCAATAATAATACATGGACACCATGTATTTGCGAATATGAGATACCTAAATCATTCCCGAAGGGTAACGTCAAAATCAATTTTAGGGAGATTGATGAGGACGGAATAGCAAAAGATGAAGTAATTTTTTGCTGCTCTCAAAGGGAGCAATATCTACATAAAACTATCGCCAAAATGATCAAAGAGGATGTAATAAGAATTGCGGTAAGTAATATAAAATCAATTAAGTATGAAAATGCCGTATCAAATCACCAGATAAGCTCGTCAACTATGGCAATGCTTATCAAAAATTTCGATTCAGCAATTTTTAATCAGCTAAAGGTAAAAATTCTTCAAAACACTAACATAAAACCCTTAAAAACGTTTAATGATTTAGTTGATACAGTCACCAAAAAAAGAAGGGTACATCTTAATGCAATGCAATACTCTAAAGACAGTATGCTGCTTGCAAGAAAAGAGGCATTTAAAGCATGCAAGAATAATACACCGATCTTCTGGGAGATTGGCAAAAAAGTAGACTATATACAAAATGCAATACACAAGTCAGGGCTCGGTAGCGAGAGCAGTACTTTCTATGATCTCAATCTAGATTATTTTAACCTCTCAGAAGAGAGGGTCTGTCTTGCTGAGCTTGGTTATTCATCGCCATCTATTAGTCGTTCTAATAGGGTTGCTCGAAGCATTCAAAGCAATCTACTCAGGAGAGATAACGATGACATATGGGTAGCTCAGAACATGTATTCTTATTTGAAGATTAACCCTAAGCAGGTAAAAATTAATAATACTACCGTTAATGTAAGCGTAAATTTAAGTGTAACTAAAACAGAAATATGTAGATATAACGTTGAGTTGAACACAACTTACGATATTCCAATCGAGGTTAAAAACCTCGGGGAAAAAGCTATATCTAGGTATATTAAGTTTAGAAGCAAAAACGAAAATAATGATTGGGCTAAAGAGATAGAAAAAGAAAAACAGTCAGTCAAAGTAGTTAATGCAAAGACATTAAATAATGAAGAAGAAGTAGAAGCACAAGTAAGTGAAATAAAAGTATTAGAAATATGAACAAATTATATATACACAAGGGGGCACCCTTGATAGAAAAGCAGGTAAGTGACAAAGTAACTGGGTTTTTCCCCGTAGAGTTCACTGAATTAAAGGACGAACCAAAAGCTAAGGTTAACGTGAATAAGATTAGTCTTTCTCTGTGGAGAACGATAAACTTCTTTTTCAAGACAGTAGCTAAAAAAGAAAATTCCGAAGCACAGCTTCGTTTATTTTATTCTGACGTAGACAATCAATGGAAGGCTCATGCTTTTCCTCAAAAAGCTAAAACCGGCATGACAACAAAAGAGTTGTGCGAACATGCAAGCTTTCAGGAGCAGATGAACGAAATGGTTGAAAATGGGAAATACTATCAATATGGTACCATTCATAGCCATGTTTATGCATCCGCCTTTCAGTCTGGCGTAGATAAAAATGACGAAGCTGGCTGCCCTGGAGTTCACATAACTATAGGCAAACTTGACCAAGCAAACATTGACATTAGCCAAAGGTTTACAGTTATTGTTCCAGGTGTCATCTCAACTGATGAGCAAGGAAATGAAGTGGTGGTATCAAAAGCAAAAAAGTTTTTTATGCCAGTTGATATGCATGACTTCATTGAGATTCCAGAGGATATGTATGGATCAACAAAATCAATAGAATTGAGAAAAATTATATTCAATTTTGTTGTATCTGAAAACTCCGAGGAACTGGTCGATCAAGATCTTGTAAATAAATGGATGAAAAATAGAATTGAGGAGGAGAAAGTAATCAGCACTAGAGTCGATTTTCTTAAAGATGCTGACAATTATGACTACTCTAATTTTCACTCTAAACAGTTGATGATGTTTGATTCATCAACCAAGAACTACAAAAAAGGTTCAAAAAAAAACAACAGATCGAAGATTCAAGACTATATACCAAGCTCTTCGACTTACAAGGTTGGTGACAGAGAAGACCTTGAAAGGTCGGTAAACAAAATTTGTTTACTGCATAAAGTGTCTCAACTTGAATTATCTGAGATATTGTTAAATAAATCAGAACAAATTATGTCAGACAATTATATAAATTTATTTAACGACATAGATATAAATATTTTATCCGTATATAACTTATACGGATATTCTCTTGGATTAGAAATACAAGACTGGGTACAAGAGAGAATGGCAAAAGCAGCGAAAAACAGTCAAATATCACACATATTACAAACACTATAATGAAAACAAACATAAAACACTGGATCATTGATCAAATCTTAGATTCTGTAACAGAAACAAAGTATGACAAAGTTATTTTGTCTATGGAGTCTATATGTAATAAGAAGTTTAAGGATATTTTTTACCTCCTTGACGACAATGACATGAAACGCATTGTAAACGACTTGGCACGCAAGCAAATCTTGATCAATCAAGATTTGCTTTGGGAGGACACAATATTAAATAGCGTGTTTAATATTGGAATGTATTCTCCTGATGATATGTATGTTCCACCAGCAGAGTATAGATCATTCAACATTGATTCTTCTAGCTCTATTGATGTTATTAGTTGTGGACCAACACCTCAAAACGTCAGTTCAGCACATCCTATTTATACGGGTGACTTTGAAGCAGATATCGCAAGTCTTGCTAACAAATATCCACACGCTGTAATTTTAGGATGTAGTAGCGCAGCAAACGACTTACACGAGTCAATGCTTCCAGCCTGGCAAAAATTGCTAAACGAGCATTTCGAAGATCCAAAGAAAGCTTTGGCTGATGCTATAAGTGATTATTGGGTAAATGAGATACAGGGAGATTCATGTATCGATAGAGATCAAATACTCTCCGAGTTGTTTGATTCTATTGGGTACGACTATCCATATGTTGGAGAATCTGATGAGTATAATGACGAAGAAGAAGATATTTCGTCATACAAACACGACACTAATTGTAAAAATAATGTTGAAGAAGAATGCGAGGAAGATGACGACGATTGTTGCATAAGTAATGAATGCAGTTATAGTAGTCAAAATTCATGCCAAAAATATAATGAATCAATTAGGTTTGTTTCTGGGTATGTAGACATGGAAGATGTCATGACACATACCGATTCAGGTCTAATTGCTTATGTATTTTCTACTCAAAAGACAGAGACATGTAATAGCCCGATAAACAAAATTTGCTATGTAGTCAAATGGCCTAAGGACCACAATTCTACAGGAATTATTCTGTTTAATGATCCAATAACAAAGAAAAGACTGTAAAATGAATATATACTCAACTTGTTATGCAAGTTTGAGTAATACGGTTAAGAATGTTATTAACACCACTCATGTAAAACCGTGGGTGGTGTTTTTCTATTCTCCAGAGGAAGCTGGTGGCTCAATATTCTCTCCTGTCAGCATGAGCAATATTTTTTCACTGAATAAAGAGCAGCTTTTATGTCTGGAGTGCTTCGAGTGTGATGACCCATTTCACCCTCTATGTAGACCGTTTACAAAACAAACAGCAAATAAAATTAAGGCGTTTTTAGATCCATTTATAAATGAGAACTGTAATTTAATTGTAGCTTGCCCAATGGGCAAAATATCCTCAAGTGTTTCACTCGGGATAAATCAAAAATACAACAACTGTAGGGTTATGTTTTACGGCAAAAACACTATAGTTAAAAGAATACAAAACTTAATGTTTTCGGAACTATGACAAAAACAAAAGGAAATAGAATTGTCGCAGATATCACACAAATTAAACAGGGAGTTATAGCACATCCGGTTTCTTTGAATACTGAAGGTAAATATATCGGTGGATATTCATCTACGCTACGAAAGAGATTCGGTAACGAAGCTTTTAGCGGGTACGAAGCCACATGCAAAAACTACAAAAACGCTCAAAAAGAGAATAAGTCTGTATTACTTAGGAATGCGCTTGGCAGTGTAGTCGTGGACCCAACTCCAACCAATAGTAATGTATTTATTGCTCATTTATTTTGCATGGAAAACGCAGATAACAAAAATTATACAAATTCAATGGCGGTATCTATTTGTATTGATAAACTCAGCCAAATAGCTGCTAAAAAATTTAAAGATTTTTTTGTGTATTTTCCATACAAAATGGCATCAGGGATTTATGGGGGAAGTTGGAATATGATAGAGGAAGAGATAAATTCTAAAATAAAGAATTGTAAAATTTGTATCTTGCCTAGGTCATGAACTCATTGCTCGATAAACTTAGAAATAGTTATGCTCCTAAGAAAAGGCCAAAAATAGTTCAACAACCCATAAAACTCGATAAAAATAAAAACCTACTTGATAGACTCAAGAACAGTTATATCCCTAAGAAAAAATCCCCACAGAAAAAAGCCGGAAGAATTCTACGAGAGGAAAACCAAGATTTGCCGGGAATAATTGATCATATATATAAAAGCTCATTGACATACGATTTGCCAAGTTCCTGGCAGGAAAATAGAACAGAGAAAAGAATCATTGACCAGTTTCATTATAGATATCTATACCCCCTAATTAGGTATAATGCGAAAAACAAGATTACAACAATTGGCATAAGTCTGCCTTCAGATGGTTGGGTCTGGGAACAAGAATTAGCTAAAAACTTTAAAAAAATGAAAGCTAAGTTCGATTTTATAGGAGTTGAGGGGTCTAGCAATATGGATTTGTTAAAAAGATTTTTAACAAAATCATACAAATTAAATCAAGGACTTAACAATAACTTTAAAACGAGATGTTATGTTGGTCCTATGTCAAATCTATTGAATGAGATAAATTCAAAGGGATCGATAAAACTTAACTGCTTAGCAAGTAAACGGTTCTATCCAGTTGATTTTATATATGCAGACTTTATGGGGTATTGGGCTAGTCCAATTATAAATATTATTCTATCTATATTCAATGGCCCCAGAAAAATAAAGAAAAATGGATGCTTCTTTATGACTATTTACCTAGCTAGAGGAAGCAAAGACAAAAACATTAGACTTGATACAATAGAAGCCGGAAGAAACATAAATAGAGAAATGAATCTTGGGCTAAATAATTTTAATGTTCATGACTCAAATTATATGTTGAGAGATTTACAGAAAGATAGTGTAATTCAATTATATGATTTAATTCGTGGAATAGGTGCATTTACTTGGAAGATGGCCTATAAACAAGGTATTCAATTATATGTTCATGATGTTCAAATGTATTACAACGAATACGTAAATGAATCCGGCAGAGAAGTAAGATCTCCAATGGCTTCTTTTTACTTTACAAAACTCAACGATTAAGTAGAACAAATAACCACAAGCAAAAATGGCTTCAGATAAAAGAAAAAAAATACAGCAAGAAAAACAAAAAAGGTTAGTTCAGCTAAAGAAAACTTTAGCCAGTGGAAGTAAATATGCAGAAAAACAGAGACTCAAGAGATTGGGATCTCAGGCTTAAGTAATTTTGGCGCGGTGGCGAAATGGCAGACGCAAAGGACTTAAAATCCTTTGGTTATAATGACCGTGTGGGTTCGAGTCCCACCCGCGCTATTTATACAAAACAACAAACTATATTATTTATGAAAAAGAAAATAGAGACAGAACAACAATTATTTGTAAGATTTAGCGAAGAAGAATCAAACGAGTTAAATATCACTCCAGGAGATAAATTTTCAGTCAAAGTAGTTGATGATGGTATTCTGCTTCAGAAATATGGAAGCATTGAGATAGATCTTTCAGAAATGTCTAATGAGGTGCTTCAGTTTCTTATCATGGAATCTTGTGATAGGGATATATCAGTAAACGAGGTTTTCGAAGATATAATCAAAAGAGGGGTAGATAAAGATGAATGAAAACTTTAATTATACCAGATATACACCAAAGAATAAATAATGTAGACATAGCATTAAGAAATGAATACGACGAAGTAGTTTTTCTTGGTGACTGGTTTGACTCGTTTTATGAGCCTCCATTTGTTGCAAGCTTCGAAGATACGTGTGTATACCTTAGGGATCTAATTACAAAACACAAAGATAAACATAAATTTGTTTTTCTGGTTGGTAACCATGATACCAACTATATTTATTGTAACAACAATTCCTCTACGAAAGCTTGTCCAAAGCTTTTGCCATACTATTGTTCGGGAGTTACTGGTAATAAAATAAAAAAGTTTAGAAAAATATTTTTTGATAAAGGATTGAAAGATGATTTTTTTATAAAAAACTTTAAATTGGCTCATAGGTCTCAGGGGTGGTCATTTTCACATGCAGGGATAATAATGGAACATTTTTCGTATGGATCTAACATAGATAATTTAATTGAAAAAGCTAATGATGCTTGGAAAAATTTTAGGAACTTGTCTTATAATTGTAACCACCTAGTGTCTTCAGTAGGTGCATGTAGGGGCGGAAGACAAGCAGTTGGTGGTCTTACTTGGTGTGACTGGCACAATGAGTTTTATCCTTGTAGTCATGTTGGCAAGCAAATATGTGGACACACAACTGTTAAAGAACCAGTAAGTATTGCAAAAGATACAGACCATGAGAGCTGGAACCTTGACACTATATTTCACTATGGCATCATAGAGGATGAAGTATTAAGCATTAAAAAGTATGCCGAATAAAAATTTAATTCAATCTATTACTCAGGCATTTACATTCGCAAGGCGAATGGCACCAAAAAAACTTGTATCGATACAGAAGAATGGCCCAGAATTTGGTATAGAGTATCAAAACAAGCTAATGTTGGCGGATAGACAATTAGGCACTCTTGACTTTGCTAGACCATTTTTACTCGATGTGACTTTAATAGCTATTGGTGCTCCTGGCTGCAAAGACGTTGACGGTAATATAATTGGTGCAATTTACTTATATAAAGGCGGTAATTATGACAATATCGATAAGAACTGGAAACAGATTTATAAATTTTTATACCCGTTGACAGGCAACGAAGATAGATTGCCACTAGACGGAACAAATATAGACTTTGGAGCATCTACTACTATGACCTCTGATGGCAAGTTGTTGGTAGTAGGTGCTCCCGGCGAGAGGTCAGAGGCAGGAGACAGAACTGGAGCTGTATATATATTTTCTATCACGGAATCAAGCCATACATTAATGGCTAAGCTCACTCCAATAGACCCAGTGCCTGGTAGAGAGTTTGGTAGGTCGGTAGCAATATCGGATGATGGAAATATATTATCTGTCTGCGATAAAAAAATTAATGATCTGTCTAAGGTTTATACATTCACTAAATCCGGTAAAGATTTTTCTAGTTGGTTTTTTACCGGAAAGAGAACCACAAGAAACGAACTTGCTACTTTTTATAACTACAAAACAAAAATATTAAAATTGGGTAAAACTCTTCCAGACAGAATTTTTTATATGGATTCAACTGGTGGTTCTACTCCCTTTGTTTTTGTAGGCAAGGAAAATGTTAATGTTTTGGCCATGTCTCAGTCTATCGATGTAGTCTTTTGTACAAAAAACAAAATAGACAAAGAACTGAAAATTCACGGTAATTTAGAGGATCCTAATAAAACTACTTTAACTGATTGTTTTGGGCATTGCCTGTCTGGAAGTCCACCATTTTTACACAGATTGGCGGTTGGTGCCCCTGGAAAAGATAACTCAAAGGGTTGTGTATATGTCTATGTATACAATGGCAAAAATTTTTCTTTATTTAATACCTTGGTCCCAGCCGATGCAGAGGAGGGAGATAAATTTGGTTTTTCGTGTGTTAGTTCGAGCGAGCTGGAGTCAGCCCCCTGTCATATATATGCAGTATCTACCGCTAGAAATAATGTTGGGCCAATTGAAAAAACAAGTAGTTGGTCGAATGCATATGAAGTTAAACTTGTTTCAACCAATACATAAATTATGCACATAGCAGAATTGATAGGAAGCGAGACTATTGATGCCAGGTTCTTGACAAACAAAGAACTTAAAATGTTAGGTTGGAGCGATAAACCTAACACAATAGGTATCGTTATTGGAGACTTTATTCTAGTTCCAGTTGTATATGGAGAAGAAGATAACGTTCCAATCTCGGACAATATTCCAGCTTTTTATGAGTTTGATTTTAATGAAGAGATAATTTATCCAATTTCAATTGGGTATTTATCAGAGGGTGGCGCTGGACCTACTCCTGGGGCAAGTGGAGCAAGCGGTGCTACTGCTATGCCGTGAAAATTAAAATATTGTATAATACACAAAATGAAATAAATTATAATTATGAACAAATACCTTAAAACATATATCGAAAGCCTAAGTAAATTAGCTGCCCCAGACACTTCAACTCAAATCGATGAGCGTATGATGTCTTTGTCTAGCCAAAAAGCTCCAGTAAAACCACTAAAGCCAAATCTTCCCAAAAAAAATGATGGTCTTATAACCAAGATTCCAGGGCTCCCTGCTAATGCGAAGCCTAGTGAAGCTGACTTAAACGATGTCGCAGGTTATAAATAAAAGTCAATTATGAATAAATACGCTTCAGAATATTTCAATAGCTTATTCAGTAAAATTGCAAGACAGTTTTCTCCAGAAGTATTGGAACCTAAGAGGCGTGCGATGGGAGACCCATCGATTGGTGCACCAACAGCAGTGCAAACACAAAACCCCCTGACGCCTGCACGAAACGCCCTTACTGCCCCGTCTATAAAACCCAACGGAGCTGGCGTTGCGGTTCCCCCAGTTTCTGGAAGTGTGGCATCACCATCTAATTGGTCTAGGTTAATGATGAAGGGAGTGCCAACCAAAAATTTAGTTTCTGGTGGACTTGCTGGTGCTGGCATTGGGTTAGCCGCTGATGCGGCAATACCACAATTTTCGGGCGGGGATTATTTATCGGAAGTGGGAAACCAATTAAGAAGTTTTGGGATAGATACCGCATCTAGCGCTGCCGGTGCAGGAATTGCATCAGGTGGCGCTGGTTTACTGCCTGGGGCAATATGGGGGGCTGGAACTAATGCAGCAGGAAAGCTCATGGAAGTGGGCTATGGGTTAAACGAACTTTATAATCCTAACAGCCAACTAAACAGAGATAAAGCTGAGTCGGATGAAAGAAATAAACGATTAGACGCTCAAAATGCACTAAGAAAAAATCCCATGCCACCAGTAGCTCCGAACAATGGAGGAAGACTTTCAGATGGCCAGTTAGCAAATATGGCTGGTGTCGGATTCGCCGGAGACTTGACCCAAAACGCAATAACTAATGCCAACCAGGCTACTGCTCTGCCGCCAATAAACACTAATGTAAATACTAACAATGGATCTACACCTACTACTCCTACTCCTGCTGCTACACCTTCTGGGAGTGTAAGCAACGAATACCCATCTCCGGTTCCTAGCCCGTTGCCGTCCCCGCTTCCGGCGCCTGTGCAGCCATCCACGACCACAATAGAGAGCACCCCTACTATAAGCAATACCCCCTCTACGACTGTTACGCCGCAGCAGGCAGCACCTGCAACAGTTCCTCAAACAGTCGCAAAACCACAAGCAGTGGTCAAGTCTCAATCTAAACCAAAAGCAAATACACCATTAAAGAATGTTAATTTTAAGCCTCAAACTCCTAATCCAGTATTGAAACCATCTGTTATAAAACCGAATACTGTGCAGAATAGTAGGCTTGGTGGTCCTTTAGGTACTGTTTCAAATGTTTTTGGTAGGATCGGAGACACAATGCAAAACGCGGCCAGTGGAAGACTAGGTAAGGGCGATCAATTAAGACAAACAAGTTTATTGCCTTGGCAAAACAAAAGAAGATAACGAATAAAACAAAACTTTACGAAAGCCCTCATATTAAATGAGGGCTTTTTTATTTAACTATGAAAACAAAAAATAAGAAAAAGGGGAATGAATTCGTATATTTAGTATACTGCAATCCTGACCCGCAATTAGTTTATGGAGTATACAAATCAAAGCATGACGCCATTAGGTACGCAATTAGTTTAATAAGATATAGAAAAGAAAAAGCAATATCAAAAGGCCAAACATTTGGTTATTATCATTTTCGTCCATTGATGCAGCCGATGCAGCTACTGTGGATGAAAGATAAAAATAATCCTAGTTATTACGACATGTGCGTTTTTACAGCTTGTTTATCTATTCCAGAAGAAAAAAACAATGAATGGGGAGATAATGCATGTCACATTAGAGTAGTTAGAAGATTTTTAACATAAAAGTTTTTATCTTACCTCTTTGACGTTTATTTTTTACTGCAAATCAACATTTTAAAGAAACAAAAAATAACACTAGAAATGTTTTGACATAGACCTTTAATTGAATAATCTAACCAAACAATTTATGTACAGAGTAGAAACTGGAAGCAATCAAATTTTTAGATATGACAATGTCCTAAGGCCGGATATATGCAAAGAAATCTGTGACCTTTTAATTGAATCAAAGGGTGACCACCTAACTAGTTTAAGCCAATCCGATAGGGTTCCATGGAACGATAATGATGTATGTAATTTTCGTGATATTAAAAATTTAGAGCTAAAGGCAAAAATAAATGAATACAGACATCTAGCTAAAAACTTAGCGATGGTTATATTTAAAAGTATAGTATTCATAGATTATACAGACTTGGTTGTATGGAGGACGGGAAAGGCTCAAAACAGACATAAAGATAATGGATACGTAAATGACAGTCCTCTTAGGTCTAGAAAATTTACATGTATCACATATTTAAATGATGATTTTGAAGGTGGTAGAACTTTTATAAAAACTGAGCGTGGGGATGATTATATATCTGATCCAAGAACAGGGTCAGCTGTATTTTTTTACTCAGATGATAGATGTGAGCATGGTGTAACAAAAGTTGAGAACGGAATAAGAATGACGCTTCCTATTTGGTTTTGCACCGATTATTCCTCAAGCGAAGAGGCAAGAGATAGTAAAATAGCTATCCAGGCTTAAAAAATTTATCGGAGTGTAGCTTAGCCTGGCTAGAGCGCCTGGTTTGGGACCAGGAGGTCGCGAGTTCGAATCTCGCCACTCCGAAATTAATTCATAATAATATGGAAAACAAACAACAGGAAAACATAACAAATCAAACAATAGAAATTCCTATACAGCAAGAAAGACCTAGAGTTGAATTTATTCAACCCACAAAAATAAAACTAGGTTATTCCTTTAATAAAGAAATGGGTATAGGTGTTTTTGCTACAAAAGATATTGAGCCTGGAGAATTAATTGAAAGGTGCTACGCCGTTCAATTAGCTAACAGATCCAGGTATCAACATGACCCACAAATAAAAAGATATCTATATACAAATAGATGCGAATGCCAGCAATGCGTTATACATGGGTCTCATATGAATATGGTATTAGGGTATGGAATGATATATAACCATCAAGACGAACCAAATACTGAATGGAATTTTAAATGGGACAAAGACTATGCAGATGTAATATGTATAAAACCTATTAAAGCTGGAGAAGAAATATATGTTTCTTATGGTTCTAGTTACTTTAAGGAACGTGAATATTTCTCCGCAAAAGGAGAAGAATTTAAAGAAATCCAAGAAAACTTGATTGAAAATTAACATATACACCGATGGAGCGTGTTCAGGTAATCCAGGCCCAGGTGGATATTCAGCTATAGTAAAATTTGAAGACAACACCAGAAATGTATTAAGTCAGGGATACAAAAACACAACAAACAATCGAATGGAGTTGAGGGCAGCAATAGCTGCCCTTAATTCTATAGTTGAGCATAAAAAAAGTGAAGTTGTATTGTACTCAGACTCAAAATATATCACAGATGCGGTGAATCAAGGCTGGATAATAAATTGGAAAAATCGTAAACTGTCTGGAGTTAAAAACCCTGAACTTTGGAGACAATTTATTGAGTTGATTGATCAATTTGATAAATTGTCTTTTGTATGGGTTAAAGGACACAATGGACACGAAGAAAATGAACAATGCGATGAACTGGCAAGAAAAGCAATAAAGGGAGTCCTTTTGGACGACATTTAATTAAATATAAACAATAGATATATGAATAAATTAAAGATATTTGATGAACAAATTTCAAGAAAACCGAATCTTTACCCATGGACAGATAAATTTATAGAAGCCATGCATAATGGGTTTTGGACAGACAAAGAATTTAATTTTAAATCTGATGTTCAAGATTTTGCTGTAAAATTAACCGAGCAAGAAAAACAGATTGTAATACGTACCCTGTCTGCAATAGGTCAAATAGAGGTCGCTGTAAAAACATTTTGGGCGAAACTCGGTGAAAATTTACCACACCCATCACTATCTGATTTGGGATATGTAATGGCTAATGTAGAGGTTATACATAATAATGCCTATGAAAGACTTATTTCAGTGTTAGGCCTTGAAGATGTATTTGAGGAGAACCTAAAACTGGAATGGATCCAGGGAAGAGTTAAATACTTGAAAAAGTATACACATAGATTCTATAAAGATAGTAAAAAACAATATTTATATGCTCTTATATTATTTACATTATTTGTAGAAAACGTTTCACTATTCTCTCAGTTTTATGTAATAAACTGGTTTTCCACCTTCAAAAATGTGTTGAAGGATACAGACCAGCAAGTAAAGTACACTAGAAATGAAGAAAATATTCATGCGTTGGTTGGCATACAAATAATTAATACTATAAAGAAAGAGTATCCAGAAATTTTTGACAAAGACTTAGAGGATAAAATATTGGAAGAAGCTCAAGAAGCTTTTGTTTCAGAGTCAAAAATAATAGATTGGATGGTTAATGGAATAAATGAAAACGGTTTGTCTGCAGACATATTAAAAGAATTTATTAAGAATAGGATTAATAATTCCTTGAATCAAATAGGTTTAAAATCCGTATTCGAAATAGATAAAGAAAAAATTTCTACAACTGTTTGGTTTGACGAACAGCTATTAGCAAACAACATGACAGACTTTTTTCATTCAAGGCCTGTTGACTATTCTAAAAAGTCACAATCATTCTCAGAGGATGATTTATTTTAAACAAACAAACACGAGATGACAGTCAGAGATCTAATAAGCAAATTATCCAAAGAGGATCCTGATTTGCCTGTAGTAGTTGAAGCAAATGAGGCTACATACGATTTGCTTGAATCAATCAGGGAAATAAATATAAGAAAAAATAAACAACAGTGCTATTTAATTTGGGATGGAGAGTTTTGTGAAACCGAAAACGACGAAGCAGGTACACAAAAAGCTCTTTTCCTTTGCAGAAAGATGCTGTATTAACTACAAAAAATTAAAATGAATAAAGACTGTTATTGGCTAAATAAAGACTCTAGAAAATTCCTTGAAAGAGGTTATTTAATCGAAGGAGAATCCGCTGAGGAACGCATAAATGATATATGTAAGGCTGCTGCGGGGATCTTGAGAAATCACAAAATATTAATCAAAGACAAAGTAGATAAAACTTTGTTAAACAATTTTGAGGAAAAATTTAGTGACTATCTATATAGGGGTTTTTACTCACTAAGTTCGCCCATTTGGGCGAACTTCGGTAGGGAGAGGGGATTACCTATTAGCTGCTTCGGCAGCTTCATCCCGGATAGTATGGAAGGTATAATGTATAAACTTGCTGAAGTAGGTATGATGACCAAGTACGGTGGAGGTACCTCTGCTTTCTTTGGTGATCTTAGGGGCAGGGGTGATTCTATCTCCTCTGGAGGAGAATCTACGGGTTCTGTGCATTTTATGGAGTTGTACAATAAACTGATGAACGTTGTTTCCCAGGGTAATGTACGGCGTGGTTCATTTGCTGCTTATCTCCCCATTGACCACAAAGACATAAATGAGTTCCTTCAAATTAGAGACGAGGGACATGAAATTCAGCAAATGTCTTTTGGTGTTTGCGTTAGTGACGCCTGGATGGAACAGATGATAAACGGAGACAAAGAGAAAAGAAAGGTATGGGGAAAAGTAATTCAAAAGAGATTTGAAACTGGTTATCCATATATTTTCTTCTCAGACAATGCAAATAATAATGCACCAAATATCTATGCAGAAACTGGGCATAAAATATATGCTAGTAACTTGTGTTCAGAGATAATGCTATCTAGCTCAATGAACGAATCATTCGTGTGTAATCTCTCATCGATAAATCTTGAGAGATGGGATGAATTAGTTCAAACCGACGCTATTGAATTACTGGTAGTATTTCTTGATGCGGTGATGCAAGAGTTTATCCTAAAAACCAACGGCAACACATTTATGCAACATGCACATGCATTTGCAGTTAATCAGCGTGCACTTGGGATAGGAGTACTTGGTTGGCATTCATACCTGCAATTAAATTTGACTCCATTCGAGAGCATGGAGGCAAAACTTAAGAACGCAGAGATATGGAAAATTATTAGGACAAGGTGTGACTCTGCTACCCAGAATTTAGCCGAGATCTTCGGCAGAGCACCCATTTACAATGGTTCAAAAGAGTCTAGGCGCAATACTACAACATTGGCGGTAGCACCCACTACAAGCTCTAGTTTTATATTGGGTCAAGTGTCTCCAAGCATTGAACCACTCAGTAGCAATTATTTTGTAAAAGATCTAGCTAAAGGTAAATTTACTTATAAAAATCCTTACCTGAAAAAGTTACTCAAATCGATTGGACAAGACACGGACGATACATGGTCGTCCATTCTGGTCAATGGTGGGTCTGTGCAACATTTGTCATTCTTGCCCCAAGAAGAGAAAGATGTATTTAAGACATTCGAGGAGATATCTCAGCTAGAGATAGTTAATCAAGCCATCCAGCGACAAAAATATATTGATCAAGGACAGTCATTAAACTTAATGATTCCGTCTAACACAAAACCTAAAGATGTGAATGAGTTGTTGATTCATGGATGGAAGAATGGTATAAAAGCTTTCTACTATCAGAGAAGCTCTAATCCATCACAGAAGTTAGCTAGATCAATATTGTCTTGTACATCCTGTGAGGCTTAAACCAAACATATCAAAATCAATGAAAGCTATATTAGAATTTGACCTGCCGGAAGATTCCAATGATCATGAATACGCTGTAAAAGGCATTGAAATGAGGATCTTGATCAGCGACCTCGAAAACGAAATACGCCAGAAATTAAAGTATGATGGAGGCGAATTTGCTGGACAGTGGCATGTTGAAGAGTATAAAGAAAATGAGTCGGGGGAGTATGTCCCTGAAAGGGTGGCCAAAACTGCTTGTGACCACACTCTAGAAAAAGTGAGAGACTGGTTAACAAAAGAAAAGATAGAGAGAAACATACCGGAGTTAATCTAAAAAATGCTGTCATATATAAAGAACAAGTTACCATTTAAGGTTTCGCTAATAAGAAACCAAAATAAACGCTGGTATAAACCGGTGTGCGTTAGATCTAGAATGCTCATGAATGGCAAATTGAAACCACAAGAATTTCATTGGATGGTATTCTCCATTCAATTGAAATATTTCAAGTAAATTAAACAATTATGAGTTTTATAAACATAACTAAATATTACCTCAGGAGATTTTTTATGCGATGTCTCCAGCTATGTCCATATTGCTTATCAAGAGTGAATGGAACTAGGAGTAGGACATATATTTGTCCGTTTTGTAACTATAGATCTAACTTATAAAATAATATACTTATTATATGGGGTAATGAGTTAATTCTCATTGCCCCATTTTTTGTTACAAATATGTGTACATATTTTTAACAAAAAAAATCGCAGGTAAACCTCAACTAACAACAACACAACCACACTATGCAGCTTGAGCTAGACCAACAATCCAACGTCAAATTAGTTTCAGTAACTCAACCACTAGTAAAAAATATTGGGACCCCAGAGGAACTAATTGTTTATTGTGCTAGAGTGTCAAATCCATCTAATCAATTTAATAAAGAGACATCTGGTAAACTATTGAACTACTGCATAGATCACGGTCATTGGTCACCATTTGAAATGGCCTCGATGACTGTTGAAATAACGACATCTAGGGCAATAGCAGCACAGATACTTAGACACAGAAGTTTTAGCTTCCAGGAATTCTCTCAGAGATATGCTGGAGTCACTGGTACCCAAGAATTAAATTGGAGAGCTCAGGGTAAAACCAATAGACAGGTTGGTGACGAAGAGATTGAATTATCTGATCAGCTAAAAGAAAAGATATACCTATCACAACGTCTGTCCCTTGACGTATACCAAAATTTAATTGAGGAAGGTGTTGCAAGAGAGTGCGCCAGAATGATTCTACCACTAAACACAACTACTACTCTGTATATGTCTGGCACTGTTAGATCATGGATTCATTATCTTGATCTTAGGTTGGATGAGGTAACTCAAGCCGAACATCGAATCATAGCCCAAAAGATAAAAGACATATTTATTGGTGAGTTCCCAATTATATCTAATGCATTAAATTTTCAATGTATAGACTGTTCCAGTGTAAATTTAAACGAATTGCACGAGCAAATAATTAGTAATTCATACGTTGCAGATCAAATGTGGAGTACAAACTGTACAGACTTTAAAATAACTGAACTCAAAAGACATAGCCTTGACGAATATTATTTTGAAATAAAGGGAGAACCTATAAATGATTTGACGGATCTTGGCTCAACAATCGCTGGAGTAATTAAAATTATTGATGGTGAGTATAAAGTAGACTACTGCGAAGTTAACAAAATAGGAGAATACAAAAGATTAGCTTATGAAAATTATTAAAAAGCCATATCAACCTGAAGAAAATGAATATATAAATGATTTCACAGGCGAGTCATTTGCGGCTTTCGGTCCAGACTGTACACTAAAAATCAGTTTTGGTTATGGGTCAGAGTTTGATGGCGCAAAAATTCAATTGGATTTAAGCGACAAAGAAATTAAGCCAATTCTAGAAATGATTAGGGAAAAATTATGTGATCAAACTAAAAAACACATAGAACAGAAATTAAATGAAACAGAAAACAACTACGATGACGCAATGCAAACTAGAGATTGGAGTGCTTGCGATTTAGTGGGTAACTGTATGTCATTGTATAGATTTTTATTATCTAAAAATGAATAAAATAGATGAAATTGTGGAAATGCTTCGCGTGAGAGGTGAAAATCAAGAATACATTATCTCATATCTGACGAAGATTATTAGAGGCCTTGAGGCTGTAGTACCAAATCCTGTTAAGGGGTATCTAGAGGTCACAATCCACAACATGACCCCAGTTAAACATAAGACAGAAACATAAATGAATATATTTGTAATAGATTTAGACCCTCGCACAGCAGCTAGGCATTTAGTTGACAAACACATATCGAAAATGGTTACTGAAACGGCTCAAATCTTGTCTAACTGTTTTACGTTAGACAGGATGGCCATGAGTGACTGTCCACGAAACCAAAAAGGCGAAGCAAGAAAACATTCATATCCACACCATCCATGTTGTAAATGGGCACCACAGTCCAGAGACAACATGAGGTGGTTAGTGGAGCACGCAAGGGAAATGGATATAGAGAGAATGTGGAGATTTGGTAAAGTAGAAACGCATTTCTCAATGAGCTTCATCAACTGGGCTTCTCAAAACTTGTCCAGTTCTATAGCACCTGAGAGTGGGCTAACCGAGTTCGCGCAGGCGATGCCAGAGGAGTATAAAAGTGATAATGCGGTAGACGCATATAGATCTTATTATGCTTTTGGCAAAACTCATTTACATAAATGGACAAGAAACAAACCGAGTTGGATAGAGGAGATAATAAATGGATACTAATCTAGAAAAACAATTATTGGATAAATACCCTAAAATATTAAGAGATATGGGGGGAGATCCTAGAGTAACCTGTATGGCGTTTGGCATTGAGTGCGACAATGGATGGTATTCAATATTAGATAAATGCATGGAAAAACTTCAATATTTCTGTGATATTTGTGCAAAAGTTAACAGCCCTGTACAGGTTGTCGCAGATCAAATAAAAGAGAAGTTTGGAACACTTCAATTTTATTTTAGCGTAGAAGGTGAAGTAGAAGATTACCAACTTCAGTACTCAATTATTGAAAATATAATAGATAATGCTCAACTTGAATCTAGGTACACCTGCGAAATAACTGGAGATAGCGGAGCATTATGTAAAAAGGGGAGGTGGCTTAAAACATTATGTAGGCAAAATGCCAAGCATCATGGTTATGTTGCTGCTGACCCAGAGCTACAAAAATACTGGGACTCTAAAGATAAGACATAATTATATGAGCAATGAAGACATAGAAGAATACGCTTTCTATGAAAGCGGTTTATCTGCACACGGTTGCCTAGAAAAACTAGACCAGTACACCCTAGATGCAATCACTGAATATGGTAGGATTATTCAGAGAATGCACCTAGAGAAAATTAAAAGTGGTTTTCAAGGTTGTTGTTATGCGTGCGAAGTTGTAGGCATAACCAATCAAGAACTTGAAGCTAAAATCAAAAAGATGGAAGATTCTATAGAAAAATTAGGACAAACCATTCAAATTATAGACGAGTTAATTAAATTATACAAAAAAGATGGAAATCAAACTTCTTAGAAATCAGATAAATAGTATACTTACCTTTGCTGTAAGGGATGAAGATAAAAAAGAATATCTAGTAACTATTGGTAAAATAAATAACATTAGAAATATCGAATCAGTTACTTTTAGAGGGGTCCAGCTCGATCAGTCTAATGAACAAGAGGATTATATTAGAAATAAAATACTTCAGGCTGTAGAAGTTGAAATAGATAAAATACAATCTAACCTTGATATATCTTTGGGTGATATGCCCGAAGAAAAAGCAGAAGATAAATCTTTCTATGAAGACTTAAAAAATTTTAAAGAAAAGTATCCAGAGTGCTATATAGAATGCTGGACACCTGAAGATTATTCTTCAATCAAGCATGACCTGGAAAACGAGAATATAGATTATCCTGAGACTAATTGGTCAGATGAATTATGGATAAATGTATCGAACAAACTGGATCATGATTTTGACGCTAATAATGGTACAAATTGGGATAGGTTGAAATATGTAATTCAAAACTTAACAGCAAAATAAGCATATGATTATAATAAGAAAATCTCCAATAAGTAAATTGGAGAATTCAATGGATCTGGACATAACAGAGGAACAGATCCAAAAATGGCAGCAAGGGGAACTAATTCAAAATGCATTCCCCAATTTAACAGCCAGTGAGAGAGAATTCATTAAAACTGGGATAACAGACTTAGAGTGGGAAATGATGTTTAAAAATTAGTTTTATGATAACTCATAGCTACAAAAAGAATGGAATAAAAAGTGAATTTGTAGATAGATATTATCTTTTTGATATAAATTCTATTAAGGATGAAGAAGATATATTAGACTTTGGAAAACTTGAGGGGAAATATAAAGAAATTATGTCTCGATATCATAATCTCTCTATTGATGAAAAAAAAAGACAATATCAAAAAAAGAAAATCGTTCGCAGGATAATAAAGCTAGAGAGAGAAAACGACCCAGATCCTGATTTAGAAATATTAGGGGATTGGTAAAAAATTATTGATTTTATTTCTTAATCCTATAATTAAATCCCCCTATGAATAAAATAAAATATAGAGCATGGAACAATGAAACAAATACATATAAAAACAACGTCTTTCTCTCGGATGACGGGCTTAACCTTATGTATTTTGAAGATGCAAAAATTTTTGTGTCCCCATTGTTAACCGAAACATACACAATAGAGCAATACAGCGGATTCGATGATAAATCTGGGGTACCTATATTTGAGAACGATATTATAAACTTAAAATACCATTACGCCGATGGTACAGATGACATTGAAGATGTAACTAAAAAGGTAATATTTAACAATGGATCATTTTCATTCGATAATGGAACTATGCTTGAGTTTAAGTTAAAACCATTTAGCTCTATGGAGGTCATTGGAAACATTAATCAAAATCCACAACTACTTAATTAATGGAATATTTTTTTAAGACTATTTTAGCTGTTACTTTCTTTAGTACAGCAATTGCGGTAGTAATTGCCGCCTACATAACAAGCAAGAAAAAATGAACATACAATATACATTCGACTCATACCAAGAAGAGGCATCTAAAACGGCCATATATAAAAATAAACTAATCTATCCAGTACTGGGATTAACAGGAGAAGCAGGAGAGGTAGCAAACAAAGTAAAGAAAATACTCAGAGACAAAGATGGTAAATTAGATATTGATGATAAAGATAGTATTTGCAAAGAATTAGGTGATGTACTGTGGTATTTAGCCGCATGTGCAACGGATCTTGGTCTAGATATGAATGATATTGCAGTAAAAAATCTAGAGAAATTAAACTCTAGGGCAGAACGAAACACAATTTCCGGTGACGGAGACAACAGATAATGCAAAAAGACAAAATTACAATTAAGGATCTACGGCAAAACGGATTCAAAGTAAGGGTTCTTCACACAGACCCATATACGATTCCACATGCATTCGACGTAAATGAAAAAGCTCTGGAGCTTTCTAAAATTGGAACATGTATAGAGATTAGGGATCCAGAAGGGGTAGAACATAGAGGAGTAGCATTGTGCAGTAAAGCAGATAACTGGAACAGAAAACTTGGAAACAAGATTGCCCTAGGTAGAGCTTTAAAAACTGTGCCAGATGATTGGTTGAATAAAATTACCACAAAATAAAAAATATATGAATAAAAACATAAACAACAACAAAGAAACAATAGAACTCAAAAAACAATTAATTTCACTCACTCGTGAGAATAATATTCTTCGTGAACTTAATTCAGTAACGTCAGCCTTTGTAATTGGAGCAAATGTTTATGACGCTGCTGCAAGAGACATGATGTCCATAAAACAAAAGATAAATAAGTTCTACGAGGAAGTAGATAACTCAGAAATTCGTACACAATCTTCTAAGATAACTAAAGTAAAGAAAGAGGCCGCAAAAAAGAAATCGGCTGTGGTAGCTAAAAAAAAGCAAACAATTAAATAAAAATATATATGAGCGAAGAAACCAATACAGAAAAGACGGAAGACGAATCTGAAGTCCAGGAGCTAAATTATGATGTAATCATTAAAAACAATCAACAAAAGACAGTGTTTCTTAATGTCTTTGAGATTGAAGTCACTGACAAAGAAACGGGGGTAATGACCCCATTAATTTACACTAGGTATCATAATGAAAGTAGCGTGGTTCCTGGAATTCCTGAGGCGTTGCCAGCAAAATACAGCACTTCAGACCTTAACGGTAATTCTGAAGTCTATACTCCAGAGGATAATTACAACATGCTTCTTTCTATAGAGACATCTATAAATCAATATGTTGAATTGAATAACGAGAAACTAAAACAAGGTGCTCTTGCTCTGGCAAACGCAGAGGACAATACAAAAAATGACAACGAAAACTGAACAAGTTGCAAGCACAGAAGAAATTGATGAATTTCAGGTGTGCGACAACGAATACAGCTTTATTGATCCATTATTTCAAAAATACATAACAAGAATCAGAAAACACAAACCACAGCTTAATGCATATATGTCCATGGCAGACATTGGACTTGTTAAGCTTGCTGCTGGTCTAAGTTCTCATTCGGCCTCTCTCCTTAACCAATTTTGGATTGGAGAATATATAGATGAAGGCTCATTAAACCAGGAGGATATAATCTCAGGGGTTTCAATGGTCATTCACGACATTCACAAAATCTTTGAGGTGCTGGAAATAGAGTCGCTAGTTAAGTGTGGAGACATACCACAAACTATATCTCTAGACTTTGAGTACGATGAGGTAAAATATTTAGTACAGTTATTGGGGTGTGCCTCACTATTAAACGTAATATCTGGTGATATTCTATCTCAAATATGCGATGATTCTATTGAGGTTGATTGTGCACAGGTAGTAAAAAGTTGCTCCATGTGTTTAGCGATTTGCTCTACAATACTTGACTATTGTGGAGTTTGCTTTAAAGATGTGATAGCGAAAAAAGTTTAAAACAAGAAAAATTATGGCCGTGAGACTAAACCCTCACGGCCATAATCTATCTAATTATTTTATAAGTGCCCATAGCTCAATTGGATAGAGCAACGCTCTTCTAAAGCGTAGGTTGCTGGTTCGATCCCAGCTGGGCACGTTTCCTTGACTGAACAACAATAAATATATCTAATAGTAATATGAGCAATAAAATGATTCCACCAAGCATAGTTAAGATAGAGGATGACGTAGACGAAATTATGAGACAGGCTAACGAGAAGATAAGTTCTCTTAATACACTAAAAGATATGGACAATATTATCAAAAACGTTATTCCAAAGATCTCTGGCGACTCCCCCATAAGGAAGCAGTTAGAGTTGTTTATAAATAAAAAATAGCTTTTTTTTAGCTACCAGCTAAAATATAATTTAATCCTGTTATCATAAAGGCAACCATTTAAAAAGATATGCTCAAATACAGTATTTATTTATCCTTTGTAGTTATTTTTAGTTTAGGAGCATTGGCACAAGAGACGGCAACAACAAGATATACACTAGACTCAAATGATTCTTTTACTTCGCTATTCTTCAATAATAGCAATACGTCTTTATTGTATAATGCCTTAAACATGTCTCAGTATTTGAAGTTTAGTTCACCTCCATTGACTCCAACTAGTACTGGTGTAACTGGACAGATAGCCTATCAAGATAACTTTTTGTATATTTGTATTAATACAAATAACTGGAGAAGAATAAGAATGGGAACCTGGTAATGGCTAATACCGATATAGTTGTATTACAGGAGCAATCAGATGGATCATTAAAAGAGGTTCTTTTAACTCCTTCCGTAATAAACGCTCAATATGATGTAATTATAGCTAACACAGCGCCAAGTGTTGCGTCCGTAGCAGACAATCAGATATGGATAAGAAAAACAGATTTACAGCAATTTTTCTTATATAATGATGGAGACACTAGACAGTGGATTCAGCTTCCTCCAGTTCCACATACGCACTCAGAGTTCCCCACATCCGGTTTCGGTTCTATGGCGTCTCAGCAAAAAGAAAGCGTAGACATAACTGGTGGTACAATATCTGGAAGTACTTTAATAGACTGTGGTGAATACTAATAAATAAAATAACTGACACGCGCAACAAGTAATAATATAATAAATCTACTAAAATGGCTAATAAACCAAAAGTAAAAATTAAAAGAGGAACAAACACTCCAACTTCTTTACTAGAAGGGGAGCTTGCTATTGATCTCTCTAACCAGAATTTTTTCGTTGGAAATACTTCTGGGACGCCACTTGCTATTGGTGGTTCTGGCACCTTTGCGACAAAAACTTATGTAGATAATGCTATTTCTAGCTCAGGAGGTGGCGGCGGTGGTAGTGGCACTATGTCTTACCAAAACGCCAATGATGTTACGATCACTGGTGGAAGTATAAATGGAGCTACAATTGGCGCAAGTAGCGCAATGTCTGGTAAGTTTACTACAATTGATTCCACTGATAACTTAAATGTTGGTGGAATAGCTACCTTTTCTAATGGGGTAAGAGGCCCATCATCTGGAGGTTTAACCACTTCTCCTATAAATCTCTTGAGCGATTTATATTCCGTCATGGGCAATACAAAGATTGACCTAAATGGAGGGGGAGCCATACAGGGCCTAGGTGCTCCGGTAAATGATAATGACGCTGCAAGAAAAAAATATGTAGATGATGCAGTTGCTGGAGCAGGCAGCGGCGGTACAACTGTATACAATACAACAGTACCTGATGCAACATATAGCGTGTCAGTGGGGGGTGCTCAGCCTGCTCTTGCAAGTTCATGGAAGCAAAAAACAATTGTTCAGGCATTAGACGAGATTTTATTCCCAACTGTTTTAGCGTCTATTGGAACAAATAAATCTGTTTCTTTGTCTGTTGATGGCGACACTGGACTTCTTGAGATAGGTAGCTCATATTCTAGAACTCTCACTGCCACTTTTGGCAGAGGAACCATTAAAGATGGTAGTGGGGCGACAAACTCAAATCCTTTGGTGGGGGCAGCCATAGATTATACATTTACTGGAACTGGAATATCTAGTACAAATCAAACAGGCAATACACTTTCTTTTGATTCTACTGTTGTATCTGGAGCTAACAGCTGGGCAGTTACAGTAACTCATGGACAGGGTTCTGGTGCTTATTACGATAATAAAGGAGCAGCAGGAACAAATTTACTTTCATCCAGAGCCGCTGGAAGTACAAGCGATTCTTCTAGTTCTCCATCAATTACGGGGGTTTATCCTTATTATTATCTGAAGAGTTCCAGCCCAATTACTGTTTCGCAAATGGTTGAGGCAATAGAAAACGGCACGGCTACCAAGGTTATAGCCACTACAACTGGAACAATAACTATTGACCCATATTTATTAAATGCGCAACATTTTGCGGTAGCTTATCCATCAAGTAGCACAGAAAAAACATATTACTATATTGATAACTTAAATAAAGGAGCAATTACAATTATTTTTAATCCTGTTTCTGCTCCTCAGAGTGTAGTTACTTCATTGTGGACTCGTAACTACTTGATACATACTACGACTAATGCGCAAACAAGCGGTAGTCAAACAATTCAATTGAAAAATAACCAAAACCAATAATATGCCAATAGGAATCGAGCTCGCAGGTGGAATTTTAGTAGGTACAAGCAAACCTGTTGATGCTAAATTCGGCCCATACAGTAGCACAAGTGCCGCTCTCAGTGATATAGGAATTACACTTCGTTATAAAGGATTAACAGTTGGTATCGAAGATGCTGGTCAAATTAAAGAATATTGGTTTCGTGATGGAGTAACTGACAGCGACTTCATTCAAAAAAATTTAGGTGGAGGCGGTGGAGGTGGAGGGTCAGTTACTGTTAGTAAAGTATCTACAAATGGTGCGTATAGCGGGGAAATAACAAATGTTACAGGACTTAGATTTGACGAAGACTCGGGGTTTGATGTTGTAGATCTTGGTAGTGGAAACGCCAAGGTGCAAATGAATAGCACTTTTAAACACTGGCAAGTGGATGGGCAACCAGGTTTAACTGCTCAGGGATTAGACACTGTAAATTTTATTGCTGGTACAAACATAGATATCATTGCCAATACCACAAACAAGAGCCTAACATTTAGTACACCTAATTTAAATGTAGGTCCTGGATTAACGTATGGATACGATAGTGTGTATAACGTTAATACGCTTTACTTGTCAACACCAATGCCAACGTTTACAGAAGGCACTGGAATAGATATTGGAGTGAATTCTGTAACCAATGTTGTAACTGTTTCTGCTGCATTAGCCAATACCACGCATGATGATGTAACTCTTAATGATCCAATCATCAATCGACCAAGCATTGAAGACCCAACTATTGATATGGGCGGCAACAGCATTACTGGTTTAGGTGAACCAGTAAACTCTAGTGATGCAGCAACAAAGCAATATGTAAATGCGCAGATAGCGGGTATATCTACATCTGTCTTTAGTTACAAAGGTGGAATAACAAGCGTATATCCAATAGATAGCTCTCTAACTGCAGCATCGCTGGATTTAGATGCACTCAGCCAAACAGCTGGGTCATATTATAGCGTTAACGGTGATTACCAATTAACAAGCGCAGGGGCTGGATACGACACGCAAGGTAGAGGAAAAGTCAATTTGTCTTGGGGGGCAGGATCAAATTCTGCTGTGGCTGTTCAGGGAGATGCTCTAGTTAAAACACCAACTGGATGGGATATAATACCGGTCACACAAACTAATTCAGTTTTTGGTACGATAGCTGTACAAAATGCTGACGCAGTAGCTATCACTGGCGGAAACATCCAAGGCACTGCAATAGGTACAGTAACACCAGGAGTCGGCAAGTTTACTTCCTTAGAGTCTACGCTGTTTTTAAAGAGCTCTGAGATTGAAACTAGTTTTGTATATGGCTTAACTAATGATATACCTGTTGGTTCCTACGCAGCCTCAACACAGTGGGTAACGAATGAACTGGCAAAAACAAATAATCATAGAGGGAGTCTACATCAAGCTGCAATGAGTGCCGGTGTAACGTCTGTTTCGCCCCCTTTAGATTTAGGTTTCCTGGTCAGCGCATGGGGTTCTTACCTTCCAGCTACTCCTGGTCAATTTTTTATTGTAGACACTATTTTTAGTACTAATGGAAACCCCAGCCAAGAATCTTTGCAAGTTACATGGGAAAACAACCCATGGTACAATAAATTATTTCTAAGAATTGGAGATTTGTTGTTAAGAACTCAAAATGGTTGGGTTTGTTTAAGTAATGGAGGAAAAAAGGGTGCCAGTTTGCGCTATTCCGGTACTCTCACCCATGAAACAACATCAGGGGGTAATTTAAACTACATGCTTCCTGATACCACGGAGGGAGCATTATATGTTTGTGCTGACTTAGAGGCTAAGAACTATTACGACATGAACGCAATGTTCAGTATTACACTGTCTCCTGGAGACGGGTTGTTCAAAGGCCCTACAGGTTGGCAAAAATTGGTGTTGTCGGGAGGTGGAGGTGGAGGTGGAGGTGGAGGTGGAGGTGAAATTGGAGGACCTATATCAACTAGCCAAATCACATTAACCGGCTCTAGCCCCGCTGTTAAAATTACTCCAAATTTTGGTTTAGGGTTTTTGTTAAAGGACGAGCTCGACAGTAATATACTTCATCTGGGGATGTGGTACGGTAGATCAGGTATAGTCTCCCATACGCCAGACATGCAATTACTTACGCCAAGTAAATTACTCATAGGAGGAATTAGTGGCGGGTTTGCTAGCACCGCAGAAGAAGTCACAATAGATAGTAATGTAACTAAAATAACGGGACAACTTAAAACAGCTTGGATAGAGCCATCAACGCCTGGAACATCTATCTTAATCAATTCTGAGTTACTGGTTGGTGCTGGTTTGATTGATCTATCGATGGGTATGGGTTATTCTCGTATTAAGGGGCTGGGAGAGCCCCAGCACGAAAACGACGCAGTCAGAAAAAAATATGTAGACGACCTAGTTGGGGGTGGTGGTGGCTCACAAAACAGCATAAGTTACAAAGGAAGGATATCGGAATTAATTGGTTATCCTGAAAATAGCTCGCCTATTAATCTTGATAACGCTAATTTTCAATTATCACAGACCATCGGTTCATATTACGAGATAGACATCGACTATCTTCCACCTTCTCCTTCATCATACAATGAAGGATCAGTGATATTCACATACACCGATCCGATAACTCTCTATCCTAAACAAATAACTGCTAAAGTTGGGGACGGGATATTAAGAACTGCGACTGGCTGGCAAGTATTACTTGGACCCAGACAGCGTGTTGCATTTAGAGGCAACATCAGCAATGTTATTATACCAGGAACAATACCCAGCTTTCCGATAGATCTATCTACGTACTTGATGTTTGATCCGCCAGGAACGATATATGTTATAGATAGTGATTACGGAGTTGTCGGTGGGATTGTGCCGTTTAGTTACATGGATTTAAACACCGCATCTACAGTGACATTAAATCTTGAAAAAGGCGCTGTCATATTAAAAGTTGACTTGGCGGGTTGGAGGAAAATAGGTGGAAGCTCTGGTGGAGGCTCTGGTGGAAGCTCTGGACTTAACCTCAAGAACATGTCTTCTGTTTTTCCTCCAGGTATGGCAACTCCACCTTTTGATTTATCTTACTTAGACCAAGCTACTGGAACTGTGTATCTTGTGGATTACGAGTATAGTGGTACTCCTGGTGTTTCTGTGGCTGCAACTTATTACGATTATGCTGATTCAAATGCTGGAGTGTTAAAATTAATAGATTTTAAGAAAAATGATTTATTGTTAAAAACTCCTACAGGTTGGATAGAGATACTTGCTCCTCACGACGTAAAAACACAGAATATTCAAAGTGAAGGCACATCTCCCAATATAACTAAAATGGTGGGAGATATTAGATTGGTTGGTTCTCCAGGACCATTTCAGGATGCATACTCAGTAGGATCCGTTTTATCTCACAATGGCATTTATTTAAATGCAAGTGGCGGCGATACCTATTTTAAAGCTGAATATGGCGACATAATTTTAGGAGCTAACTATTATCCCGACGCATCAGTCAAAGTCCGTGGGAAACTTGAGGGTATCTCATCTAATTCAGTACCTATCCCTAGATTAGAAAATTTTATTATTGATGGTGGAGAGTTCTAAAAATAAGTAAACTTAAAATACGAATATAACATTAATTTTTAAAATTTGTTATAGACGATAAAAATAATTAGATATAAAATAAAAACAATATGCCAAATCCTACTATAAAAATTAAAAGAGGTTCAGCTGCGCCTGTTTCATTAAACCCAGGTGAGTTCGCGATGGACCAAGCCAATAGAAAACTTTACATTGGAAAAAATGATGGAACTCCGCTTGTCGTTGGTGGTGATGGCACCTTTGCTACAAAAACTTATGTAGATACTGCAATATCTACTGGAGCTGGTTCATTTGGAACCATGTCTGGTCAAAACGCCAACAATGTAACTATTACTGGCGGTAATATAAATGGGACCACAATTGGGGCAAGCGGACCAATGTCTGGTAATTTTACCAGCTTAGCTACTACGTCTCTTACTGCTACGGGTGGTTCTATTAATAGTGCTACTATAGGTGCCGCTACTCCATCTACTGGTGCGTTTACCTCTCTTACCGCATCCACCGCTCCAACATCAGCAAACGATGTTGTCCGTAAATCAGACCTTGATAGTGCTATTTCTGATCTTGGAAGTGTATTTAGATATGCCGGGGATATAAGTCAAAGTAATGTTGGAACTACAAAAGATTTAAATGATTTGCCAGACAAAGCTACTGGCGCTTACTATAGAGTAGACGTTGCTGGAGTATATAATTTTGCTTCTGTTAGTTATACACTTAAAGTTGGAGATGCTTTAGTTAGAACTCCTGCTGGGTGGCAAAAACTCGATAATGTGGACGCAGAAGTTAAGGGTACTCTTAATGAAATTGTAGTTAGTGGAGATGACAATCTTGGATACACAATATCCATTGATCCAAACTTGACTTTGGATTGCGGAACATATTAATAAAATAAAAACTTCTATAAGTTTAAAGTTGCAGTAAATATATTCATTCTATAATGGACTCTAAAATTGTGCCCAAAAAAAGCACCCAACAAAATAAGGTGCCATCAACAACTGACCTAATATTAGGCGAAATAGCAATTAATTATGCAGACCAAAAACTATATGGCAGGCACCCAGGTACGGGTGATGTTGTAGAGATTGGCGGTGGAGGAGGAGGAGGCGCTGGACCAACTGGACCCGCTGGGGCATCTGGCGCTACAGGTCCTAGTGGTTCGACTGGTTTACAAGGAGATATTGGATTTCCTGGTTTTAAATATGACAGCAGAAGAGTTTTATCAAATCAATATATAGCCGGTGAAATTATTGAATACGGTGGTTCTTACTATATCTGTATAGCAAATAATGATGCTCTTCCTCCTACTGGTGCTATTGGAGTTTATTGGAATCCTTATTCGTTTATTGGTGCAACCGGGACTATAGGATTGACTGGAGCAACTGGACTTGCTGGCGATGTTGGGGCTACTGGGGCAACTGGAATTGGTGATGCCGGAGCTACTGGAGCTACTGGGGCAACTGGACTTGCTGGCGATGTTGGGGCTACTGGGGCAACAGGAGTTGCCCCATCTAATACAATCTTAAAAAACACAAGTGATTTAACTCCTGTAAATTTTTTGAGGGTATTAACGCAAACAGATTATGATGCTTTGACTCCAAAAGACGATAACACTATATACTTTATAAAATAATATAATGCCAACATTCACAAAAGCATATATTGGTAGT